ATGCCAGACTATTCGTATAGGCCGACCATTGGTCGCACATATGTGTATGACAACAAGTATTACAAAAACTTGGGGTCTGTTATGAAAAACGCCAAGCGCAAAAAGCACCTGCTCGAACATGAGGAGGATGAAAAGCATCTTGACCCCCTAGACCATTACATGGTTGCTGAGGATCCCTTCCTAGGACCCGGCAAAAACCAAAAACTAACCCTTTTCAAAGAAATTCGCAACGTAAAACCCGACACGATGAAGCTCATTGTTAACTGGAGCGGTAAAGAGTTTCTGCGCGAAACTTGGACTCGTTTCGTTGAAGACAGTTTCCCCATTGTAAACGACCAAGAGGTGATGGATGTGTTTTTAGTCGTTAACCTGCGCCCAACTCGCCCTAACCGTTGTTACAAATTCCTGGCGCAACACGCTCTTCGCTGGGACTGCGATTATGTGCCCCACGAGGTAATCCGCATTGTGGAGCCTTCCTACGTGGGCATGAACAACGAGTACAGAATTAGCCTGGCCAAAAAAGGCGGCGGCTGCCCCATCATGAACATACACAGCGAATACACCAACTCGTTTGAATCCTTTGTCAACCGCGTAATCTGGGAAAACTTTTACAAGCCCATTGTGTACATTGGCACTGACTCTGGCGAAGAAGAAGAGATTCTTATTGAAGTCTCGCTCGTGTTTAAGGTGAAAGAGTTTGCGCCTGACGCGCCGCTGTTCACTGGCCCAGCGTACTAAGCTGGTTTGCAATCGTTAAAAGCTTTTTCAATTTAATGTCTTTGGGCGCATCAACCGCTTGTATGAAAGCGCGCGCGTCGTCGTACCGGCCGGCAAAAAGAAGGTCTTCAATTTGTACGTAAAACTGTGGCGCGTCCGCGGCGTACAGTTTAGGCGCGGGCTGCGTGTCCAACGCGTTTTCCGGCAACATTACGTTTTGTCTAAACAAGTACAAATTGGCTTTAGCCTTTTCCACGTTTTCAGCCGTTCTAGGGCTTTGTTTTAATAAAGGACCAACGTCATCTAATAATTTTGTCAATTCACTGTTGTTTACTTTTTGTATGTTGTATAACTTGCTATCTTTGGCAAAATTGTACAAGTGTGCCGCGTGTTTGAGCTCGGTTTTGCTGGCTTTTTCCAAACGCGTGTCCGCGCTATCGTCAAATCCGCTGGTGGATTCGCTAGTGGCCACGTCCGACCACTCCGAATCTATGCCGCCGCGGCGGCTGCCCAGCGTGTTGTACAACACTCCCATTATTCCTTCGGGGCTTTTTTTAGGTTTAATTAAATTTTCATCTTCAAGCCGCCTGCCCGTTTTTCTGAGAGTTGCGCCCGTTCTAATTTGGTTTAACATGTCGCTGCGTAAGTCCGTCGACGGTGGTGGCAAGGGTTCCACTTTTTTTAACGTTGCCCCCATTTTGATTTGGTCAAACAACGCACTGCGATCGGTTGGGGCTTTGCGCGGTTCCGACATCATTGCATCTAGCAACAAATTGTCAAGTGGCGGCATGTTTGGTGGTGGAGGCGGCGGCGGCGGCGGCGGCGGCATGTTTGGTGGTGGAGGCGGCGGCGGCGGCATGTTTGGTGGTGGAGGCGGCGGCGGCGGCAATGATGTAGCATTTGAAGACGGACTATTGGCAGTAGACGCCGGCTGCGTGACATCATCTACAAACATAGAATTAGGTCTCGATACATGTGCCGGTTTGCTTTCAACGTTAAGTCCAGTATAATATTCAAACTCGTCGGCCGCGCCGCGAGACAACGTACCTTCAGGTGTCGGAAAAGCACGTGTGGGTTGCGGCGATTCTGCAGGAACAGGTGTAGACGTTACAAACGTTTGCATAGGTGGAGGTGAAGGCGCCACAAACGTTTGCATAGGTGGAGGTGAAGGCGCCACAAACGCTTGAGCGAATAGAGGTGGAGCGGGTGGAGGTGCTGGCGTGGGCTGAGGTGAAGGTGCTGCAAACGCTTGAGCGGGTGGGGGTGCTGGCGTGGGCTGAGGTGGAAGCGTAGGCGTTGTTATAGGTGGAGTCAAAGATAACGGCGGCGGCGGCGGCGGCAACGTGTCGCTTGAAACGTATTGACGCGCCGCATACTTGGAATATTCTTCGTAAAAATCTCCGCTTAAAACTGTTATTTCAACGTCATTTACTGTGTCGGAGCGCATAAGATTTTCGATGCGCGCCACAATGTTCGCCAGCATGTTTCGAATGTGTTCGTTTTGCACGTTTAACAACAAGTTACGCATGCGCATTAACGTGGCAAAATGGCGCGATAATTTTATCGTGTTAATTTGCATGTACGCTGTGTCCGCGTAAATATTTTCAGCAAGTTTGAGCAAATCCAAAAGCGCGGCCCTGTTTAGCTTCACTGTTTGACCAAACAGGCCGCGTCTTAAATTGTGTGCCTCGGGTCCTGCAACTAGTTTAAAAAACGCGTCGGCATTTATTGCGTTGTGTGCGTTGTTATTCAAATAAGACTTTACCGATTGATATTGGTGATCCATAATGGACGCAACTTTAAAAGCACTAGCACGGTTCACTGACGAGTGCACCGTCGTCGCGGTGCCTCAAGTGATTAATGGTCGGTTTGGCAAAATTGATGTGTTGCACCACCACCCCACCAGCAAACGCTATTTGCGCAAGACGATCAACGCGCACAATTTTAACGCCGACGAAGTTAACGTGCACGATTTAATGGCGGATCATCCCAATTTTGTAAACATGTATTTTAATTACAGCACCCCAAACGCGTGGGTGATTGTGATGGATTATGTGCAAACACCTGATTTGTTTGAAACAATACAAAGTGAAGGAGCGCTGGAAAGCGCGTTGGTGGCCAATATAGTACGACAATTATGCAACGCGTTAAATGACCTGCATAACACCACAGGATACATTCACAACGACGTGAAGCCGGAGAATGTCTTATATTTTAGAGCGCGCGATCGCGTTTACCTTTGTGATTACGGGTTGTGTAAACGCGAACATTCCAAGGGCGTGCACGACGGCACGTTGGAATATTTTAGCCCTGAAAAAATTCGGCGTCACAATTACGCACGTTCGTTTGATTGGTACGCCGTGGGAGTGTTGACCTACAAACTATTAACCGGCGGCAAGCATCCGTTTGAAAAGTTTGTGGATGAAGAACTAAATTTGTTGAGCATGAAACGCCGCCAGCAATACAATGATATCGCCGTGTTGAACGACGTGCGGGATTACAATGCTCGTGATTTTGTGTATTCTTTAACTAAATATGACATTAATAGCAGATTAATCAAGTATGTTAACATTGTAAAGCACAGTTTTTTAATAAATTAATTTTAACAAACTCTATATTTTAATGAGGCACGTACTCTGCGGTATATCGGCCGTATCATCACTTTCATTAGCCAATGGTGAATTAAGCACAAGTCGTGTTTGACTTTTAATGTTTAAACAAGAGTCTGAATCGTCATTGTCAGGCTTTGTTTTGTCTGGTGGTGAAGTGGTGGGATGTAAAATAAAACACGCATCGTAATCCGTTAAAAGAATAGCCTGTTTATTACTCATACTTATAAAAAATAAAAAAATTATAAAACTTAAATATCAATTGAAACACCACGCTCTTCAAGCTGCTGCTTCATATCCTGAACAATTAATTCGTAAGCTTGCTGTTTGTCTTGCAATTCACGATTCTGATTCTCAACTTTTATTAATTGTGATTGCAACACAAGAATAGTATTTTTGTTTTCTAAATCGTGAATTTTGTTTATTTTATTGACGGCTTCTGTCAATTGGGCATCTAGCTTGGCTTTTTGTACCAGCTCGTGTTCATTTTCTTTTGCTTTGGATAATTGAGTTTTCAATAAATTAATTTGAGCCAGCAAATTTACACCCTGCAATTCGGAACTGGTATTAGGTGTTACTTTGTAATTGTTTTCAAACTTACGATTTTTTTCTTCCAACTCGAGGTTTTTGTTTGTCAATTCGCGGTTCCGATTTTCCATCTCGCCAATTTTTTCTTCCAACATGCGATTTTTATTTTTAAGCTCTTGGTTTTTTTCTTCCATTTTGCGGTTTTTGTCTAATAACTCGCGATTTTTGTTTTTTGCATAATTGCATTCCAATTGTTTGCTGCATAAGTCAATATAATAGCGACTATTCGTTTCTTTTATTTCTTCCAAAGTAGTTTTTAATAATTCAATTTCTTGGTTTGCTTCCAATTCGCTTATACGCGTTTGCAACGCAAATATTTGAGTGCAAGATGATTCCCAAGCAATGTCATGCTGGGACTTGTTTTTAATTAAAGTTTCTTGCAAAGTTTTGTTTTCTTGAATTAACTTGTTCAATTGTTCGCGCAGCATTTGTCGCGCTTCAGTATTAGTCGACTCTAAGTCGTCAGACGTAGGTGCGCATCGGCTTTGAAGAACTTTTATAGCGTCTGTAAACTGCTGAGTGGCTGGTACGTTGCCAGCAGCCATTTTTTTAAATTTGCAACTCACCAACGTGTTGGGGAAAAATGATTGCCATGAAGTTATGTTTTGTCTGCACATGGGGCAGTTTACGTTGCTTCGAGTGGTTTCCACGTTGCTGTACATGGTTATGATACATTTGTAACAAAACATGTGAGTGCAAGTGCTGTTAAACGGCATTAGAAATTCAATGACGTTGTTTGATTGCATCATGTAAGTTTCTAAACATATGCTGCAAGTGGCCCCAAACGTAGTCACGGGTTTTAGTTGAAACGATTCCAGCAAAGTTTTTTGCAATTGCAATTGCTGGCGATTGCGTTGGCTTTCATACGGAGTGTATCGATTAGACATGTTTAAGCCGTTAACAGCACCGAATCAAACCGAACTGTGATTTCAAAAACTGAATTGTTTGTATTTATAACAGCCTCCTGCAACAAAAAAATCGTTTGTTTAACAAGTATAAATAAACTCGTAAAACAGGTTTTATTTTTAAACACGAATCGTTATTGACCCGGTATAGCAAGTTAATGGTTAAATAATTTAAATAAAAATAGATATACATTTTTAAAAATTTATTAATAAAAAACTTGATGATGATAATGTACAAAGTTTTTTTGATGATGATAATGTACAAAGTTTTTATTATCCATATACCAACATTCGTTAGAATCGGCGTTATAATCTTCACAACAATCGTTAACGGGCATTATGTTATCTAACACGCACGCTTCAACCATATCAGATTTAATTAACAAATATTGTTTGATTATACAATTAAAAGGCAATGGTGTAGTAAAATTAAATTTGCTTAGCAAAGGTCTAGTGCCGTACAATACTTCATCAATACACAAATACGTGTACTCGACCACAGAATAATTTTTAGGTACATCAATAGAAAAACTTTTTATATCATACCAATCTGAATTTGTTTTTATCATATTATCTAAAGAAACAAATGTAATATAATTATCTATAGGTTTTGAAAGTTCTCTATTAAACAAGCCTAATTTAACTTTACTGTCACACACGGTCAAATTAACGTACTCGTTATACAAATCTAAATAATTTTTATTTTTAATATAATATATGCAAGGATTTACAAAAGTGGTGACACGATAATCAAAACGTTTATTACACATATCAAAACTATGCGGGTCTTTAACTAGCGCAATAACTGGCGGTAATAAAACATTAACATTAAACACGGATTTAAACATGTAAATGTCATACATTGAAGAGTGTTTAAAAATATGGCCCCACAAAAAGTTTGGTAAATTTAACAAGTCACTGTATTTGCGATCGCCCGGCTGTATGGTACCAAATTTATATTGATAGGCATTTTCAATTTCACGTTTCATTTCATTGTTGGTTTCTTCAATGTACATGTACATTTGCAAAAAGAACAAATTATTTAAACAAAATTTAGTTCTGACAATTTTGCGGCGCATGTTTACTGTGTTTGGGCGCATGCTTACTGTGTGTTTGAACTGCTTAAAAACTGATTGTGGCTGGTTGGACTGGCTAAAGCTGACTGGTTGTAACTGGCTGGCTGAAGCTGGCTGTAACTGGCTGGTTGTAGTTGGCTGGCTAGCTAGTAAATTTGCTGCTCGATGTGGTCACTGCAGCTGTTACTAATTAACTATGCTTTCAAGATCGTTGCAGCTTGTATTTATAGGGGGCATTGAAGCGTGATAAAGCTTTGTATCAACCAAATCCGGTCACGTACGCCAATCATGTAAGCCAGTTAGTCACATACGCCAGTCACGTGTTTGTACCATGATAAATTATATACCAATCACGTTCTCACATTATATCAGTCAATAAGATAAACCGGTCACGTACGCAAATATGTTAAGATTTAATATGAACTTTATTGCAGAGCAAAAAAGTTCAATGTGTGGTAGTGTATTGGGAGCGTACACGACAGTGTAGACTATTCAAGTTAAATAGTCTACGAAACGTAGAGTTTGTATGTGTATATAGGGTGTGGAATAAAAGTGAACTTTTTTGCACTGCAATAATGTTCATATCTGCCTATCACATGTATACGTGACTAAACTCATGTGCGCGCGTAACACATTAAACTTGCTTTACGAGTATGGTTGTACTTGTAATGCGATATTTACGTTTTTTTTTTTTTTATATGGACATTGATAACGCCTATAAATACAGCCCGCTGCGATCTGGTAAGCACAGTTTAACACGAGAGCTTCTCTGAGCTTCATCTACAATGAGTCGCCAAATCAACGCCAACTCTTCAACGCCGCGCCATCGTGTCGGCGCCGGCGCAAGACGTTCGAGCGGCGCGGCTCGTCGCTTGAGTTACTCACTCGAAGACGAAACTGTGCGCCGTTCAGATCCGGTGCCGCGCCGTTCGGCTCCGTTGCCTGCGCCACGCCGCAACCGATCGCCGGTGCGGCATTCCACTTCCCGATCTCCAACGCGGCGCAACGCCCCATCACCGGCGCCGCGTTCATCGCAACTCGGCGATCAAGCACATCAACGCGCATTACGCCTTCATGAAGAATTACAAGACGAAATTCTACCTCATCAGTCGCCAGATGATCGTTCTTTTGAGCCCTTTATCATTGACAGTGATGACGACGACGACGACGATGAATTTGAGCCGGATTTTGAGAGCGATGTTGAAACTCAAGAAGTGAGACCAGAAAAAGAAATTATTTTAATGTGTAACATTTGTTCGTGTACGTTTACCGATTTAGAAAATCGCAATTCTTCTTTTGTGACAAGTACTCAATGTAATCATGCTGTGTGTATAAAATGCTATCTCAAAATTATTTTCCAAAAAGAAATTTACAAGTGTAGCATTTGCAATAGAGAAACTTCTCACTGTCAAATGTATACCGAGACTGGTATTCAAGAAATTAAAGCCGTCAATGCACGATTTGACAAAGAGGCTATTAAGAAACATTGGAATTTTTTACGTAAAGATAACATGCCCGATAAAAGTATCGAATTCAACACTATACAAAAACTTCAAGCAGAACTTGTACAGCTGCGCGCTGAAACGGCGCGCGCGCAGCATAACGTTAATATGATCAACAGCGACAATCAAATGCTTAAACAGCAGTTGGAATTTAAAGATTTAGAATTACATCGCGAGTCCGAAAAACGTCTCAAATTACAAAATGACTTGAATAGCATCACAACTGATCACCACATGATCACGACTAGTAACCAAACGTTAAAACAACAATTAGAGTCGAGGGAATCTGACAACCAGACGTTAAAAGAACAGTTACGGTTAAAAGATTTAGAACTTAAACGCGAATCCCAAAATGTGCTCAAATTGCAAGAAGAAAACAACACGTTAAATGGTGTTACTAAAAACTTGCAGGGTCAGCTGAACGCGCAGATCGCCGAAACAAAACTTAAAATGGAAATGTTTGCGCAACAACACAACATGTTAATGGAAAAATTTAAAAATTCATTGTAATAATAAATATTTTTTAATTTATTTGTGTACTTGTTATTTTTTACATGTTAATTTACTTGTTTGTATTGTTTCACCTATTATTTTAGTAGGATGATTTGAAATATTATTAACTAAATTACTAATTTACATACTGTTAAAGCATTTAAAATGTTTTTTTCAAGATTGATTGATCGCAAAAGACAACAATTATAAGCCGTAAACATGAGCTTCTTTACTAACCTGCGCAGGGTAAACAAAGTGTATCCAAACCCTGCTACTTTTGCGGCTGATAACGCGCGTTTGCTAACTACCACACCCGCCGGGTTTACCAACGTGCTTAGCACGCCCAGCACGCGTAACCTTGGCAACGGCCGTTACGAACCCGGCTACAACTTATCAAACAATCAGTTTGTCAGCGCGGGTGACATCAACCGCATCACGCGTAATAACGATGTGCCACGCATTCGCGGCGTGTTTCAGGGCATTAGCGACCCGCAAATCAACTCGCTTACGCAACTGCGGCGCGCCGATAACGTGCCCGACGCTGGCCTGCACGTGAAAAGAACACGCGGCGACGCGGTCAAACAAAACTTTCCCGAAACTAATGTGCGTTCGGCCGACGGAGTAGACCGCGCGTTGCAGCAAAACCCGCGCCTCAACACCTACTTGCAGGGCGCCAAGGCGGCGGGCGTCGGCGTGCTATTAGCCGGCGGGGCTTATCTGACTTTTAGCGCGGCCACACTAATTCAAGACATTATTCGCGCACTTAACAACACGGGCGGCAGCTATTACATACGCGGCTCGTCAGGCGGCGAAACGGCTGACGCTTGTTTGTTGCTAGGACGAACATGCCAACAAGACCCTAACATGAACATTTCTGACGTGTCCATTTGCGAGCGAGACCCGCTCATCAACGACACGGCGCAGTTGCAAAGTATATGCAGCGGGTTTAATTATGAAGTGGAGCAGACCGTGTGTCGTCAAAGTGACCCGGCCGCCGACCCGGATTCGCCGCAATTCGTGGACATTAGCGACTTGTTGCCCGGGCAGACTATCATGTGCATTGAGCCCTACAATTTAGGCGACCTGATTGGTGATTTAGGTTTAGATCATTTACTGGGTAAAGACGGCCTTATTGGCAAATCCTTAAATTCTAGCGACAGCGTCAGTAATAAATTGATGCCGTTGATATGGCTCATAGGTGCAGCGCTATTTTTAGGTTTGATAATTTTTTTAATATACAGGTTTATAATTAAAGGAGGAAGCGGTGGCGACAGCGTAACAAGTGCCGCCGGCACAACTACACCCATTATGCAACCGCCGCCACTCGCCCAAAATAGGATTTAAATAAAAGAAAAAAAATAGAGTAAAAAAAATGTATAATTGTAAAACTTATAAAAAATGTATAATTGTAAAACTTATGTTTAAAATTTTTTATAGTTAAATTTACTGTCACTTTTCTCCGATAAATGCTTGGCATCTTCAATATTAATTAAATTCTGCAAAAGCAACGCCAGCATTTTGAGCAAATTATTGTGCCACGTGGTGCTTTCGCGCCGGTTTACTTTAATAATTCTAAACACGTGGTGAACATTTTTAGTGTATTTTTTAATCAAATCATCCACGTTAATGTCTTTAATCTCGCCTGCAATCCAGTAATACTCGTTACCTTTTTTGGCTATAGTCAAGCGTTCGTCGTTACTCCCAAACGACAACACAATAAAGTTGTGACTTGTGACATCGCTCTCGTTTTGTGACATGTACTGTTCCACAAGCAACCTGTTGCCTTCTTCTTTTTTAACCTTTTTTAGGTTTTCAGCGTTGTTATCACGCTGATGATTATACTTGTTAAAAAGTAAATTTGCCACGCTACTGTATTTGTATGTTAATGGAGACTTTAACGTCACAATCTCCTCCAGCCTGTCGATAATGTCTTGATTAGGTTCACTGTTGGGAAATTGAATATCTTTTGAATATTTTATAATCTGAGACACGTACGACGACGTGTAATTCCTGCTTAGCGGATTATTTTCCACAATGGGTTCTTTGCGACTCAACATTATGGGCAACGTAAACAACGAACGATCTTGGTACATCTGGTAAAGTTTACCCAACAACATGCCCGTTTTGTTTTCTCCTAATGATTGCATGAGCGTAACAAAGGTCGTTTGAGCATAATACATGTCCAAATGAAAATGTTTAATCAGCGTCGCTTGAAACGCGTTCTTGACCGGCTCAAAGTAACAATCGTATGGTTTGCGCGCCGCTTGTGTGTCATCACACAGGTTAACGTGTGGCGGAATTTCTATGCCTTCGTCGCGCACCAACTTGTATGACACCATGAACTTTACATTATTTAACGAGACCACAAACACGCGATTATCTACCATGTAATAATTGTTTTGGTATTCGTTTGTCACATTATTTACAAACTTGGCAAACACCACTTCAAACGGTTTGACCTCAGATTTCTTCACCACAAACACGTAATAACCTGTTTCAGAAATGTGGTCTGAAAACCGGTTGGCGCTCATTTGACAATCTAATTTGTCCAAATACACGGAAAAGTCTTGAGAAAAATATTGCGCAATCTGGTCGGCGGGCGCAACTGTGCATATTTCGGTAGAATAGCGTTGTTCTTCTTGCAGCGTTGTGTGATTTTGCATTGTTGCTTTTTTGTATCGCTGGCGAATTTTGTTTTTGTTTACATGCTTTTTACCTTTAGACAAAGAATCATCGCTGTCCACATCAATGTCTTCAGAAGCTTTGCGCTTTGTGCCAGACGTGCTCGGTTCTGACAGTTGCACTTCAGGCTCCATGGCACGAGGATTAAATGACAAGTATTCTGAAAGAAGGCTCGAATTAACGTCATTGGCCAACACTTGCGATTCGTTTTCTAAAGTTGTTAGGTTGTCGCACGGGGTTTTCAACATGTTCTCCAAATCTTCTTTTTCAATGGGCGGATCAAATTCGGTTAAATTCATATTTTCCCAGTTGGTTTCCGTCGCCGGCGAGTTCATTATCACGTCAATAGGCACTTCGGTCGCGTTAAATAGCGCGCGACTTGGCGTAGACGGTGTCACATAAGACCGGCGAAAACTGTCCATTAGTTTCGGCATTGTCGGTAAGCGTTGCGCGTGTGGCTGCCAACTTGCAACTGAAACAAAAACCAACATGAACATTTATTTATACCAACCCGATGGCGAACAAGATAACAACATTACATTCTACATGCCCCACACCACCAACGGCGTTATCGTTTATTTATTTAAAATGGCCGCCGCTTCTGCGCCTGCCGATAAAACACGTTTGGTGAGCGGATACGAGAATAAACGGTCCATTAACATGCAAATCGCCATTGGCGTTGCGCGACGGGATGCGTACGTGCTGAGCTGTGTGCGCGCGCCGTGCCTGTTTCGAGAACTTTTTGTTTACAACAAGTACACAGCACCGTTGGGGTTTGTGGTGGTGCGTTCTAAAAATTTTGTTCCGGAAGTGTGGCACGTGCTCAGCGTGCGCCGCTCTATTGAGGCCAAACGCACTCGACACGTCAGAGGATTGCGCGTGCATAGCAACTCAGGACCTGATCAATTGTACCCTAAAGATCTTATATCTTTATCAGGCAATATTCCTGCTGGTTTTCTAAACAATTTGCAACGTTGCCGTGCGCACCACAACGACGTAAACGTGGTAAAACTTTTTTGTCCCGATATATGCATTAACAATAACTCTGTACAATTTGACGGAACGCAACAATTAAATAATGTCTAAATAAATAAAAAAAATAATTTTAAATATTTTGTTTTATTTTAATATTATTACAATAATAAATTACGATACATGCGCGCCGTGCAGCCATTACCGCAAGAATTGTACACGATGGGCACGCAAGTCGCCGAGTCGAGATCAAACTCGTGATTAGGGTCACAGAACATGCGCAATTTGTGCGGACACATGTAATACGCGCTGCAATCATACGGGTCCGCGTTTAGGCCAAAATAACCCCGCGGACAAATTTTATTGTGGTGCGTATCCACGTGCATTTCATTGAGCCGCTTAAAAATGAGCACTTTTAAAAGAACCAAAAACAAAACTAATAAAATCATTTCATGTAATGTTTATTTGTTAAAATTATACACTGCAAACTTGGAACCAACTGAGCCGCTGATTTTGTCAAATTCTTCTATACCGAATCGGAATTTGCTTAACAGTAAATTAAACGCTTTGGTGCTCATAGAGGAGCGTAACTTGTTCACAAACAGCGAATGGTCTAGCAAAGATTTAGAATACTCAACCACGCCGTAATTTTTGTATATATAATAATGCAGATATGCGTGTTCCACAATTAACAACAGCGTTAAGTATTGCGTAGCTTCCGTTTCGGTAATGTTAAAATCGGACAACGCGTCCATACATTTATTGTATTCATCAAAAGTTTTTGGTCGCTGGATAAACTCATAGTCATCATCGTCGCTGGTGCGCCTTTTTCGTTTGGACGCGGCTAGCGTTTTAGCGATGCGCAGTCCGTGATCGGGCGTTTTCATGTCCACGGTCGCGTCCACGTCAAATTCGCGGCTCAACATTTTGACAATGGACGGTCGGTCCACGGCGCACATGAGCACGCCATCATTTTCCGTAAACAGTATAGGCTCGCCCGGAATGCTAGTTTCGGGCGTTTCTGTCATAACAAATTCCATCTTGTTGTTAAAATGTGTCACCAACGGATTAAAACGATTGTGCACAAACCCCATGGTGGCCAGTATAACCGCTACAATTTGATGCGTGTCGGCCCTGTTTCGAAACACTTCCAGCAGAGGCTGGGTCATTTCTAACGTGTTTATCATGGCCATGTACTTGCTGAGTACCAACTTGATTTTGGTTGTTTCAAAACTTTCCAAACTTGCAAGGTTTTTTAAATCAAACTCGGCCAAATCGTAAGTTCTGGGGAGTTTGGCGTCATTGTGCACTATTTCGGTCACGGTGCGCACCTTGTTGCATCGCACGCGTCTCATTTTAATTGCTTATATTACAATCTTTGCGGCGTGGCCACAAACGGATTGGCACGCATCGTGGCGTTTAACGGGTTTACGAAACCCATTTGCGGGTTGTTGGCGGGCGAGCTGCTGTTGTTGCCGTTGCTGCTGGATTGTATAAATATAATAATCAAAGCAATGACCACCACAACTGCCAAAATAATTAAAAACGTGTTTGGTGTTAACCTGTTTAGGTAGTTGTTACCGGACGCGTCTGTATTGGTGGTCGCTCCGGTTGCGGGATCGGTGTAAATCATGTTAACCGCTTGTGTTTAGTTTCTGCGGCGACGGTGGGCCCGTCGACGATAAGCAGTTCGAGAAGCGTGTTCTGCACCCAAGGGTTGAGATCGCGCAGAGATTTTAGCTCGGACGTACTTTCGTAATCACCTCTTATTAAAAGATACGCAGGCACCGTGTTGGAAAACGTGTGTTTTACCAAAAATATTTTTTTGCTCTTATCAACAGCGTACACGTCGCCCGTCAGCCGCACCGGCGGCGCACTTTGCCGGTACACCAACAGGTTGGGATGGTAATCTAATGTTTCTGTTGCGCCAAACAACCGATTTACCGATAAAATGCTCAAGATGCGCAACTTGGGCGCGTAAAACGCGTTCGACGTACCAGTCAACTGCATTAGGTCTTTGTTAATAAACAAATATGCCGACTCGTTGTCATACATGGCGGGAAACACGTTGGTTAATTCCATTTTTATGTACAGTTTGCGATAACAATCAACCGAATAGCGGTCAAATACAATTTCGCGCAGCATATCATTTGCGTTTGCGTGCTCCTCGATGGCAAACTTGGTGATAAATTTCATTATTGAACTTTTTGTCATGTACTCGTTAAGCACCTCAAGCAGATCGGCGGGAAATTGCGCATCGTATATGTAATCGCGCTGGATAAGTTTTACAAAAGGCGAATGGCTATTTAACTCTTTGTCAATCTCTTCAAAAACCTTGTTTGGCTTGCGAGTAATAAATTTCATACTGTTTACAACCTGATATTGCAACCTGTACAATTGCAATCCTTTATAAAAGTTTTTTAACATAAACATGCTGTTGTTGATGCGCGTCGCGTTGGTGGGATGCGGTGGTAAAATATTATTGTTGACAAAGTGCGCGGCCATTTCATCACCCAACAGATACAAACGAAACGGGTGGCGACCGTTGTCCAATCGCGGGGCGGCGCACATACGCACACCGCTCCAATCCACGTACGCGTCTTCAAAAACAAAGCCTGCGGCGCCTGCCAACACGCAGCCGTAATTGTTAGTGTTGGCAAACAATCTATTTTTGTACACTTTAATAAACTCGCTATAAATAAAAGAGGTCATTTTGCGCGGGTTTGAAGTAAAAAAATTGGTAGCGTACACGTGCGTGCCGGGCTTTATGTACATGCGCGAATCAAACTCTAAAATGTCCACGGCAGAGCGGTCGCACACAAAATGAAACTGCGGTTTGATAAACTTGTACACGTCGGGCGTAAGCAAGCCGCCTATTAAGTGCTGCAAATGTATGCTTTTTAAGTAATTAGTATAGTTTTGTAGTGTTACATCGTCAAGAACGCGAAAATTGCAGTCTAAATAGTTGATAATAAACGCTCTAGCTTCTGCCGGCACATAATTTAAATCTTTATCTTTAAAATCAAAATAACTACATAGAAACAAGTATTTAAACTGGTCCGAAGACAGCGCAATCAAATTGTTGACGCTCATAATGCAACACACTTATTATGACGACTTGAATGAAGTGTTACAAGCTGGACATTTGGCGTGCGTGCTGGCCATCTTCCACAACGTGACGCAGCACGCGTTGCAAATAGCGTATTTACAACACTCTTTGGGTTTAAGAAATCGCTGGTCGGTGGACACTTCCTTGCACAAATCACATTCGTAAAACGTGTCCGTGTCTAAAAACAAGTTTATAACTTGTAGAGTGCGAGTGGCCGCTTGTATTTTGTCCGCGCACAGCAAACAGTGCGATATCAGGTCATTAACATACAATATTAATCCGTTAATGGTTTTGGCACAACACACAAACGCGTCACTTAACATTTTTAACGCCGTTTGTAATTGTTTTAAATATGGTAGCAACACAATAACGTTCACCCCCGCGCTAATCGCTTCTACACTTTTGACGCATTCCACAACGCGTATGGCGTCGTTGATAAAATGGTGACAACACGCGTCGTTACCAAGCAAATGTTTTGGAAAGGTTGCGTCATCGCATCGATCATAATAGCAAAAAAATTTGTTATCTATTCGACGTTTAAACAGCTCAAAATGTTTGTCGTCAAGCAAAGTAAACGCCGCGGCGCGCACGTTGCGGTGCACTTTGGCGTCCATTAGTATGTCGGCGCAGTACATGTGAGCAAAAACAAAATTTAAGTCCATTACCTTGTTTGCTTCGCACGAGTCGCTGCGATCCAGTACGTTAGGCCAATAACTACCTTTTATCATGTTGCGTCGCGCGGTCGCTAAAACACTTATACATGTTGACCAGCTTGATACCGAACGCAAATTGTTTTTCCAGAACGCGCATTGCGCTTTATATAGACAAGCGACGATGATGTCATAGTGCCGTGTGCAAAACCTCTACGTGACTCGAGCGCACGAGCATGCGGATGTAGATAAGTAGTTGGGTATATAAGCTTGCCCTAATTGTTAACATGCACAGTATAGTGTTGAGTGAAGCTCGCTATGAACTGGTTCAGGGAAAATAACATTTTTAACGCTCCTCAGCGTTCTACCGCGGCCCAGCGTTCTACCGCGGCGCAGCGTTCTACCGCGGCTCGCCCGACCAAGGTTGCAACGCCAGCTTCGCCATGCGTTCGTCGACCTCCCATCAACATCAAGACGCAACTCAACAAAACGGAACAAGCGCACATAGCATGCGTCAAGCGCATTGGCCGCGTTAACAACAAATTAAACAATAGTGCAGCCGGTCACGTGTCGCCCGAATTTGGACACAGGTTTGAAACGTCATATGACAATTTAGAATCTGATGTAGTGCGTGATTTGCGCGTGCATTTTTTGAGCGAAAACGAACGTGCGGCCATGAAGGCCACGCTTCGATTTGCCACCAATTATGTTACTGGATATATTAACAGCAAAGACATGCTTACGTTTAACCAAACGACGCAGTTTAAAACTAAACATGATTTAGAACACGTGCAAGAGTCTGTTTGCACAATTTGCGGATACAAATTCAAGGAAAACACGCGCCCGTGGTTTTTGTTTGTGATCGTGCGCCAGCCGCCCATGACTTCTGACGAAGACGACGACGTGCGCCAAAAACCGCCCAACAAACCGGGCAGCTTTGAATTTGCTTGCAGTGATTGCAGCGAAGAACACAACGATCCGCTTAACACGTACGAGATTTACCCCAAAATCAACTCGGTGCACATTAAACGACTGTTTGAAGCGGGTTTTTTTTACCAATACATTTTTCCGTTGGAATTTCAAGTGGAATATTTTACACTCACTAATATTGAAATTAAACAACACAAAGGACCTTTTAAAGTTTTGCAACAATTGTTGCTAGAATACAAAAATCCCAACGAGACAATTATGTTTATTGCGCTTAGAACCACAGGAGATTTAGTGCTCAAAGAAATTAATTACAACGTGCAGCTCAATCGTTACCGCAACGTGTTCAAGACCCCTACGTCTGCTAATGACGTCAATTGTTTTGTAATTAAAGATTCCAGCAACCTTATGGAAGCGATTGCCGACAATCGGTTTGATCGCATCAACGGAACGCTGTTTGCGGAAATTTACGGTTACGCCATTCAAGAATTTGTGACGGGAGTTATTACGTTTCCCATGCGACCCACTAAATCCGGCTATTGCACAGCGTGCAAAAAAGCTAAAATGTATTATTCTAACCCCGTGATTAATTGTAGCCGGTGCGGGTTCACCAATCGATACGTGTTTAACGGCAAGTATGACGAATTGTACTTTCATCCGGAAGCGGTGCAAACGCACGCGGCGCACGGCGAGTTTATTAGGTATTATGACATCAACTTGCACAAAAAAATATGCCGTAAGCGTTTAGAAGAAGAACAAGCAAATTAATTATGTATGATTGTATTATTGTATATTTTTTTGTATTATAACTACATACAATAAATAAAAAGGTTTTATTAATAAAAAACATTAATTTAAATAAATTTTTTATTTACATGTTGCGTAAATTGTTTAAACGTGCAATCTGGCGCTCGGTCATGGTAGAGTTGATCACGTCCATCAACTGCTCTTTAGTGTAATTTTCCAACAAAGTAATCTTGTTGTGTTTAGCCTTAAAGTTGTTACGGGGTATAAATTCTTTGACTTTGTTCAAAACGTTCATTGAGTTGGGCACGTAGTCGCTGCTGAAAATGACGTTGCTCGAACCCAAGCGACGCAAACTGCGTTGTAAAGACCGTTTTTGAGGTCGTACAAAAGCAAACTGGTCGTTGCCTAAATCACAAACTGCCAAGCTATGGCAAAGCTGGGGGTTGGCGGGCTTAGTAACTACATCTTGAAAAATGTCCGCCACGCGGTTAGCGTAATCCCTAAAATCGTCGTGCGATTTCTGCAAATCGCGACGAGCCTCTATTAAACCGACGTTGCACTTAACCAACGCGTCCATATATTCCATCATTTTGCTGTTTATTTCAACAATTTTATTGTTAGCTTCCCGCAACGACGTGCTCAGCATTTCCACGTCCGAATTCTTTACGGCCGGCGCGTATTTGCCCGTGCACAGCACCTGCGGGATCACTTCTTCAAGAAGCCAAGTCTGCAGCTCCACGGCGTAAGGCAGCTTTGACTTCATGATAAGCTGAATAACGCCTTCTTTGGTAATGAGTATTGTGTGTGGCTGCAAGTACAACGGATCGCCTTGTTTTGCCACCGTGTCTACAGCAGGGGTCGCAATTTCCGACCCCTGCTCGGCGTACGTAAATTTATATTTTAAATTTACATGTTTAATTATTGCGTCTTTACAATTTGCATATTTTAAAGAATTCGCAATGTCCTTGGCCACAAACTTGACTTGCTGGTCGCGTTCCAACACGTACCGCAACGTGAACGTGTCTTCGCCAAATTTAAATTGACCAATTTTTACTTGGGCCATTATGTTAAATTTTAATACGTGCGCGTCGGTCGGAAATTAAACTTAAACTAATTTTGTAACGTTTTGATATGTTTGCCATTATGTAACGACGCATACGTACTTGTTAACAATCACAATAATATAAAATTATTTTATTTATTATATTGTAAAGCGAGGTCAATAGTGACGCATGTCTAAAAATAGAACACATGTTTTACACGAACAATCGTACTCGAAAAGCAAAGCCAAATTGATGAGTCATAACCGGACTTGCTTTTCGATATCAACTGTATTTGTAAAACGAGGTCATTGGTTGACGCATATCTAAAAATAAAACACTCGTTTTACACGAACGATTATACTTGAAAAGCAAGGCCAAATTGATGAGTCATAACCGGACTTGTTTTTCGATATCAACTGTATTTGTAAAGCGAGGTCATTAAATGACACATATCTAAAAATAAAACACATGTTTTACAAGAACAATTATACTTGAAAAGCAAGGCCAAATAAATGAGTCATAACCGGACTTGCTTTTCGATATCAACTGTATTTGTAAAGCGAGGTCATTGGCTAACGCAATAGAACACATGTTTTACACAAACGATTATATTTAAAAAGCAAGGCCAAATTGATGAGTCATAATTAGATATAAACGCATATTTAAAAATAAATATTGTTTTACACAAACGATTTTTAATATCAACTTGTTTGTAAAGCGAGGTCATCGGCTGACGCATATCTAAAAATAAAACACATGTTTTACACGAACAATTATACTTGAAAAGCAAGGCCAAATAGATGAGTCATAACCGGATTTGTTTTTTAAGATTGATTGTACTCGTAAAGCAAGGTCAACAATGACGCACGTTTAATTTGAAAAACAAAACTATCGATAAGTCATAACCGGACTTGTTTTTCAAAATTGATTGTACTCGTAAAGCAAGGTCAACGGTGACGCACGTTTAATTCAAATGGATGAATCATAACCAAATTTGCTTTTCAAGATTGAATGTACTTGTAAAGCAAGGTCAACGGTGACGCACGTTTAATTTGAAAAACAAGGCTATCGATGAGTCATAACCGGACACGCTTTTTAAGATTGATTGTATTTGTAAAACAAGGTCATTGAATAACGCATGTCCAAAAATAGAACACATGTTTTACAAGAACAATCATACTTGAAAAGCAAGGCCATTGTAAATCATGACCGGACATGTTTTTCGATATCAACTGTACTCGTAAAGCGAGGTCATTGAATGACGCATGTCCAAAAATAGAACACATGTTTTACAAGAACAATCATACTTGAAAAGCAAGGCCATTGTAAATCATGACCGGACATGTTTTTGTAAAGCGAGGTCATCGGCTGACGCATGTCTAAAAATAGAACACATGTTTTACACGAACGATCATACTTGAAAAGCAAGGCCAAATGGATGAGTCATAACCGGACTTGCTTCTCGATATCAATTGTATTTGTAAAGCGAGGTCATTAATTGACGCATATCTAAAAAAAAATAAAACACTCGCTTTACACGAACAATTATACTTGAAAAAGCAAGGCCAAATGGGTAATTAAATAAATTTTATATTTTAAATATATTGTTTTTTTATATTTTTAAGCAATCAAACATGGCAGTATTAACCGCCGTCGATTTTACGAACGCAAGTCGTTACGCGACTCACATGCACAGGCTTGAGTTTATTGAACGTTGGCGCACGCGTTTGCCACATATTTTAATTGATTACACGTTGCGACCCGCTTCAAGCGACGACGATTATTATGTGCCGCCGAAGCTTAGAGATCGCGCGCTAGCAGTCAAGTTGGCATTTAGCCGTCGGGGATGTGACAGCATGAGCTGTTACCCGTTCCACGAAACGGGCGTAGTGTCCAACCAAACGCCGTTCATGTACACGCAAACTTCGGAAACTAGCGTTGGGTACGCGCAGCCCGCGTGCTATCACTTGGACCGAGCCGCAGCCATGCGCAAAGGCGCTGAAAACGAAGTGCAATCGGCTGAATTTACATACACGCCCAACAACCAGTGCGTAATGGTAGATTCCACTTCAAAAATGTATTTCAATAGCCCATATTTGCGCACCGAGGAGCACACTATCATGGGCGTGGACGACGTGCCCGCGTTTAACGTGCGTCCCGACCCGGACCCGCTGTTTCCCGAACGATTCAAAGGCGAGTTCAACGACGCTTACTGCCGTCGCTTTGGGCGCGAGCTCATAAACGGCGGCTGCTCTTTTCGCTGGTGGGAATCTTTGATTGGGTTCGTGTTGGGTGACACGCTTTATGTCACGTTCAAAATGCTTGCTAATAACATTTTTACCGAATTGCGCGATTTTGATTACACGGCGCCGTCGCCCATCCTGCCGCCGCGTCCAATGGTCGATTCCAACGCCGTACTTGCACAATGGCGCGCTGTGCGCGATCGCGCAATCAATTACGACTTTGAAAAATTATTTAGCAAAACGCCTACGTTACAAGATTTGGGCATGGTGGAGAACGGGACGCTGATGCAGTTAACGTACACGGCCGAAATTGGATTTACCAAAACTCCTATTACATACGAAACGCGCGGAACGCCGCGTTCGATTGTTACTGCGCGCACGTTAGATAGGTCGATTAGCGACGAAAAACTTGAATCAATTATAGCCCAATTTTTGGAAGAGTATTCGCTCGTGTTCGGCATTGCCACCGACATAGGTTTCGACATGCTAATGACCGCGTTTAAAAGCATGTTAAAAAAAATCAATACCGCGTTAATTCCGTCGCTTAAACGCATGTTAATGAGCACGTCGCAGCGCGTCACGGTACGTTTGCTGGGCGAAACGTACAAAGCGGCCGTGGTGCATTCAATGAACAGGATCGCCATCAAAACGCTCACCACGGCGGCCAAAGCTTTAACTCGCATCGCCATCAAAGCCGCTTCCGTAGTGGGCATCGTGTTGATTCTTTTAACATTAGCGGATTTAGTTTTGGCATTATGGGACCCGTTTGGTTACAACAACATGTTTCCGCGTGAATTCCCCGACGATTTGTCACGCACGTTTCTCACCGCCTATTTTGAAACGCTCGACACCAACACGTCGCGCGAAATTATAGAGTTTTTACCCGAATTTTTTTCGGAAATTGTGGAAACGGACGACGACGCCACGTTTCAATCGTTATTCCACCTGCTTGATTACGTGGCGGCGCTTGAGGTTAACTCAGATGGTCAAATGCTGCAGTTTGATGAAAGCGACGTAATTGAGGATTTTGATGAAACCACTTTGGTGGGTCAAGCGCTGGCCAGCAGTTCGCTGTACACGCGCCTTGAGTTTATGCAGTACACGTTTAGGCAAAACACGTTATTGGACATGAACGAAAATAATAACAAATTTAATAGAGTGATAGCGGGTTTATTTTTATTAAACACAGGGGCGGCCGTTGCGGCTTTTATGTTGCATCGAGAGCTTACATTTTTTGTATACTTTGCGATATTTTTAATGATCGCGTTGTACTATTTAATCAAAGAACCGTACGAATATTTCAAAACCATAGATTTGTTGTTTTAATTTTATTTGCGGCTTCGCCTGGTGCTAGGAATTTCCGGGATCTCAGGTTCAGGTTCGGGTTCTGGTTGCGGTTCAGGTGCTGGTGGTTCGGGCAAATCATCAAGACTCAACATTGATTGAATGTCGCTAACTTTATTGTCAAGTTCGCCGAGTTGGTCGGTGAGCGCTTCAAGTGTTTTGGAGTCTTCTGCCAACTGGTCAACCTGTGCTTGCAAAGCGTTGACTTTGCTGTCAACGGCCCTCACGGCCTCCAAAATTTGCGTCAAAATGCTGGGCTTAGACATGACGATATCGAAATTATTTGAATAAATATACTAATAATTTGTTAATAATACTTATTTAATCTAAACGACCCACAAAAGGGCCCGGCAGTCGCCAATGCATTTCTTCAAAATCGCCTTTGTTAAAAGTAATGCGCACCTCTGAGTCATTGTAAAACAACGCGCACGACTCTTGCGCGTCGGCGGACGGCGTCGATTGCGAAAGCGCGTACGCTTTTAATTGGTCGTATGGCAATTGGACCGTGCCGTACACTGATCGCCCGGCGCGCAAGCGTTCTACGCGCACACCGTTGCGCACGCGCGCATGACCCGATACTTGTTGGCTTTCGCGCACGCCCGTCACGGGCACAAGGTAAACGTCGTCGGTGCGTTTGTGCACGGCCGTCACCACGGACACCAATTGGTCGTCGCACAAGATGGGTGCGCCAAGACGCAAGTGCGGGCAAACATCAACGGGCACCTCCAAAGCCGGCAAGACACCGAACACGAAGCGTTTGTTGCACACGTGGTAGTTAAAACAGCTGGCGGTTAATGGCCCCGTGTACGCGCCGACCGCGGTGTGCACGCTCACCGTCGCGCCCATTGCCAGTTGCGGAAACATTATTTCTGTGGCCACGCCGGGAAATTGATGGTACTGGTTCAGCGTATCATCAAACACTTCTTGACCGGGCTCAAACACGCGCACAAACACGTCACGATCGTTAATTTGCAAACGTTCCGTGTCCTCGTCAAACTTGACTTCCATGCGTACGTACATTTTATTATTCATTACGTGTGTTTATGCGGGAAATTTGCAAGGCACAGCGGTATAAACGCATGACAAAACCGGAAGTTGCACGCTAAATGTTGAAACGCGCGTTGCGTCAACAATTTAGTGAACGCGCAGCGTTTTTGCTAACGTAAATCCGGCGGGCTTAGTGGACGATAAAGTTATTGCCAACGCGCCCATTTCGTTTGACAAGTACGCAATCATGTACAGTCACATTTGCGACTTGAAGCCCAAATTGTGGCGATTACCATGCGCCCGTTTTTTTGTGCCCGGTGCCAAACGCACGTTCTACGACGCGTTGATGAACGTGAAATTGAACGTGGTGATAGAGCCGTACCATTAACAAGTTGATTGGACGTGACGTTGTAGATGTACACGCTGCTTACACCAAAAAAATTGTAAACATGTCGGTTCAAGTTTGCTAACAAAAACTTTACGCGAGTGTATCAAATTGAAAACACAGAACAATTACAACTTGCGGTCTGACAAGTTAATTGCGAACGCAAAGAAACGGGTTGGGTTAAAGATGGTTTGAACATTTTTATAATCAAAAAAATGAGTCAGTTGTGCCGGCGCGTTGCTATAAAAAAGGCGCGCGCCGGGTAATTGTGTTAATCTATTATTGTTTTTTACACAATAAACACATCAAAATGAAAACGCCCACAGTCACCGTGTACTACGACGACGAGGAACAAGATTATGTACAAAAGATATGCGAATGGTCAAACGGCATTGTTAAAATAGAATTGACGTACAACAAACAAATGGGCAGCGACCATGTGTTGAAAGTGTATGTAGAAACCGACCAGAGAACGCATAACGCGTTTAGTTTTGGCGATCAAACAATTAGTGTAATTGACTACAACCCCACGTTTGACGGGTTTTACGACAGCGTTACCCGTCAAACCAAACAGTTTAGGCTTAACGATTATAATACCATAAACCAATTAATGCAGCACGACGACGACGACGACGTCGACGACGACAACGACAACGACCACGACGACGACTACGACGAGGACAACAAACAGCAATTGCGTAAACTTGCCGATCAAATTCCCCAGTTAAATATTGTAATTAAAGAATGGATCGACGAAGCACCGATGTTACGTCGCAAAGAACGCGGTGGTTTTGACATAATCGACAACGTGCAAAGTGACGGGGAAAGAATGTATCAAGACGAATGCAAGTCGTTTACCGACAGCTGCAAGCCAGTTGGGTACGAAACAAATGTGCTTAAATACGTTGACGCCAAAGGCGAGGAGGGAAAACTTCTTGCCGAAATTAAAATTAAATTTGTGTCTAAACAGTTTATTAACGTTGTATAAAAATGTTTATTAAATAAAATATTAAACATTATTTTGTATTTTGTTTTATAACTTTTTTTTATTGATTACTGTTAAATAATACGAACACGTAGGAAGATGAGTGTGTGAAACAGCACTTTGCACACCGCAGCAAAAAGTTTTTAGTCCGTCGACAGTGGCGTAAAATCCTTTTGTAGCCAATTCATGCGCGCTATTGCGATGACCGGCGTTAATCAAATTGGTGAGTCGGTTGGCAAAATCCATAAAAGCGGGGTTGTCAAACTTGTGAATTTGCAGACATGCAGAGTTGCAACGTTCGTGCTGCCGTGTAAGAACCGTGTCGAGCGTTGCTTTGCTATCCATTTCAAAACTGTCGCAATAGGCGCATTTTAGTTGACCATACGACAAATACAAGCCGCGTTTCACTAACGTGTCAATTTGCGTCGCGTTGTAAGCGTGATCGCTGTTTGCAAACGATGCACGTCGTTTGTCTGCGCGTTTAAATTGTTTGCGGTTGGCATTTTCTAACGCAAAAGCCACAAACGCGGCGCCCTCTACGGCAGCTTCTTTGCGGTAAAACTCTTCGTCGCGCGGCACCGTAACCGCCACCAAATTGTGCTTGAAACGCACCACGTAGAAACATACGGGCGCGCCGCGCATTACGTACATTTGACGTTGCATTTGGCGATAATGATTGTGTGTCTTGACTACTTCAAACTCGGGTGGACCCGCTTTGTTAACAATCAACGCCGTGTGTTTGACGCGGTATTTGCGGTTTGCTTTGCCCAATTCTAATCGCATTTGGTCCACGGTCGTGTCGCGATAATTAAACGGGCATTTGATCTCGACGGGCACCCACGAGCCGTCGGCCATGGCAAAATAAGCATCGGGAGAAGCTGCATGTAGCCCCAAGGCGCTTAAAAACATGCCGCAATTTAGCACAGTGTCAACAACCTGACATCCAACGCGTTTTTCGGCAAGTTGTCGCAATTGTAAAAACAATTCTGCGTTGGTTGTTTTTACATCGTCTTCTTGCGCGTTGCCAAATGCGAGGGCGGGTGCGCGCATACCAACGCCGCCGCCCGACGAACGTGATGCGGTGCTGCGATCAGCGCGCAACGCGTACCACAACTCGTTTTTGTTTTGACCTCGCGTAACTTGTTCCACGCGTAGAGTTTCATCAATAGACACGGGCGACGGTTCTATAACTTTTTTTTCACGCCATTGATCAAGTTGCGCGCGCGTCAACGTGATTGATTGCGCATACGTAACAAATTTGTATTTGGCGTACACGGCGCGTTGTTCCGCGGTAAGCTGGGCAACGTGCATTGTGGTCAGGAATTTTGCAACAACTGATTGGGCGCCGCAAGTTGTAATTTAGCAAACGTGTTTATCAACTCTTGCGGCACCACCCATTGCGTGTTTTTTTGTGAAAGAATATTTAAATAAATTACACATTTTTGTATGGGCATTAATTCTTTTGACAAATCAATTTCTAATTCTAGTTTTTCATCAAACATTGCCGTTTTCACGTTCATCGGCGCGTTGTCGTTGATTTGCACTTTAAACGCCGTGCGGTCGGGCAACACGTTCATCATTTTTCTATTTTTGTCAAAAAAAAGCAATTTTCGATTTATTTTAAAACAATTTATTGTTATACTTGTTGCATTTTCAATGTAATCCATCGGGTAAGTGGGGTGCGCAAACGCCACCACAAACGTGTTTTTGTTTATAAAATCGTTTACGCTGTCTTTGTTAAATATAGACGGTTTTTTATTTGCAAATGCTTTTTGAGCGCGCAAATCAAGACTATTCACTGCGTCTTCTGGCTGATTTACATTAATTTGAATAAAAGTCGCAAGGCGCGCAAGTTCACGCACTTTGGTTTTCTTTTTTGTAAATTTGCTGTGAGTTGCTTTAAATTGTTTAGATCGTTCATTTTTTTGCAACGTTTCTTCAGATTTCTTTCTGATGGGTGCCATGTTTACTTGCGACTGCCCATTAAAATGCTTCTTATCTCGGTCACCAAATCCAACACGTCGTTCAGTTTTTGACGATCTACGTCACTTAAGCCGCCGCCTTCGCCGCCCGTTATTCCTTCGATGGCAGTCAACAAATTGTTTAACGTACTGTTAATGTTGGTTATACTGGACGCCAAATTGGTCAAAATGGAATTGGTGTTGTTCATTTCGTTGCGCAGCGTTTGCGCAACCACGTTGATGGCTTCAAGTAATTTGTCAATTTGTTCTTGCAACTGAGCGGACTGGTCGGGCAACGCGGCTTTAATCTCATCCACCAACACGTTGAGACGATTAAGTATTGTGTCTTTGGCGTTTTCCAACGCAGTTAAGATTTGCGCATATTGCGTGCGCAATTCCAAAAATTGATTGGATTGGTTTAGTGAAATTTGATTAACGCTGTTGATGAGCAAGTCGTTTTGGTGCGCCAGTTTATCCAACGCGTCCACTATCTGTTTTTGTACGCAATCAAACGGTGGCGTTGGCGGCTGGCACGGTGGTGGTCGTTGTCGATTGCAAAAACTCATGTAATTGTTGGCAATAAAAGTGGTGAGCAGCTGGTCGGAAAACAATGACGGACACCGCAACGCCAACACCGCCGCGCCATAAATGTCCACCATGTATTTGACCGTGTTGTTGGATGGTGGAAACGAACAAGACGGCGGGTTGCCGATATCGTTTATCATTTTGCGGTGTTTAGACGGAATGGAAAACAACAGTTGTTGAAACGTGGACAATGGCATTTTAGAGTTTTGAAAAATGTAGTCGGCGTCGATCCACATAACCGACGCGTCGTCAAACATGACGTTGTTGTTGGGCGTCATACAAGATGACGTCATATTGAACTATATTGTAGGTACAGCGTAATTTTTTTGATAATTACTTATCAGACGTTGACCGCGTGGGGCATCGCGTGCCTGGACAACAACCCGTTAATTTTTTCATCGAGATTTGCTATTTTTTTGCCGTTCTTGGCGACAGCGTCCCACGTGCGGATGGTGTTGTTTTGCAAATTGGACAACATCATGAACGTGTCCGTTTTGAGCGATTCAATTTCGTCTATTACGCCGTTGTAATGTTTCTCTGCCGTTTCGTACGCCACAATCAAGATAGATTTGACTTCTTGCAACTCGCCGTTCAGATGGCCCGAGTACACCATGTACCCCACCAAACACACGCTTAAGGTAGCCCAGAAATTCATTTTTAACCTTATTTTTATTTGTTCAAACACACCAGGTCTTTGATACTTTTAACGTGGTCCAAAATGGTGTCGGTCGCGAACGTCAATTTTTTGCTGTATTCAGAGTGCAATGATTCGACCAACTCGCGCGCCTCCGTGTCTGGCGCAAGCGTAGGTTCTGCAGAAGCGTGGTTATTGATGATGACAATCGCCTCGTTCAAACTCTCTTGAATGGCGCACAGCTGCGTTTTGATTTCGCACAGCGGGTCAAACGTTTTAGTCTGCACGCCCAACAACAGGTCGCAAATTATGGCTTTGATGGTGTAATATTCGGGCGGGTGCAACTTTGTGTAGAGGTTGTAGTTTTGCAAGTACCTGAACAAACTAAACACATGTAAATAATTTTTGTTGTTTCTAGTTAGTTTGTGTGACGACAACGCGTTTGTCCACAAAGTTGCGGCACTTTTTTGCAAAAACGGCGTTAGCAACCGTGCGGCGCCGTTTAATTCTAAATAACCGTCGTGATCGTTGGGCGCGTTAGTTATTATGATCACTTCCAGACTATTGTCAGGAGCGTAATTAAAAACGCAATTATCTAATGGTTCAGAATCACTATTCATGTTTCGGTCTTATAAACTTGTTTTTCGTGTACAATTGATCGCGTAAAGCTAGTTAATTCAATGACTCATACATTTAATTACGTCATAATAAATATACTTACCAAGTTCTTTAGCAAAGCATTGCTATATACAAACTGTGCAAGTTTGCCAACATGTTAAAATGTTTATACCACAAGATAAGATAAAGATTGACTTAATTGGGCGCACGTTCACAAAGTCACGTAGGCGGTTGTACGCGTTAATAAACATGGGTATATAAAAGCCTGCGCCGTGCTGGTAAGTCAGTTACAATTTTGTTGTGCTACAAGACATTACAAAATGGTGAAAATTGCTCTCTTAGTCTTGATGGTGTGGGCCCAGTTATCGGCGGGTGCAGAGCACTGCAACGCGCAAATGAAAACGGGCCCGTGGCGGATCAAGAGTTTGCCCATTACGGCTCCTAAAGAATTGCTACAAAAAGACGTAATCATCGACATTGAAGAAACCGATTTGGACGAAAATGTAATCATCGGCTACAAAGGATATTATCAGGCGTACGCATACAACGGCGGTTCGCTGGACGCCAATACTGGCGTTATAGAAAAACTAGAAACAATAAACGTGGATAAAAAAGATTTGCTCACGTGGAGCGCTCGCCAAGAATGCGAAGTGGGCGAAGAGCTCATTGACCGATGGGGTAGCGACAGTGATGATTGTTTTCGCGACAACGTGGGCCGCGGTGTGTGGGTGCCCGGTAAAGAACTGGTGAAACGCCAAAATAACAATCATTTTGCGCATCACACTTGCAACAAATCGTGGCGTTGCGGTGTGTCGACCGCTAAAATGTACACGCGGCTCGAATGCGACGATGAGACCGATCAGTGCACAGTGCATATTTTAGACATAAACGGGGACGTTATCAACGTGACTGAAAAAGAAGTGTTGCACCGCGACGGCGTTAGCATGATTTTAAAAGAAAAATCAAAGTCTACACGAAGATCTGAAAAGGTGGCGTGCTTGCAGATTAAAGATGACAAATCGGATCCAAATTCAATCACGCGTGAACACTGTTTAATTGAAAACGACATTTTTGATTTAAGCAAAAGCAAATGGTATTGCAAATTTAACCGCTGCATTAGGCGCAAACCGGAAAGCGTGGTAAAAGAACGCCCTCGCACATGGCGTCACAACGAGCGGGCCAAGCACGATGAAGGCGCCACGGCCACAAAAGGCGATCTGATGCACATCCAGGAAGAGCTAATGTACGAGAACGACATGTTGCGAATGAACCTTGAGCTGTTGCACGCGCACATTAACAAACTTAATAACATGTTTCATGATCTTGTTGTGTCAGTGGCCAAGGTAGACGAGCGGCTTATAGGCAACCTAATGAACGAATCGGTGTCGTCCACATTTTTGTCCGACGACACGTTTTTGCTTATGCCGTGCACCAAACCACCGCCGCACACCAGCAATTGTTACAACAATAGCATTTACAAAGAAGGACGCTGGGTGTCCAACACGGATTCGGCGCAATGTATTGACTTTAACAACTACAAAGAGCTGGCCATTGACGACGACATCGAGTTCTGGATTCCCACCATTGGCAACACGAGTTTTCACGAGAGCTGGAAAGACGCTAGCGGCTGGTCGTTTATTGCTCAGCAAAAGAGCAACCTTATTTCCACCATGGAATACACAAAGTTTGGCGGTCACACGACCAGCTTGCAAAGCCTTACCGACATATCTTGGGGTACTTTATACGGTACTTTTGGCAGCCATTTTGTAATAATATGCATTGTATTGTTTTTAGTTTTTATGTTTTGTACGCGTCATTAATATATGTAGTTAAAATATTGTAAAAATGTGTGTGTAAAATAAATATTTTATTACAAAAAGTTGTTATTTTATTCAAACTCGCAACCTAATTTGCAACCTTAGCATCATTTTTACAATAATTAACGCCACGCTCTATCATTGAGCTACTGAGACTCGAAGTTAAAAGTCAATTCAGTGTTGTCTAAATGGAGTTACCAAACAAACGCTGCAAACTGTGTCACCAGTCTTTGCCTGCGTTGCCGCGGCTGCCAATAGAATTAATTGACGCAATTTTGCGTCTGTTGCCGTTTGACCAGTACATGGCCGTGGTGGGAGCAAGTGTTGTGGCGCGACGCCGGGCGTTGCGGCGGCGCGATTGGTCGTTGTATTATTTTAAATATGTGCCACCACATTACAATCCCGCCGCGGACAAAGTGTTTATCAAACATTGGGGTTTTGAGGACGACGACCCGGCGCGCTTGCACGTGGCCGCGTTGTGCCGTTACACCACGGACGCGGACGCGCAGCGTTATTTCAATAAACAAATACCACGCCGCGTGGCATTAAACATGCTAAACGCGCCTCGGGACGCGTCGGACAACGTGTTGGTGTACCGCTGGAACTGGTGGCGGTTGGCGCGCATGCTGCTTGCGCACGAAAAAGCGCACAATCGTAGTCATCAACCGGCACGCGTGCGCGTTTTTGGCGAAGCGTGGATTAGTGCAACTACTACAATTGCAGACAAATCGGCGGACGAATTTAACGCACAACCAGACGCAATTGCAAACATTTTGTTTGACAAGGACAACATAACAGTGTACACGTGCGGTGATTTTGTATATAGACTAGTATAACACGCCTAAACGTTTAGTGTTTGCAATGGCTGTCGTTGAAACTTACGCGTTTTTGGATTTGGAAACGACCGGGTTACCCAAACTGCAAAATAATCAGACTCAAATTACAGAACTCAGTTTGCAATGTGTGACCAGGGAAGAATTGCTGGGCGCTGCGCGCGTTTGCAACAAGCTAACACTATGTTTTGAACCCACCGTGCCCATCTCGGAACAAGCAAGCGCGCTGACGCAACTGAACGCGGAAAACCTGCGCGGCCAGCCGCGGTTTGACGAGCGGGCGGTTGCTTTAATTGAATCATTTTTAGGACTGTTGAACCCGCCGGTGTGCCTGGTGGCATACAACGGGTTCGCTTTTGATTTTCCCATATTGTACAAACATTTAAAAGACAACGGGTTTAAGAGCGTTGTGCATTGTGCCGACGCGTACCACGCGCTGTTTGCCATTCTCGACGGCAACGGTTCGCCCACCATGAAACGCAGCAAGTCGGGCATCGTCACCGTTAAACTGTGTCCGTGGCAACGAGGCGCGCGCCCAAATCAATCATACAAGCTAATCGACCTGTACAAACGACACGTAGGCAAAAACGTTGAGGGTCACAGAGCTGAAAACGATTGTGTCATGATGATGGAATTGGTTCAAAAACACGTTGCCGAGTTTGTTAATTGGGTGGACGGCAACAATTGTAAACTATCAGACGTCACTGCCATGGGTGAATAATAAACATATTTTTTATTTAAATATATTTGTTTTATTTAATATACATTATAAACATTACAAACATTAATTTTAAATCTTTGTTTTTGACATTTGGTAATTATACATTACAAACATTAATTTCTAAACCTTTGTTTTGACTATATCCTCCATTTCTACTAAGGCAAAAGGCGGCGGAGAATCGTTAAATGGTATCACTTGCACGTTTTTTAAAACTGAACCAGCGGCTTCTTTGCGCGCAGCCCACACAATGGCCGTCAGCATGTACGCGGTCGTCAAAAACGAAACCATAAGCAGGTCATTGCATAGCGGCGCGGTTGCCATATTGTCTGCGCCTAGTAACCCTGCAGTTAAGGCGCCAAACACAAAGAATATAATTTCAAAGCACATCTTGGCGTAACGGTAGTCTGAATAAGTGCCCAGTGTGTGCCCCAGCAGCACGATAAGCTCCACTAAAAGCAGTCCCAACGCGCAACAATGCAACAAATTGTTGACCAGCATGTTGCTTACGGCGCTTTGTGAAGTGCGCAGCAGTGCATGATGTACCACCGCGTTGCCGAAATACATGGCATGCAGCATTTTCAGCTCAAAAACAAGTTCGTGCGCTTCGGTTCTGTGTCGGTGCAAAAACAGCGTTAGGTTAATTAACCCACCGACAAATAGCGACGTAATCATCCAGTATTGTAGAAATTGCAGCTCGGAAAAGGTTCTGGCCGTGGACAAAAAGCCCGTCGCAACGGCGCCAAACGCGCACAGCGTGACGGTAACGTACGACATGACGTCAACAGGAAATTGTGTTTTAACACTGCTGGGAATTCTTGTATATTGCGAAAAACGCTTAAACAGGTTCATTGTCACGTCTTATATTGGGCGCCGTACCGAAAACACTAAGCTGCAAAGCGCGTTAATCAGCTTTTATACTCGCGCGTATCTTATTTGTGGTCGCGCGCCGGTTATAAAAAAGCGGCCGAATAAACAAGTTAGCAAACAGGCCGCATTTGCTATGATAAAACAAAATTAAAGTTAAATTAAATGCAAACAAGTGTATAAACGCGTTGCGCGCAACATGAATTGGAACAAGCAACCGTTGCGAGATTGTAAACGCGTTTACCAAGCAACGCATTTTTTTTACAAATTTGCTGTATGCCAACAACATGTTTGTAAACAAACCGACCGAAAACATGCTGCGCAACATGTTGTACGACAACAGCATTGCAAGAGTTTATTTTAATCTGTATAATTTTATTAAAGTTCTTTGTTTTATTTTTGTGTTTATTTCTTTCATTAACCGCAAGCATTTAGTTTCATTTTTGTCTATCATATCCATCACTTGTGTCATTGAACCCACTTGTTGGCGCAATTTGAGTAGATTGTCAAGCGCAATTTCCATGCACACGCGGGCGCGAAACAAATAACCTTGTCGCTCAAAAATTGCATACAATTTGCACGCCTCCACCACTTGAGCCACGCTCATGGTTAAATTTACTTATTATGCGTCAACAATGATATTATTTATAGCAATGCGTCAACGTTAAACTCGTTTTTTAAATACAATTGTCCGCGAAAAATGTGTTCTATTTTCGGCGGTGTGTCACAATGCGTCAGCGGCGTTTATGTTTTTCGGGAACGGTTGTCCGCAAAAAAAAACGCGTTTACTTTTAAACTGAATAATTGGGATATGTTTCGAGCGTTTGCGTCAGCGCATCAATTTGCGCGCCGCTGGTCATGGCGCCCGTAGACACAACGCGCAATGTGTTGCGTTCGCGGTCATTATTGAGAAAAAAACCGCGCAAGCGTAATACGGCGGGCGCGTCGCCGTGTGGGTAGCGGCCGGCGCGGCTCCATATTTTTATGTTGGCCCCATCGCGGCTAAATATGCACCACGAGTTGGTAAACGTTTCGGCGGTCCACACTTGCGCGTTGCCGTGCCGACGGATGCACGCGTCCGAATTGATTACTATACAACGGCCTGCGCCGGGGAAAAAGCATACAGGCTCCGAAGTGCCGCCCTCTTTCCATTTAAACAGCCTAAACAACGACGCGGGCAACAGCGTGCTTTTAAGCACAGTGTCGTAAGACACAGATATTTTTAACACACCAGTGCCCGCCAACGTGATTTCCGTCACGTCTGGATGAGGCGTCAGCAACGGATATAGCATAACGCGGTAGCGTTCGTCGCTGAGTTGGGCGGCGTTGGCTTGAAAAACTATGTCCGCGTCTGCAATATTGTTGTGGTCAGCGCGTCCCCAGAAATATTTATAATCGACATGTTTTAACGCGAGCATATGCACATTGAACGGTTGCAAACATGCATTGGCGACGGTACGGTCACCGCGACGCACCATGCCCGAATCGGCGATATGCCGATTAAACACGGGCAATAACCCGTCTGCCGCTGAGCAATTGCAACCATTTATTTCTTCACCGTCGGCGGTTGTGTGGCTAAACAAACGACCCGATGTGCGACGCCCGCTAATTGGATCCACGGAACATGGATCTACAACGCAAATATCTTCTATTCGAAAATAACGTCGATAATAATCGTTAAGGCCGGGATGGTCCAGGCGCACTTGCCCATCGGCGCACGGCGCACGCGGAAAAAACGATTCGTCAAACAGCACGTCCCGCACCGTGCGCGGACGGCAAAACGGCGTTTCGGTAGCGGCGTCAAAATCGCTTATGTAGCCTTCGTCGCACACGCAGCGCAAATCGCCGCCGTCCACGTCCGTTATATGACCGTGCGGCGCGCATCCAACCGGCACGTTACAATCTTCGTACATGTTAAGTTGTGTCACTAGTCCTGGTCGCAAACAACTGCAAAGCAGCGCAAAACCCGTTTGCGTTTCGGCCAGCAGCCATACGCCCGTACTGGGGTTACACGAACGTGCGCGTTCGCGGTCTAGCGCAAAACAATACGATTCACCCGCTCGAATGGTGACAGTTTGTTCATTACCGTCAACATCGTGCATTTGCACCACCGTGTCTTCATCAAACAGCTGGCAATTGGCCAGCCCTTCACGACACGCGTTGCAATCAGCGTGCGTGGTGCACGGCGTCAATGTACGGTGGCATTCGTGCGCGTTTCCCTCAATGACAATTTTACCGGGTGGTTTTATTAGTGGCACATCGCTTGTGTCAAATAAAGTTATAGGATAATGCACAGTTTCATGGTGCACGTCAATCAAGCGAACGTACGCAATAACCGAAGCCAACACCACCAACAACAAAATAAAAATTAAAGCCAGCAAATACATTTTGCTTACGATAAATAAAACAATGTAATTATAATATAAAAATGTATTTATTGCATTTTAATAATACTGTTAATATTTGTTTTTTTCATCAGGCAAACAAGCAACAACAAATTCATTCGTTGTTTAAATAGTTATTGTATGAATCTATTATAACACAAATTTTTTCACGCAAATCTTTAATGTTTTTTAGGGTGCATTTTTGAACTGTTTCCAGCACTTCCAATTCGATGATATTAGTGTCGTCTTCTACCAGCATTAGTGCCAAATAGTCTCCATTGCAGCATTGATATAGAGCGACGACGACGTATTTTTGTAGATTTACAAGACATTTTAAAATGTTGGGCACGTACAACACGTGCGCTGTTACCGACATGACGACTGACTAGAACCGGTCGACGCATACGTTATATACGCGTCTTATCGCAAGCTCGCCCTTTTTTGGCTAATAGAGATTTGCACATGGCCGCCACTTTGATGGCGTCATTTTCTGTTTCAAATACAAGGTGGCGTTTGTTGCGTAGGCGCATGGTATCCTTAAATTCTGTTTCCACATAATTTACAATGTTGTTAAAGTCCACCTGCGGGTTGGGGCGCACCGAATCAATGACTACTTCAGCCGCGCTCGTCAATTCGCGTTTCATTTTGTTTACGTGCACTTTTTGTCCCGTGATGGCGCGCAAACAATTAAACTCGCGCGCTACACACAGCATTGGCGTTTGGTGACTTTTGGCGGGGTATTGCACTGCGCGTTCGTTAACCTCCAACAAATTGCTGTACAGTTCTTCGATTCGTTTGTTTTTTTCCTCAAGCATCGCCACGTATTTTTCCAACAATTCGTTATTTTTTCGCAGCTGATCATCTTTGACTTTGAGTTGATTTTCTATGCTTGAAAGTAATTTTTCCATTGGTGTGGCTTCTGGGGTTTCCGAAGACGACATGTTAGGCGCGATTTTAAACTAAGTATGCTCACTGTATGGCAATTATTAATTCTGTTGGCTATTGTAGTAATCGTGTATGTTTCCACGTTTCAATTTGTGCAACAGTTTATGCACAATGACACAACAAACATGACAACATACACGTCTCCTATGGATTTAGTGTTTCAACGCGATCGAGGCGTGGATTGTGCGTTAAACCGGTTACCGTGTGTGACTGATCAACAATGTAGAGATAATTGTGTAATCGCCAGTGCGGCGAATCAATTGAATTGCGAAGCGGGTTTTTGCAACGCGACCAACGCTTTAATTGACGTTCAAGCACCGGACTTGGAGATCGATTGCGATCCGGCGTTGGGTTTGTTGCGCATTTACGCGGCCGGCGGAGATTTCGTCGTCGCACAAACATGCGTGAGCACTTACAGGGACCTAATTGACGATACTGGCGCAACAAGGCCTTATCTTTGCGACAACGGCGCGTTGCGTTTAAATTTGGACACGACGCAGTTTTCGCCTGACGCGTGCATTTGCGCCGTCGGCTACGACAAAATGCTATTTCGGCAAACGGCGTTGGCGCGCACCGTGCCCGTGTGCATCCCCGAACGCATGTCGGGTTTATACAAGCGCGTATACATTTAATAAATAAGTGTAATTGACATGGCCGCAACATTGCCTTACACATTTGTGCAACACATGATTATTAACGAATTGCAATTTATCAACAGCAATGTGAACGATAACGACGCGCCCAGTTTTATACATAAAACCCACATGGTTGAAGAGTTGGAAAACTTTTTGCAAATCCTAAGCAAAGTTACCAACGCGGACCCGTATTTGCTTAACTGTGATCTCAAAAGCATAAATTTGTTGTTAAACAATAAAGATAAAATTAATTTTGTTTACAATGACGAAGCAAAACAATCGCTCAAAACGCGTCTCATAGCTTTGTTGCCCAACGGTAAAATAATCTCTGAAAAATATAATCGCGAATTAGACAAATTGTTCAATTACAGCATTATACCGCAAATTAAAAGCGAGGCTGACGCTCACATAACACACATCAAGTTGGCATGTTTGTTATGTTACACGGCTCTATTGCCGGCTAGAAATAGCGTTTGGTATTTAATATTTAGTACAAAAGAATATCAGACCGTGTTTGTCGATGCGTTTAACAAATATTTAATTGCTGTATTACAAATGATGAAAAGTAAAGATACATCATTAGATAACAGCGTGAGAGTAATTTATCACATTGGACAAGTCGAATATGTTTTTAAAGAAAAAATGGACCCCAAACTAATAACGGTTGACAACAACGCTCAATTCCAAACCAAAAAAGATGACATGGAAGTATGTTACACAATATTTAACAAATTGCAATTCAACAATCCCGGTAGCCAGCAAACCGAATTGTTTGCTCAATTTTTGGAACTAAACGCCATTCCATATTGCATGTTTAATTCCATGTTGCCCGAAAACACGTCCATGAGCGTGCATAATTTGTACAAACTGGACGCTAAATCTAAACAATTAAAATTAGGCAACGTGTTGTTTGTTAATAAAATGCGTACGGCCGCCAAAGAAGCGATACTCAACAGTATTGAAACCTATTACAATGCTTGCAAATTTTTGAAAACGTCTAAAATACCGTTTCGCATTGTGGGCAGTTACAAAGGCTACCAAGACGATTACAAAATGGCCGCGTTAGATTTTGTAATACTTATGTTTGCGACCAACGCCAACAAATGTTCACTCAAATATTTAATGATGAACGTGCACGAGAAAATGTTTCAAGAGTTAAAAACACAAGTGTGTCGATTGACACCGCAAAAAGTGTATTCAATTTTAACAAATTACGATTTAAACAAAGAACCTTTGACCAATTTTAGCAAAGACGCCGTTGACATTGCATTCAATTAAACTTGTTGATTGTATCGTAAACACATTCACGTTTGGGTGCGCGACGCCCACCCGGTTTGCGCTTTGTGCACAAAAAAAACCCGTGTCATGACAAATTGCGTAATGGTTTTGTCGCGCATGTCGTCGCCCAACAAGTACAAATCGAGTTCATCCAACGTTTTACACTATAAAACATTTTTTCACCCAATGCGTTTTCCAACAATTTAATAAACGTGTTCGCGTCGTTAATGTTGTTAAACGTGTTCATTAACACAAAAATGTTTTAGCAAAACCATGTCCGTTCACGAATAAAAACATGTTGCTGATGACGGGCGGGTTGTTTAACTTGTACAATTGCGTCATGTAATATTTTACGTGCGGGCAAACGTGTTAACGTGTATCATCACGTTGCTAAAACACACCACAAACGGATGATAATAAAAAAATCAACGTTGTGTCCGGCCATCAACTCGTTCACAATCCGGTATTTTATGCTGACCATTTAAAAAAAATTGCGAAATCGTTCATATAATTGTGCATGTTTAACTTTATAATATTTATGCAGTGTTGATGATGGCGACGACTAACGTGGACGCGCTTTTGGCTCAATTTAAACTTGAAAACGATTGGAACGACGATTTAATATCTTTGATTAATTTTTACATGAAAATGCTGCAAGATGACAAAAGTTTGCTTTCAGAGCAAAAAGCCAACATAATGCAACAATTATGTTTGCGCGTTGACGCAAACCCAATTGAAAATTTGCAAGATTGCCTCATGGAGTATCAGCGCGTTTGTGAAAATTGTAACGCGTTGCACGCGCCAAACTATGAAAAGTATAGCGACTTGTTTTGTCGCAAGTGCGGCAACTGTTTGTGTTCGCCGGACGCTGCAGAACTGGGCTTTAGCGAATCGTCGAACGATAGTCTGTTGAACGGGATCCACTGCGCCTATTGTCAGTACTACAAAAGTGCGGTGTAGCGTAATGTTTTTTCATTAGTAGTCGCCATGGATTTGCATTCGGTGCAGCATTTTTATAACAACGCACGCAAGCCTCTTGCTTCCACCACGCTGCACAACGGCAACATATCATCTACAACTTACGAAAGCGTTACTTTTATCCGCAAGCTAATGTGCAAAGAAAACGCGCCTGGATCACACGAATTCAAATTTTGCAACAACAAGGAATACAACAAGGAAAACAGTGCAAAACGATATAAATAAACTAAATATTTTTTAATTTGTTTTACTATTATTTACACAATAAGACCATGAAGTACTTTTTATCAGTCACTTTTCTCATCATAATGTTTTTATACGCAATGTATTTTTGTATGTTTATAATTGTAAACAATTCGCGTGTAAAGCGCAATTTGTTTTACCAATACAATTACATTCCTGCCGCGTTGCTTAACACGGTTAAAGTTCACAAACTTAAAAACGGCCTGCCTTGACAATCAACTGTGTCGGGAGGTTCGCATTGCCTCGTAATATGATTAAAAGCAAAACCTGCACCGCAATAAAGTGGGATGACGAAATTGCCTGCACACATGTAAAATTTGTTACAATAATTACTAATTACGTTGCCAAAACCGCCTGCATCTGCACATCTTTGCAAAACAATATCTTTTTTTCTTTTTCTATGTGGTGGTGGTTGTTGTTGTTGTTTAATATTCAATATGTATATGAATAAAAATAACAATATTATAAAAATTATTATAATTAACCAATTCATAAGGCTTACTTGTACAAGATGGAATGCCCGTTTCAAATTAAAGTTTGCGTGAGCGATCGTTTTTTTGCGTTTCCTTACAATTTAGTGGAACCGCAAAGCGATGTCGGCAACCGGCCGACGGAGAATTTGATCGTGTACGTACCCACGGAAATTGATAAATTGTACGTGGAGAAACGAAACTTTCCACGTTTTCGTTCGGTGCTAGTGTACAAACACGAACACGATTACAGCGGCAATAGCCAGTCGCCTAAAAAAACTGGCAGTGCCACCATTGTGTATTGGAACCCGTTGGTGCCCATCACGGAGATTGGCGCGGGCGAAACGCGCGTGTTTAGCGTGTTGTTGACCAATAATCTTTTTTATTGTAACACTTTAATAGTGCACCACGAAAACCCCACGTGTCCCATAGAGTTTACGTATCCAGGACTCGAAATGCAACCGGCTTGCAAATCAATTATAAAATCTAAAAAACTTGTCGACATGCGTGAACACGCGTTGCCGCTCAACTACAAAGATCTGCGTCCCATTAATTGCGAAATGCCGTTGGCACACTTTAAAGAGCTGACGGAAAGCGACAAATTTTTGCTGTGTTTCAACTTGGAAACGCCCACGATGGTAAAAATTCTTAGTTTAAAGCGCATTTTTTGCATTTTTCAATACCGTCGTTTGCCCGCTTGTTACGTGATTAATCTGCCGCACGAAGAAATCGACAGTTTGTACAACAAGTTAAATTGGGAACGCACACGGCGTTTGTTACGCGGCGACATTCCATCCAATTGCGCAACAGTAAACCGCGCCAGTCTCAACTATGTCAAAGACGCCCAAACGTTGCTACACATTGCCGAATGCAGCCAGACCATTGTCGAGTTTGTAAAAATTTTTCAAAAACTTATTTTTCCATACCAAATTGTGCCCATTGTTATCGTGAAACTCAACTCGCTCAATTTGAAATCGTCAACGGACGCGATGAGAAACGGACGCGTGCGCGTTTTTTGCAAAAACGACAGCGTGGCCATTACGTTGCGAGGCAGCGTGCCGGTAAACATGCCCGATAATAACCCGTTTAATAACACGTTTGACAATTCCGAGTTTGACGACATTACAGAGTTAAAAAAAATTGCCGACCGCGTGTCGGTCGACGGCGTGTTTTCACACGGCGTTGCCGTGCATGCTATGCATTACAACTATTTTTTGTAAGAACATGGCCACGCCGTCCCACGTGGTGGCCCGCCTCGGCGGTGGCCGCGCCGGCAATCCCATTATTGAAGCCATTCGCAACCACGCGTCGCCCACGGACGGCGACCAGTTGAGTCAATTTGTGACGCGCAACCGGTCATTAATTACAGAATTTGTTTTAGTGTTGTGCGGGTTTTTGGTGGTTGTGATGATTGTGTTATTCTTTACGTTGTTGGTCGTCATAATGACAAACGCGCAAACGGTGCAAACCGAACGTGTTCAGTTTGAACAAGCGCTATTAAAAAATTACGGTGTAGCACCTAAACCGGATGCTTAAAAAGATTATAAAATAAAATACAATTATTGATAATAATTTTTTATTGTTTAATTATTACGTAAGTTGTTAAGCCTAGCAATTTGACGCTCAGTCATGGTAGAGTTGATCACGTCCATCAACTGCTCCTTGGTGTAGTTTTCCAACAGCGTAATTTTGTTGTGTTTTGCTTTAAAATTGTTGCGCGGAATCGATTCCTTCACCTTGTTGAGCACGTTCATGGCGTTGGGCACGTAGTCGCTGCGAAACACGATATCACGCTCGTCGATGGACAGCCTATTGAGGCTTTGCTTTAAACTGCGCCGCTGCGGACGCACGAATGCGTACTGGTCGTTGCCCAAGTCACACACCGCTAGGCTGTGGCAGAGCTGAGGGTTGGCGGGTTTTGCTATGACGTCCTGAGCAATGTCAGCCATGCGGTTGGCCAGCTGCGCTGTTTCGCGACGCGCTTCGTTAATGATATTGAACGCGGTCAACAATCCTTTATTGGCTTCTACCAGGTTAAGATTAGCGGTCTGCAATGCTGTCGCTAACCGCTGATTTTCCTCGTTTTTGGCGGCTATAGCTTTGTCTTTTGTTTCAATCGCAATGTCGCGTTTAACCAATTCGTCTTTGTAAAACTTTAAGTCTTTCATCCAAGGCGCCTCCTGGCCGTCGTTGGTAACCGCGTGTACGGCGTTCATGCCTTCGGCAATTTGCGCAGGCGCGTCCACCGCCATGCTATATTCTCCTTTATCGCACAGCTTGGGCAATAAATCGGTGTTGATCCATTGTTTAAATTGTTGCGCTTTGGGCATGCGCGACGACTGAATCAGTTCAAACAGTCCCGCGCGGTTGATAAATTTGCTTTTTGAATGTAATGACGCAAGCGCTTTGTTTCGAGGCGCTTTAATATTTTCTAACGAAATTTGATTATTTTCGCTCACAAATTTAGTCACTGCATTTCTAGCGTTGACGTACTCCAAAACGCGGGCAAACGGGTTGGCCAGCATCCACAGTTGTCCGTCAACGTCCTCCACCTTGGTCACCTCCAAGATTTGATTTTCAAATTGTGTTTTAATTACGAAAGACATGGCTACGTGTGTATCGGTCGACGGTGACAAAAATACTAAACTTTAATGTTGTCGCAAATAAATGGCAGTAGCGCCACGTCCTCGCGCGTCAACTTGAAAAATTCCCGTTTGATTTTTGAGTCGGCAAAATGCGCGTGCAGCTGTTGTTCTAAATGGTGTGGATTGTCGGCGTCGCGCACAAAACAAGTTTCGTAGTCAAAAGGTGACGCTACATTTAATTCTTTGAGGCGCGCGTCCAAATTGTAGGTGTAGCCGATCTTGTAAATGTCCAAACGCTGCAGCAATTTGTTGGTCACCACGTACACAAACCCCTGCTTGTGGTACGGCGCGCACACCACCGATTTGAGCAATTCTTCGTTTTCCGGCAAAGCTTTCCATTCGTTAAATTCTTGAATGTGTTCCAAAGCAAAACTGTGCTTGTTTACAGATTCTTTCACCGAAATTAGCCAGTATCTAAACTCTTGCGCGTACTTCATTTTGGAGTTTAATAACAATTCAAAAACACCTATAATGTTGATAAATTTTGATCTACATTGAACAACTTTGTTTTCATTTTGTACAATTTTTTTTATATTTTTATATTCTATTTGATTTTGCTTGCTAACAAACTTGGCCACGGCGTTAGGGGCGCTTACGTAATCCAAAACCCGAGCAAACGGGTTGGCCAGCATCCACAGTTGTCCGTCAACGTCCTCCACCTTAATCACTTCCAAAATTTGGTTTTCAAATTGAATTTTTACGACGGAAGACATGGCGACGTAAGTTCTGGTCGGCGTTTGCACGTAAACTGATTGTTTAATAAAAATAACGCATTCGTTTTGATGAGTCATAACCGGACACGTTTTTCAAGATTGATTGTACTCGTAAAGCGAGGTCATCGGTTGACGCATGTTCAAAAATAGAACACATGTTTTACACGAACAATTATACTTGAAAAGCAAGGCCAAATTGATGAGTCATAACCGGACTTGCTTTTCAATATCAACTGTACTCGTAAAGCGAGGTCATCGATGACGCACGTCTAATTTGAAAAACAAGGCTAAATAAATGTTGATGAGTCATAACCGGACTTGCTTTTCAATATCAACTGTACTCGTAAAGCGAGGTCATCGATGACGCACGTCTAATTTGAAAAACAAGGCTAAATAAATGAATCATAACCGGACTTGTTTTTCAAGATTAATTATATTCGTAAAACAAGGTCAACGGTGACGCACGTTTAATTTAAAAAACAAGGCCATCGATAAATCATCACCGGACACGCTTTTCAAAATTGATTGTACTCGTAAAGCGAGGTCATTGGTTGACGCATATCTAAAAATAGAACACATGTTTTACACGAACAATCGTACTCGAAAAACAAGGCACGTTTTTCGATATCAACTGTACTCGTAAAGCGAGGTCAACGCTGACGCATAATTGTACTCGTAAAGCGAGGTCATCGGCTGACGCATATCTAAAAATAGAACACTTGTTTTACATAAACAATCATACTTAAAAAGCAAGGCCAAATGGATGAGTCATAACCGGACTTGCTTTTCAATATCAACTGTACTTGTAAAGCAAGGTCATATATGAATCATAGTTATGCACAAGTTTTACACGAACGATTGTATTTGAAACGCTAGATTGCGAATAGAGGTGGTTGCGCGGGAAGCGAATATTGAGGTAACGCAATTAATTTTGCCTTTTTAGGTTGCGGTGCCGTTTCCAAGTTTAGCAGTTTGCGTTTGCGTTCGTTCATCACGTTTGTGAGCAAAGTAGGTGCCGAAGAAACGTTTTTGACGGGTTGAAACACGTTTGTTTCAAGTTTGTTTGTTGTTGTCAATTGTATTTCATTGGTTGTTGCGTAGCTAAACTCGAACGCTTCAATAAAAATTTTGGTGGCCACCTCTTTGCCGAACGTGACCAAATGGTGCTCGTCGGTGACCGGGTTGTCTAGGTTTTCAAGACATTCGTTATAATGTTGCAACATGGCGCGCGGTGAACTCTTTAGGTCCGGGTTAATTTTGTTGAGGCGTTTGACGGCCACTTCAATTAGGTTTTTGTACGACGGAAAATAATTGGAACCTTTGTTGAGCGCAAACTTGAACACGATCAACAGCACGCGCCTATTAAAGTTTTTGTAATCAATCGAATCGTCCATGTACTTGGTGCGCAAAAACAATTTTTTAACATATTCGTAGTTTTTAAGAGATGGGTCCGCAAAATAACTGTCTCGCGCCTGTTTTACAATATGTAAAATGTTTGCGGGTAGCAGGTTTTCGTTTTCTATCAACTCGCTGCATTTGTCCGTGATGAGCTGACGCGCAAACGTGTCAACGTCTACGACTTTATAATTATCGGTGGCCATTGAACCGACGTTTACGCTGACAATGTCCTTAATAAATTACAGCAATAAAACACAAATGTTTAAATTAAAAAAATTTAATTTTTATTGTTACATTATATTAAAATTACCGTTCATCAACATAATGAGTCGCTGAAGATGTTTGGGATCGCGTTTGTTTTCGCTTTTTGGTATTATGTTGTATTGCAACGAGTTGAAAGCCAGTTTTACAATTTTGTCACGCATAACCAACACGTTGTGTATGTATACGTTGGGCTGTCCCACGGCTGGCATACCATCAATTTTCCCAAAAAACGCTTGTAAATCACACAAAAAATTAAATTTGATCACAAACATGACCATCGAGTCGAGTTGCACAAAAGGTCCGTATTGATTAAACTCGTAGCGCATACGCTCGTAATTTTTAGCGCAATTTTGAAAGTAGTTGGCCGCCGCAAAAATGTAGCCTATGATGCGATTTGATTCGTCGTTGTACAACGTGAGCGGGTACAGCAACTCGTAAAAATTTACCGTCATTTCGACGTGACTCAAATTATATGTGTTTAAACGCATGAGCAAATTAACAAACGCGTTGGCGTTGGGCGTGCCATTGATTGTGTTTTTGCAATTACAATAATCATATGTTTGTTGCATAGCTCGAGTTACTTGTACGATTTTCTCCATGCGCTCGTTTACGCCAGCATACTTGGACAATTCCAAAGCTTTGAGACGTAGGAAATTTTTGTCTTCTTCGCGTTGACGTTTGCGTTTAGTTTCATAATCCGAGTTTTCGTGATCCGAATCGTTGTCGTCAGAAGAATAATCTGGTAAAGGCGGCACACGTTTTCTGCGACGTTTAACTCCGGGAGCAAGCGACATTGTTTCATCGTCAGTTTTAGGCAAAGGGACGTCTTGTGGTTGTATGATAGGAGTTTTGAAACCGTCATCATCATTATCATCATCATTTTGATAGGCGGGTGTTTGCCATTCACGCGGATGCATTGGCGTTTGTTCAACATTATTTTTGCGCCGCCAAAGGTTTTTAGCAAACTCGATTACGTCATCTACGCTGTCTTGTGCGTCAAAATTTATCTTTTGTTCATAATTGTTACGAACATAATCTACCAAACGATCAATACTCATGTGATCAAATTGCGACTCGTTTGTGATATGCGAATTTTCAGATATTATAGATTCCGTTTCGGTGTCTGTTAATTCACTTTCATCTGTAGTTATAATAGGAGATGTAAACAATGGTTTCTCTTGTTGAGTATAAAAATCTATAGATTTTTGTTCATCGTACAAATTAAAAAACGCTTTAAGTTTTTTATCTTTGATAGATTTGTACGCTTCATAACTCAAGCGTATTTTGTAAAGCGGTATTTCTTTTGAAGTAACATTGCGCACTATACTGCGCAAAACGTTTTTAATTTCCAAGTTTTCAACGCGTTCAATTGTTTGCGGATCGTTTCTATATTTTGCAATAAGCGCGTACAATTTTTCCTGTCGAGTTTGTGATGGTCCGGCAACACCAATTTTTGGTAATTCATCACGCAAATTTGTTTGTGTTGGTCTTAATAAACTAGTTTGTGCCTGTGTTAATTCTGCTGGTTTTGGTGAACTAATTTGTGCCGGTGTTGTTGCAGCCAGACGAGGTTCGTTTAGTTCAATAAACGGCCCAATTTTATTTTTATTAATTATTTGGTAAACAGATTCGGCACTAGTCAAAAAATCATTTATAATTGCCATGTCGGACCCATCACCGTTTACATATTCTTCGTATTGTTGTAAAGAGTGCTGCATTTCGTCAAGCTGTTCGGTGGGCACATCGATACGCGACGCGCGACGCAAAAACTCTAACGCAATTCGCAATGTTTGATAGCGCAAAACATAATTTTGCGCAACCATAATGCTGTTGGTCTGGCGTCGAGCAGCATTTGATGGTGTTCCTCCCGACACCGGCAGCGATTCGGCCATGCTTTGTAAAGTATCTAGTTTTTCGATAAGTGAATGTTCTGGCGTGTGCATAATTTTGCTTATTGCCGCTGCGTCACGCGTCAAAATTTGACCTGCGAGCTTGGCTATCAACAACGATCGTTTTTCATCGTCCATTTTATAAGGTCAATATCAAATGCAACATGCACACTTACAAAGTGTTGTACAATTTGAAATTCAACGCGATGCGCCACTTGGAGCATTGCTTTGAACAGGTGCGTTTTGAAGCGCAATTGCAACAACATGAAATTGATTCATTAGCCTTTTTGTTTGCCAAATATTTTGACCAGCAACAATTGATCGACGTGCAAGGTCTTACTTTTTTTACTGAATTTAACAAATGCATAGTGGAAATAAAAACGCGCTTTGATGCGCAGCCAAACACTGACAACGTGCACAACATTAAAAACATCATGTCCATGTTTTTGCGCGACGAGTTTGTTAAACAAGTGCCTCATTTTAGAATGATTATAGAATATTTAAAACAATACTACAATCCAATTTCAGTGCCTGACGTGAACATGTGCGAACATTGTCACATTAATGGTAAAGTGTCGTGTTTAACGTGCAAATGCAACTACGTTTCCAACGCAATGAGCACTCTTGATTCAAACATGCAAAACGGTTGGGACATTTTTTTGCGCGCTATTTTGGGCATGGTGTTTATGATGTTTGTAATACTCAAAACCGATTTCACCTCGCAACCCGACGTAATCAATGAAAACAACCTAATGACACAAATGTTTGTACAATTTTTTTACAATTTATTGTGTGACAAAGCTTACGGGCTGCACACCAAACACAAAATGTGCGAACCCTTAATGAAAGATTGCAAACAAGTTATAAAGCTTTTGTCGTACAAAGATCGCCACCGTTTATTGACTATACTTAACGAGCAATGCAACAGCGCGTCTACGGTGCACAACGCGCACAAACTTTTGATGCCTTTTAAAAATTTTATGATTAAAATGGGCCAGCATACCAAAATTAAAAAAGTAAACAAAGTAGCGGCCACCGTGTTGATTGGGTTTTTTTTGCGGCAATACATTGAAAGCATGCCCAAAAACTATTTGATAAACATGAACGGTCTATTAAAAGACGAACACAACAACATGCACGACGAACCGTGTTCAGCTGGCGAAATGGAGCTACTCAACGTGTGTCGGTACATATTAAAACGGTACGCGGACAAGGACGTGGCGGTCGTTGTAGAAAAGCTAAAGCAGATAAAAATTGAAATAATGAAAGTCTTGTTGTTTGAAAAAATTGTGCCCGAAACGTTTATAAGGCGCATTATTGTCGATTACCAGTTAGACAACGAGATTTCGCTGTTGCTTGATTTGAATCATGATTGCTTCGATAGGCGATAGCTCGGAACTACCGCCACGGCGTTCGCGTCGACATCAAACGCAACCGCGTAGCCGTTCACCCCAACACTTGGCGGCTGCGGAAATGCTTCACAACATTAACAACGCGCAAACGGCGGCAACGTTTATTGTTAACGATTCGTCCGAAAACAAAATTTCTAGTCTCACCACGTTGGGTAACCAATCTATTGCGGCACGCAAACTAGTTGAATCGCTGCAGGCCAACGCGTTCACAATTAAGTTGAATCGTGAAGACACAGTCAACGTGTTGCAGTTCCTGAGCGATCTGTACACCAACCAGCTCGAGGTCGTCAACATTTCATAAGTTGTCACAATGAGTGTGATCGACGTGCACATACGCATTGACCACTTGCGGCGCCTCATCGATGAAAACATGCAAATGGAGATTTGGCCGCAGCTGCTGCGCATGTGCAGCGACACCGTGCCTGACATTGACGTAAACACCGCCAACCTTATGGCTTTTTTAATAACCGTGGCACGCAAATCACAAACCGCCAACGCCAACGCTAACGCGGCCATTGCGTCGCAATTTGCGGCGGGCACCGGCATAACGGGTGCACCAAATAACGCAGCGGAATCGTCCGCTGCGCCCGTACAAACCGTGTTCAACGCGTTTATGCCAACGTCTGTTTCTGCCGCAGCCGCTCCATTAATTGATATGCGACGTTATCGCACAGCAGCTCGCAAGCTCATCCAACATTACACGCTGAACACGACCAACTCAAGCGAGTTTAAAATCCGCGACGTGGTTATGGCCATGATATTTTTAGAACGTTCGGACAAGTATCATCCTTTGTTTAAGTTGTTGGAAAGTGCGTTTGAAGATTTAACATGTCGTCCGCAATTGACGGAAGGGCAAACCAACACAATACTTGACACGCTGCAAACGTTGTTGGAAATGCCGTCTACTACGGTGGACATGACCATTGTAGATGTGATGCGCGGCTCGTTTGCACGTTGTTTTGCTAGCCCTGTAATGCGTTACGCCAAAATTGTATTGTTGCAAGGCGAAACTTTGAGTCGTGACAAGCGCACGACGCTTGAAGAGTTGCTGGTAGAGCGCGGCAGCAACATTCAAAGGCTTCAACCGCAACAGTACGTTACCAGCGGCACGGAAATTCCGTTTTGCGACGACCCCGAGTTTATAAACAAGCTACTCAAACACTTGGATCCGTATCCTTTATCGAGAATGTATTACAACGCGGCCAATTCCATGTTTTACACAACGATGGAAAATTATGCAATAGCCAATTGCAAATTTAACATTGAGGATTATAACAAAATTTTCAAAGGTGCCGAAAGCATTAAAAAACACGCAAATAAAACACCAGAAGACAATGACGAATTGGACATTTATTTAGGCACGCCCGCCAAGCGCAAAAAATAATAGTAAGGTGAAAATTAAAGCTACATTGTAAAAACACTTCGCTATGGTATACCGACGACGCCGTTCCCGTTCCGCAAATGGCACGTATACTCGTCGCCGCAGAAGTTCTGGATACAGACGGCGGCCGGGCAGACCGCGCACCTATCGCCGAAGCCGCAGTCGTTCTGCCACACGCCGCACGGGATACAGGAGGCGTCACTATTAGCCGACTCGCATTTGACACAACTCGCAGTATTGAATAAAGGACATTATTTCGTCGCCGGCGCGCGTTTGACGTTCCACGGTGACAAACTTGTGCTGGCACGGTTTGACACTCAATCCACTTAGGCCTAGCAACAAAGTGCAATTATTAAAATTTTTGTAATCATGTAAATAAATTATTTTATCATTTANGCAATTGCCGGTGTTTAATTTTTTTTGTCGTCGCACTTCGCAATTTACCGTGCGCTTTTCCTTTTTTTTCAACAGCAGATTTTTGTAATTTAACGAATATTTAAGCAATATCGTGTCGAATGTTTCCTTTTTAAACTTGGGCGGCTTGATGTCGAACCTTTTGCTATTTAAATTTTCAACATAACCTTTGGCGTTAAACATACTTTTTTGCAACAATAAACATGGGCAATCGGTTTTGCTATCATGCGCGTCAATGTACTCAAACAATTCCACGTACATTTTAAAATCATTAGTCGTGTTGCTAAACAAGCGCGTGACGCAATCTATTTGCAAACGTATCTGTTTGCGTTCTTTCATTAGTTCGCTTACGTTGGGCACGTACGCGTACAACGAATGAAACAAATGGCCGGTGCCGGCAAAATTGAACGTCTTGTTTTTAACGTGTGACGCAAAGTTTTTGACCAAAAAATCAATTAAATCCACATAATTTTTTTTAGCACGAAACTCGGCAAACACCGTGAATAAGGTGCGCGGTGTCCACGAATTGCGATGAAGTGCAAGTGGGTGTGTTTGCGGTTGCACGACGCTTTTTACCGAGGGCATGTTCTTGTTGTAACCGAATATGCTGATTTAAAATATTTGGGTTTTGAAAAATACGAATACTTTGAGTACGTATTGTTTCAATTAAACAACGGCAACGCGCAATTGTGCAACGTCATAGCGTCTAACCCGCGGTACTGCATGCAGGTGTTTAACGCCCAAGATAACATGTGCGAAGTTCGCCACTGCATGAAAATGGTGTTTAAAACAAACGTTCTTGGCCACATATGCGTGCTTCAACACAAGCCGGCCATGTACGCATGTCTCGACGAATGGCACGTGATGTTTGAATTCCAAATACCGTTGCTACAAAGCGCTTCTTTGGTTTGGGAATTTCCGCACGTGGTCGTGTTTGATTTGGACAGCACGCTAATTACAGAACAAGAAAAAGTGCAAATTCGCGATCCGCAAGTGTACAACAGCTTGGAAGAACTGCGCGCGTTGGGCTGCGTGCTCGTGTTGTGGTCTTACGGCAGTAAAGAGCATGTGGCGTACTCGTTGCAAGCGGTCCAGTTAGCGCCGTATTTTGACGCAATTATTAGCGAAGGTTCGACCGCGGAAGACGAGCCGGCTGTCTTGGTCGCAACCACGGACCGCGAATTAAAAAGCCACTATGTTCCGTCCAATTTTAAATTTGACATGCACGCGCAAACGGGCGACGAATTGCCAAAATCGCCCAAAATAGTAATCAAAATCTTGGCCGACAAACGAGTTAATTATTTTAAATCGCTCACGCTGGTTGACGACCTTCCCAGCAACAATTTTGCGTACGACTACTACGTGCGCGTCAAAAAATGCCCTCTGCCCGTGCGTGATTGGCAACGTTATCACAATCAAATTGTCGATAATATTGACGAGTACGACAACATGTACAATTTTTAATATTGAAAAGCAAAGTCGGCGCTAGCAAAAAAAATATAATGACGCATATTTGAAATAAAATGTGTTTTACAAGTACGATTATTCTTGAAATACAAGTGCAAATTATGAATCATCAACTATTGTAATTCACTACAAGGCCCGCCGCGAAGCTCGCCCTAAAGCTTGCTGCTGCAAAACGCGGGCGGAAATCGGTTGTGGCTGTTGCGGTACGCGTTGGATACCAGTTACTTGTAATTAAATATAATTATAACACGTAAATTAAATGTTTATTTTATTTAACGCCCAAATCCACATACCCATTATATATTAAATAGTTAATAATGTCCATAATTGTAAATTGAATTTGTTCGGCGGCGTCCAACATAAACATGTAATCTGGCGTGTTGTTTTTAAGTCCGGCAAAATGCTCAATTAACGTCAAACTTCCAACGGAAGTGCACGCCGTAGAATATACGCCCGTGTCGTTGACCGTTTGAATTGTAGCGCTTGTAAATTTTGTTACTGTGAACTCGTTGGGGCAAAACACGTTGGCCGAGTCTAAATAATAATAGAGCGTTTTATCAAAATTGTAAAGCACTACATTTTCGGGCGCAATAATAAACAGTCGCTCGGTGCGCGCGGGCGTGCTGAGATCGTAAATTTGCACGTAAGTTCCGTACATCAACGTGTTGTCAAAGTCGCGCAGCAACGTTTGGATTCGATTTAGGAATGGATGGTGATTTTGCAGCGCTATTGCAAAGTACATAAAAATCATTACTACAATTACCACCATAATGGAAAGCATCCTGCCGCGTTTGTTAAAAGACGTTACCAACGACGAAGAATACGTTGCCAACAGTTTACGAGACGCGACTCAGTTGATAATTAAAGACACGCGCACCGGTGCCCGTAAACTGTTTGAACACGTAAACAGTTTTCGCGAGTTTTTAAACACTATTAAAAACGGCGACGGCAATGGCCCGTGTGCCAAGCACCAACGCGCGCCGCAACACGACAACGAAGATCTTGACGACGAAACAATGGAAAAACAGGGCGTGAGCTGCATCAATCACTCTTTGGTGTTGGAAAACAATGATTTTTGCGTGTTTGTCAAGCCGTTTTTATTGAAAAAACACTATAACATAATCAAGAACTACTTAAAACTTGATAGTTTTTTGAACAGCGAAAACCCTGAGCACACTAACAAATGTGTGGAAGCTGGAGACTATTGTTATTGGCCCAATTGGCCCGCGTCGCAAGCCGTTTCGTTTACGGGATGGCAGCTATTTTTGTTTCTCAAGTTTAACATCAGCGTAGAATCCACCATACCCATAATTCACAACAAACATCTAGGGCCCGTGGATTTGTTTGTGTTTAACCCCGAAACTTTTTTAAACATTGAAATGAGTTTGTGCACAAACGAGACGCCGCCGGTCAAGCTGTTTGTCAACGGCAAATCTGTTTTTGACGACAAAAGTGAAAATGTTTTTGAAATAAAAATGGCCAACAACGCCACGGCCACGTGCAAGCTGGCCGCAAATTTGGTGAACTGTCACAAAAACCTGTTTCATGTGATTCGAGACAACATAAATCTTGAAGAGTGCATTACGACGCCCAAGTACAAGCACATTATCAATGTAAACTTGACTAAACTGCGCGAGTTTTCAAACGAGTCGTCGTTGCTCGCCGTCGCAGCCGAAGAACGTGGATTTCAAGCGCCCGCGGTCACGGCCATCATTTCGGCCAGCAGCGAAAACGCCGAAACAATACAAAACGAGATAGACAAAGCGTTGATGAAAGTGCGTGAAGGCATGGTAAAAGTGTTGGCGTCCAACAATCGCGCCGACGATGCCGACTTGCTACAAAAATATTTTGAAGATAGCAATTTTAAAAATTTTCATTTTTTGCTGTTTGTCATTTGGAAACAAATAATTAAACGCGACAGAAAAAGTTTTCGCGAAACCGACGTTAAACTTTTTTTTGAACTTGTTTGCGAAACGCTGTTTGGCGACGACAAGGACGTGTTGACAACGGCATTGGCGAGTTGCGAACCCTTTGTGACACGCAGCGTATCGATTTTTAACAATTTGTGCGACCACTGGCATTGTTTTAGAGGCGTAAACCCGTATTATTTGTTGGGCTTGTACTATGGTGCGCATTATTTCATCTATTTCAAACTCAGCTCAAACGAATCCTACGAATGCGACGATTCGTGGGCGTTTACGCACAAAACGGCCATGGATTGCGAGGTGCCACTGGACGTGTTGGGACAAGCTTTTTTTATCAAAGTCGAGAACGTGGTGACGCAGGTGACGCTCATATTTAACGGCGAACATTATCAGATTGTGAAAAAAGACGACGACCTGTACAAAATGATAAAAACCAATTCTCACAAGCTGCAAAACGTCAAATTTAACAATTGGAAATACATGTACCACACCCAATACGGCGTGTACAACGTGATTACGGACGAATTTTACTCCAATTGTCCGTTTTTGTTGGGCACCACTATGCCGGGCACATTCAAACGCCCCGACGATCCGCCCTATCTACCCGAAACGGTGTTTATGCACATGTTAAACACTAGCGCTGAAGAACGGGACATTCTACGTACCTACCACGTGGCCAAACTGTGCCGCGACGTAAAAATGGTCAAGGTGAATTTGGGTACGGTCAACTTGTTAGGCAACTGCGCACCTTGTCAATTGCAAACACGCGTGCAGTTAAACGAGTTATTTCGAGAGCTTTGGAACTTTGACGATGAAAATCTGCTTACACTAGCGTTGTACGTGAACAAGATCAAAATAGAAGACATTGTGCACAATTTTAAATGCAATTCGTGCCGCGCCAACGCGAAAGCCAACACGTGCAAATGTGTGCGCAAAATAAAAATTAACCGCATGGCGCTAAAAGTGTGCCTGATATTTGACTTGTTTGTCAGCGACCCGGAGCTATCTCAATTAATGTGGATGTTAATTTTGTCCAGTAACAAGTTGTATGTAACTACCGCGTTAATTCTGACTGGCAGCGATCTGGTTAACGAACATGCCAATTTTTTTGTCAAAGAACACGCCAAGATTGTCGCAATTTTGCACCGTGAACTTCACAAGATTGAGTTTGTGGACACGTTAATGGCCGACCTTTGTGACCGCGACGCGTTTTTGGCCAACCTGCAACACGCCGTGGCGAACGAGGCTACGTCCGCGCCAAACGATGACGTGATTGTCAACAAGTTTTACCTACATTACGCCAACGCGACCAACATTTTGCACAAATACAAAAACTTATGGTGGGACAAAACTATTTTAGCGCGTGATTCGGACACGTTGACTACCTGGTTGACCAGATTTTACATGCGCGTCATACTGTCTAAAGTTGATTTGAAAAACTATTCCGTCAGCTATTTGACAAGTATTGTTGAAGGCTATTTGTATTTCAAGCGCTACACAAACTTTAACCATGCCAGCTCGTTTATGTTGATGCACTTTGCAGGCGGTTTGGTGGCTCCCACTAATTATGGTCGCAAAGCTGTTTACTTGCCGGGCGAGCCCATGTCCGGTAAGTCGACTTTTTTTGAATTGCTCGAATCGTTAGTGTTGATGCACAAGTTTGACGACGAAACGCACACGGGCGATTCTAAAGAAACTAGCGACAAAGAAGTGAGCAAATTAAATTCGCAGCTGTACACGATCAACGAACTAAAAAAATGTAGCGAAAGTTTTTTTAAAAAAAACGCCGATTCGATCAACAGCGATTCCAAGAGTCGCAAATATCAAGGCTTGCTCAAATATGAAGCTAATTACAAGATGTTGATTGTGAACAACAATCCTTTGTACGTTGACGACTACGACGACGCCGTACAGGACCGATTTTTGATTGTGTACACGGACCACAAGTTTGTGTCAGATTTGCCATTTTCCGGCTCCATATACCACCATATTCTCACTAAGCAATACCCGCAAGAATCTATGGTGGTGGACACTTTAAAAGATTCCTTGCGCTTGTTTTTGGCTCATTTGGTCAAATACCGACGCGACCCTCAAACGGGTCTTGTGCCTTACAAGACGCTGCTTAACAACGACCCAGTGCATCAGTACAACTTGACGCGCCTTAGCGTCAACAACAGCCCCATGTACGCGCTCATTTACATGCTAAACATTAAAACAGCAACGCGTGCCGCCAACGCATGGGTGACCGAGGAGAAAATGCAAGAAATGATAGGTTACGCTACTCAACATTTAAAATCGTTTTTGCACCCGTCGTTTACTCAATATAACGCGTCCAAAAACATCAACGCTGGCACGAATAAGAGTTTTGTGTTTGACGAACAAATATTATTGCAGCAAATAAAAGACAAGTTTAAAAATAACTACGACGCGCGCAGTAACAAGTTTATTAATTTGACAATGGCGCTTAACAAACTAGACATGAACACTAACGCGCCCAGATTTAGATCTCAATAAACATTTTTGTTTTTCAACATTTTTGTGGTTTTATTTACAATTCCCTGTAGGATTTTTGATTCTTCAAGTATGCCGTATGCTCGGCGTTTACCACCGTGTAGCCATTTTCCAGTAAAATTTGTTGTGCCGCCGAGTTGCGCGTGTACACTAGCGTGCACGCGGAACGGCGTAGCTCGCGCAATTCGCGCTCGGACAATGGCGCCGCGTTGGCGTCAATTAGACACACGTGCAAACCGTCCACCGTAAAGTACAACATGTTATCTTCTTTAGTCATTTTGCTGGGCGTCAATCCCTTGATTACTATAAACATGTTTTTGTACTCTTTCACGTCAAAATTGGCCGTTGTGCGCGTTATTGCCACATCGTTGGACGTGCCGGCAACGTTAGGCGAACGTACGCCGTAATCGTAAATGGTGCCAATAAACACGCAATTGTTTTCTACCCGGCTGTTGCCTTGCTTGACAATGTCATCCATAGACATGGGCTTTTCGGCCACGTACACTTGACTTACTTTGTTGTCGCCGTGCGCTACGCGCATGTACGTCAGCTTGTTGTTGTTTAATTTTACATTGAGTTGCTCCGTTTCTGGATCGACTTGCACCGAATCGCTGCTTTGCGCCAGGCTGGGAGATGATTCGTTAAGAGAGTTAAAGTTTAGTTTACCGTTCCACCATAAATAAAACAGAAACGCCAACACGACCAACAAAAAAATGGTGCCCCACATGTTGTTGCTATTGCACTATGTCGATCGCTATCAGGTTCAAATTGTGCAAATGTTTCAAAAGTACACTTAAATTATCGTTTTCCCAACCGGGCGGCACCAACACCTCGATCCGGCTACCCAACCCGAACAATTCAAAAGCGCCCGTAATAAATTGTTCACAATAATTCAACACGTTGCTGCCAAACGCGGACTCGTCCGCCAATTGCACATACGTCTTATACATGATCATCAAATCAAACAGCACATGGTGTTTGTTGTAGTTTCCATCACTTTTAAGCACCATGTGTCTGTATAGCTTTTTCATAAATAAGGCTTGTTCCTGTTTAAGTTCGGCAAAATATGTCATTTTGTCGCACGACGCGTCTGTTAAACATTCTTTAACATTTTCAAAGTGAATTATTGGCTCGTCAGCGCCGGCGTCGTTGACAGTCAACACGGCCGACGACGGCACTGGGCACAAAAACAAGCGCACTGTTTTAATTGACATGATTCCGCTCACGCCCCTTTTTTCGCGTTACAAAGACAGCTTTTTGTTGTATTCGTTTCGGTTAATTGATCTGTTGCGCGCGTCTAAATCTGCGCATTTAACCAAACTTTTGTCTTTGCAAGCGACTTATCTATATCATTTTGCGTGTTTAATGAAATACAAGGACGTGCAAAAATACGAGGTGCAACAGCTTATAGAATGGGCCGCCAACGCTTCGCCCGACATTGATTTGCAACAATTTCGCATCGAATTTATGGACAAGACTGCCGAGCTTAATTTGCGCTCGTGCCAACCAAAAAGTTTTACTTATACGTTTACAACAATATGGGACACTATACATTTTTTGAGCTTGATCATTGACGACATGGTGTCGACTCGAGACAAAAGTAGCTCTGACTTTGTAACGCAACAATTAAAAACCATGAAAGTGCTGTTTTACAATATATTTTTTATTTTGCAATGCGCCGTGTGTCGCGACCACTACATGAACGTAAAGGGCTACATTATTTATCACATTGAATCAATAGAGCTGGCGCTGGAAAAAGAACGTTACGGCGCGCCCATAACATTTAGCGAATTTTATTGTGAAAAAATAATTGAGGAAACGCGGCAGGACATTCAAGATGTAGATAAACCGCCAACAAAAAGGGCCAGATTAACGGACACGCTTGAGCAACACGCCGATTCGACCACGTTTCCAAACGTTTTAATGAAAAATTTAATGGCGTACGTTAGTATGACGTTTCACAATCACATTAACGACTATAAGTGGATTCAGCGCAACAAAAAGCCGCCCGCACATTACGAACGCATGACTTGGGAACAATACAAAAAACTATTAAACATATAATTTTTATTTAAAAATGGCTCACATTATTATTATTATACTACATTTGTTTATAATAATATTTTTAACTTTATATTTGTTCACATCTGTAAAACATGTGCCCAAACCGCTTCCGCTAATACCTCCGCCAACACCCTCACCAACGCCTTTACCCACACCTTTACCAACGCCTTCGCCAACACCTTCACCAACGCCAACATTTTCACTTTCGCCAACCCCTTCACCGACGTTTTTGCCCACACTTTCACCGACGCCAACACCTTCACCGACGCTTTCGCCAACACCTTTACCGACGTTACCGTTAACGCCTTTACCGACGCTTTCGCCAACACCTTTACCGACGCCTTCACCGACGCCGCCACCTAGCCCCGAACCATTGGGCGATTCTATGTATTTTTCGGCTGAAATTACAACAATTGAACAGCTTCAGGATTTTGTGCGGCCATTGTGCAGAAATTCGGGGCGCGCCACGTATGCGGTGCCGTGGGATTGCCAACAAGTTATGCATTGTAACTATTTTGGCATTCCGCTGTGGTCGGTGCCGTGCAACACGCACGATGCGTACTCGTTTGTGGCTGACGGCTGCGTGGCGCATTGGCGGTCCGATTGCCCGTTTTACCCGCTCAACACACTTTAGACGGCACAATTCTGTCCGGTCGACATTTAAGCACGTTTATTACCGTGTCAGTAAAAACGCATTCATACACGGTTTTGTGTGTTAACGGCACATCTGTAACAATAATCCTACCCTCCAATGGGCCGTCAATTGAGTTGAGGGTGTCTGTTTGTTCGTCATATTGTAGTTCAACGGTAGGCATCCATTTGTATTTAACGTATTGTAACTGCTCGTCTAGCACAATGAATCCGTCTACCGGCACTGTGGTGTAATGTGAATGCGTCAACGGCGGGTCAAAAAATTGTTGAAAACGCAATTCGCCAAATTGCGACAACGCGACGCCGTTTACGTTGGTGTGTAAATAATTTAAACATTCGACGGCTGTTAACGCGTTTAGCGAATATGCGTCATTTAGGTCGCATTCGTATTGTGTGCGATTGTTGTATTTGTAACGAAACACTTGCAGTAAATCTGTCACGTAAATTTTGTTATCAACAACTTCACATTGAAACGTCACAATGTTGTTAAGGCCAAAGGGACTGTTAATTTTAGCTGAATGTAGGCACATGTCGTCCGTTTGCACAATCATAAAGTTTCGCCTAAACGCACCTCGACCACGCACGCCGTCCAGTTTTAAAGCCCACTTTTTTACGCCCGCGCTATCCAAATTATTAGAGCCATAGGTGATTTTTTGCTCGCGATTAAACTTGCGCATAATCACCTTGTTGAGTAATGTGGTATAAGGTAAACTGGGCGCAATGTTTTGGTAATCGGCAAACGCCTCCATTTGCACAATCAACTCGCAAAAACTATTTAATTGGTCGGCGAAAGGTGCAGCGTCTGTAAATTCCAGTTCAAGCCGGATGCGCGCCAAAATGGCGTCGCTGCCAAGCTGTAAATTTTGAGTGGGATAAGCGCATTGCGTGTTAAGCAAAGCGTTTTTTAATGTAATAATTTTATGCGCCGTGGTTGGATCGTACCGGTTGGCGAAATTGTTTTGCAAATACACGTGTTCAAACTTGATTTCAATTATACCCAACTTGTATACAAGCGTGTCAATGCACGATTGAATCTGGCGCTCTACGCTTTCGCGCGGAACCGTAGTTTCGCGGTTTTCGCGCCACACAAGCGGCACCAACACGTTGCTAGACGGCAACCAATGCACAAATCTTTCGTCACGCAAATTGCTTTTGCGCACGCTTACTATGCTGTCGTCCGCCACGCGCGTGCGCACGTTGTTAATGTCGTACAAGTCTACGTAATGCTTTGGCGAATCACACTTTTTAACAATATAAGAATCCAAAATTGAATACAACAAATCTTGGCTGAAATTAATTGTATAAGAGATTTCTTTCTCAATCACAAAGTCGTCCATTGTAGCAAAAAATGGCGCTTGTGTCTCCCGGCGTGTTGTCGCAACGGTCGACGAACCACTGCCTAATGGGCTGCGCCGACTCGTTCAACCCGTGCGCCACGTACAAGTCGCCGTGCTCGGCCGACGCGTCCGTAGATGATGGTTATTTTTATTGCAATTACCATTTAAAAAGAGATTTTAAAATGTCAAAAATGGTTTTACCCATATTTGACGAGGATGACAACCAGTACAAACGCACCATAGCGCGTCATTTGGTTGGGCACAAAGACACAGATTACAAAAGAATTTTGGTTCCCACATTTAATAATTATCAACAAGTGTTAAACGTGTCTAGCAGAATGTTGTCAGAACAGCTTATTTTTCACATGATCTATGATAATCGTATTGAAATTGAACGGATTTGCAATTCGTTAAGAAATAGTGAAAGTTTTTTAGACGACACATACAGCGTTGTGGAAAAGGTGTATAATTCAGCGCGTAACATTTTGTCGCTTACAGACCCGCAAGCGTACTGCTCGCGCGTGGCCAATGACGACGTGCGTTATTTTGATGTTACTAATGCTAATCAAGGCGGGCCCGGCGACGTGGTGTTTAACAATTTGCCCGGATTTTTAAGAAATCTCATTCGTCGCGCAGTGGCACCCGAAACACTGCAAATTGACAATGAAGATTTGCGTTTACGAAATTGCAGCACATGCCTAATTGACAACAGAGGTTTGGTGGCCACTGTTGAAGGCACCGAATTGTATAACCCGGTGCGCGCTTCGGACATTATTCGGACGCGACCTAACCGTTTGAAACTTAGAAACGTTTTAAAATTTGAAGGCAACACACGCGCGCTGGAACGCACGCTCAACCGATACGAAGAATATCCCATGTACGTGCCTTTGTTTTTGGGTTACCAGTTAATCAATTTGCAAAACGACATTTTACGCGCAAACAACTTTATTCCCGCTCGGGGCGCGTTCGTACCTCGCGGCGTTGACGTCAACGTTCAAGCAAACGCAGCGGATATTGTGGCAGGAAACGTCGCTACCTAAACACAATGGATATAATTAGGTTGCAGTGTCACATTTGTTATACAGTGGCAGAAATAAAAAATAATTTTTTGCAACCCGCCGATGCAATCAACATGGTGCCCATCGTGGAATTGCATTTGTGCAAACATCAAATGTGCGTTACTTGCGTTCGCAAAATTGCGCAGCGCAAAAGAGACAAACGCTTAGAGTGTCCCATGTGCCGACGCAAAAACGCGCATTTTAACGTGTACAGTGTCAACCGCAACGTGGTCGAAGTGTTGCGATGCGGAGTAAACGACGTGCGCGAACAAGTCTACCCAAGATGTATAATGGACGCAGGTTCGTTGACACGCAACATTTTTGAAAAAAGCATTTTGCTTGAAACAGAATATAACATTAATGAACCCGCCATCACGCCGGACGATTTGCGCAACGTGTTGACGCGTTTGCAAGAGCAAATAAATGAACAAACTAAAATTAATTACACTTTGTATTTGCAATCACAAACGTTAACGCAAACCAACGAGACAATCGAGCGCCGCATTGAAAAAAGTCGCAACGATTACAATGATGTTTGCAAACAAATGGAAACAATACGAAACCTTAGAATTAAAGAAGAACGCGCTTTAAAAAAACTGGCTGATAAGCGCACACAATGGGTGGAACGAAATGCTAAGTTAGAGCAGGAAAACAAACAATTGGCAAATGAAAACATTGAATTAATTAAAGATTATAATTTATTTAAAAAATGTTAACACAATAGTTTGTATACAATAAAATATATTTAACAATAATTATTTTTATTTTTTATTATTATTAACGACAAACGCAACGCTTCGTCAAATTGGTCCGGGGTTAAATCGAAACATCTCAATTTGCGTTTAATTGTGGCCACTGTCGCAAGTCCGGCACTACATTTTTCAGCAATACTATATAACACGCATTTTACTGGATCGCTGGGTTGCAAATCTAACGCTTTGAAAAACATTAATTTAGCGTTATTACTTGAGTCGGTCTGCATTGTGAAATGGTAAACTGCGTAAAAACGTCTTTATTAAATACTGGTTATTGTATCAGTTTTGCCAACACGCAATTATATTATTATTAGTTTTTGCACAATAGAATTATTCAACAGTATCATCTAACAGACATAATTGATTTCCCAAGTGGTTTTACGGTTTACAAAACAATTTTGTTCAATAAAATAGAGATTGATTTATTAAACTAGTTAATTAACTTGTCGATACACAACAATCTTGATTACATACATGTTTAAATTTATTGCGTCATTTATTAAACTAGTTAATTAACTTGTCAATACACAACAATTTTGAATTTATACGAATGTTCTCGTAAAACTCGCGTATTATTTTTATCAAATGACGCAATTATTCTTGCATGTTGTCCAAATAGTATAATTTATCCGCTTCCGCGTTGCACGTAAACGTGTTGGCGTCGTACAAGTGTTCGGGACATGCCATGTATTGACCGTCCTTGACGTGCACGTGCCGATTATACTTTACACCGTCGTTGGATTGCGTGTTTAAATTGGTGTACACGTGTGAGGGCGTTGACTCTTTAACTACGGTGACGTCATTGCCATCAAACACGGAGCGACACCCGATGCCATTGCCCGTGTACGCATACGCGTTCAACACGTAATGCAAATTTTTGGCCGGTTCGCATTCAACATCAACTTTGACATTGTTTCGCAATTGTGCCAACGCGTCAATAATCACGTCGTTTTCCGCATGGCAACTAGTTAATTTGTAACTCGGCAACTCGTAATAACAAGAATAGAACAAATCTTTTTTATCCAAAATTAAAGGTGAAAATTCTGGCATTGGTTTATCAAGTTCTGAATCAGGTTCGGATTCATCAAGTTCTAAATCAGGTTCGGATTCATCAAGTTCTAAATCAGGTTCGAATTCATCAGGTTCGGGTTTAAGTTGGGTGTCATCATCTTCGCCTCCGGAATTAGCGTTTGTGAACGGGTCAAACAAGGGTTTGGCCAGCCCGTTTTTATTGACAAATGGCTGTTTTGCGAATGGATCAAATGCTGGTTTAGAAATCGTAGCGTTTTTTGATTGTATATTTTTAGCATATACTACCATATTTCGAGGCCGTTTTACGAGAGTGTAGTTATATTGTAGTGGAGTTGTAGTATATTTTTGTGCCAGTGTAGTATATTTTTGGTACATCGTAGTATATAGGTCGGCACAAATGTCCGATTGTAGTATATTGGTCAATATACGATGTTGTAAATGGTCGTTTTCTACGATTTTTAATGGGTTTTCGTAGGATATTGCACAAAAACGCTTATAATCCGCGTCTAAACCGCTCAAATCGGTGCGAAAAACGCTCAAAAACGCGCCATCACCAAATTCAAGCGTTTTTAAAACTCCGTCGCCCGATTCGGTGCACACATTGGCGCGGTTAGCGTTTAACACGTCGAATAATTGCGGCCCAAAACAATCAATCGGTTCGTTGGTGTACGGGTTGACGCCCACGGCGCCGACGTCACGCGCTAACAACAGGTTTTCCCCAAACGTTGTGTCCGGGTCATTGCCTTCCAACAAACCGGGAATCATGCTAGTCAACCCGACCATGGACGTTTGCATGTCAATGTCGTAATCATTGGGCAAGTTTTCAACAGGAAACGTGTCGTTTAACGCGCGCACGTTGGTCAACGTAGCCGGTGCGCACACGCCGTTATCAAAAACTTGTCGCGGAAATGCCGCGACAAGTTTAAACTTGTTAATAAACAATTTGTCGGCCAACATGTTGGCGGTGTCACATTTTGTTTCAGAAATAACTTCAAAATTATCGCAGGTCATTTGCCCGGTGGCATACTCAAATGTGTCGTCAGTGTGCATGTAAACTAGTTGACCAGTGCCTTTGGGCAAATCGGCGCAACGCGCGTCGCCCGAGCAAGTATATTGACCATCGGCTTTGCGAACACGATTAATGCACGTGATTAGCTGCGATTCGCGATTGTTCATGCATTCAAAATATTGTGTGTTGCCAATGTCGGCCGTAATGTACGTATGCCCGGCGCCGTTGAACGTGCACGGGTGCGTTTCCACGCACGACATAAGCGCGCGATCAAAAACTAGTTGGTCCGGACATTGCGCTACAACATGTTGGCCGGCGTGACATTTTACAAACTCGTTGACTAACAAAGTTTCGGGAAAATAGTTTAACACGTAGCCGTCCGGTCGACCTTGGCACAGCTCATTAACCCGACATTGGCTTGTCGCGGCGTCAAACGTGTAATTATCGGGACATTCGCGCACCGCTTGCGAGCCATCCGCCAAGCATTGCAAATACAACGTGGGATGATACAAGTTGGCGTTTGCTGAATAATCTTTGTCCAAATGTTGGTTGTGCACCAACGTGTCGAGCGCTTGCTCGTTCATGGGATAGAAACCGGGAGCGCGTCCTTCGCACGGTTCCACCGGCACACATTTTAATTGTGCGTAATCAAAGCGGAAATGTTGCGGGCAACGCAATTTGACATCGCCCGCATCGCCCGTCAACACAAACGCTTCGGGTTCAGTGACCGCGGGTGCGACGCGATGCGCGACCGTCGCCGCGGCGGCGTTAAATTTTTGTTCTAGAAAGTCAAACACCTCAACCGTGTCGTCGTGTACAGTTTCATGATAGATGCTCAGGTCGTCGGTTTTAAACCACGTCACTATATAAGTGTGTTCGTACACATCCGACACGTGGCCCAGCACGTCCGGTGTTGGCTTGTTCGCGTTTGTTCGTTTTGTATATTCAGTCAGCACCTGCAGTCGTTTGGAAAAGGTCGTCTCGTCAAATTCGAAAAATATTGTATAATAAATCAACGCAAAAATAATTATTAAAATAATGGCGAGCACTAACAGCACCACGTCTGACATTGTAGTGAGGGCGCGCGTTGTGCTCGCGAACGACGGCGAGACCGTGTTGGAGTTTGGGGCCAAAAACGAACACCGCTTAATGAAGGGCGCGCACGACGTGCGCATTGTGCCTTCGGACGAGTTGGAAGCGTTGCACGACAGCCCGCATTCCGTAATCACTTGCGGCGACTACACTGTCGAGTTTAATTTGTCAAGCCGCGACAAACGCGAAGCGCAAGCCTTGCTGAGCGTCAAACGGGACGACATGTTGGTAAGCGGCGCCGTGTTTAGGCTAAAGCTGTGGAATAATAAGAAGTTTGTCGACACGTCGGCGCCGCATTATGAACCCGCCGAAGAAGAAAGCGTTGTCGCCGAACGCTTTGAATCAGAATCTGGCGACGCACCACCGTCGCCCAAAAAGCAAAAATTGGACCAGTCTGAACAAGATTAAATACGACAGCGAACTGCTAATTCACTATTTGTACGAAGGGTTTCGCACCGACAATCAACAATGCAACTTGAATATAATAAAAATCTACAAAGTAAAAGTGAAAAAAACAGGCGCTTCCATTTTGGCACATTATTTTGCGCAAATTTCCACTTCAAGCGGTTACGAGTTTGAATTTCATCCTGGCAGTCAACCGCGCACGTTTCAAACAGTACACACTGATGGACTCATTATTAAAGTGCACATTATGTGCGACGAATGCTGCAAAGCTGAATTGCGCAGATACATTAAAGGAGAAAACGGTTTTAACGTAGCGTTTCGAAACTGTGAAAGTATCCTGTGTCAACGTGTCAGTTTCCAAACATTGTTGTTGGGCTGCGCCATTTTGTTGCTGTTGTTTAACGTGGAAAAATTTTCAATTTTAAATTTGTTTGTCATTTTGTTACTTTTAGTAGCATTGTTTTGTAACAACAATTATATTATAAGTAATCCACACGTTGTATTTTGCAATCATAAGAACGCATTAAAAAATCATGAATGAACGGGATGGCTTTTATTTAAACGCTTCGCAAACGCCTCCAAGACACCCGTTTGCACCCACCACCAGCACGACCGTTATTAGTTCACAAAGCGGAAATTATCCTACCACAATGTCCACAATGGTGCAGCGGACAGATCGTGGCAGCGCAAACTCGCTTGTTAAAACTAAAGAAGACGCCACCGGCGAATCTATTTGGTACAACAAGTGCACAGACTATGTGCACAAAATTATTCGTTATTATCGTTGTAACGACATGTCGGAATTAACTCCTTTGATGATTCATTTTATAAACACAATTCGCGACATGTGCATTGACAGCAACCCTGTCAGCGTAAACATAATCAAGCGCGTGCAAACTGACGAAGAAATTGTTCGTCACCTAATTGGGTTGCAAAAAGAGCTGCGTCAAAATAGCGTGGCTGAATCCATCGACTCGGATTCCAACATTTTTCAACCGTCGTTTGTACTCAATTCGCTGCCGGCGTACGCGCAAAAATTTTACAACGGCGGCGCAGACACACTCGGCAAAGATGCGCTTAACGAAGCGGCCAAACAGCTTAGTCTGGCCGTGCAGTACATGGTGTCGGAAGCGGTAACGTGCAGTATTCCCATTCCGTTGCCATTTGACCAACAGCTCGCCAACAATTATGTAACGCTGCTTTTAAAACGCGCCACGTTACCCGACAACGTGCAAGAAGCCGTCAAGTCACGTAGCTTTGTGCACATTAATATGATTAACGACCTCATTAATTCAGTGATTGACGATTTGTTTGCTGGCGGCGGCAACTATTATTATTACGTTCTCAACGAAAAAAATCGCGCGCGCGTCGTAGGGCTCAAGGAAAACGTGGGATTTTTGGCGCCATTGTCCGCGTCCGCGGACATTTTTAATTATATGTCGCAACTTGCTACGCGACACGGCAAACGTCCCGACATGTTTGAGAACGCGGCGTTCCTTACGTCAGCCGCCAACGCTATCAACTCGCCGGCCGCCCATTTGACGCAGAGCGCATGCCAAAAGAGCTTGTCTCAATTAGCGGCGCAGTGTGAAACGTTAACCCGGTTTATATTCATGATTATTAAGCAAACTGACGCCGACAAATTATTAAATCCGCCGCGTTCGCGCGCGCTATGAGTTTGTACAAAAACAAAGTGTGGTGCGTGTACATTGTGCGACGAGACGACGGCAAATTGTACACGGGCATAACCAGCGATTTGCGACGACGTTTGAACCAACACAAACGCGGCGTTGGTGCGCGTTTTTTACGCGGCGCAAACTCTTTGCGTTTACTTTATTGTAGCGCAAACGCGTACGATTACAAGACTGCCGCTCAATTGGAATACAATCTTAAGCGTAAACGCGGTAAATATTTTAAATTGCAACTGATTAAAGCGCAGCCTCAACACTTGCATCAGTATTTGTCATTATCATGAACTTGGACGTGCCTTATTACCGTTTGGGCAACCACGAGCGCGTCGAATACATTCCGCTAAAACTAGCGCTTAACGACGACGCGTCCGTAAACAACAACAACAACAACAACAACAACGATTCTGCTATATACGAATACTCGGACGCGCACAAAGGCGAAACGCGTACGGGCCAAATGTCGGCCGGTTTAATCGTGTTAATTAGTCTGATGGCATTTGTGGCCTTGTTTCTTTTATTGTATGTTATTTATTATTTTGTAATATTAAGAGAAGAGCCGCAATATTCTTCTAACACAATTGACAACAGCGATCCTTCTTTTTTGTTTAATAAATTTGATTAATTACAATGAACGAGCTGATGAACGCACGCAATGAAAACACTTTTAACGATTGGAAAATGCGCATTCAATCAGCGCCACAATTTGAGCACGTGTTTGATTTGGCCACCGACCGACAACGGTGCACGCCGGACGAGGTAAAAAACGACAGCTTGTGGAGCAAGTACATGTTTCCCAAACCGTTTGCGCCCACCACACTCAAAAGCTACAAATCGCGTCTCATTAAAATTATTTTTAGCCTAATTGAAGAACCGGACTTGCAAAACACCGCGTATTCGTTAAACAGGGAATTTGATTCAATTGAATATCAGCAACTGCTCGTAAACCCCAAAGAGCTGTGTAAACGCATGCTTGAATTGAGGTCTGTGACAAAGGAAACGTTGCAGCTCACCATTAACTTTTACACTAACGCTATGGGTTTGCCCGAATTTAAAATTCCGCGCATGGTCATGTTGCCGCGCGACAAGGAGCTCAAAACCATTCGCGAAAAAGAGAAAAATTTCATGCTTAAAAACGCGATAGACACAATTTTGGATTTTATTAATAACAAAATTAAATTGCTAAACGGCGACTACGTGCACGACCGCGGCCTCATTCGCGGCGCTATAGTGTTTTGCATAATGCTAGGTACGGGCATGCGCATCAACGAGGCGCGCCAACTGAGCGTGGAAGATCTTAACGTGCTAATCAAAAAAGGCAAACTGCGCAGCAACACTATTAATTTAAAACGCAAACGCAGCCGCAACAACACACTTAACACGATCAAAACCAAACCGTTGGAGTTGGCTCGCGAGATTTACGCGCGCAACCCCACGGTATTGCAAATTTCTAAAAACACCTCTACGCCCTTTAAAGACTTTCGCCGTTTGCTGGACGAAGCTGGCGTGGAAATGGAACGGCCACGTAGCAACATGATAAGACACTATTTGAGCAGCAATTTGTACAACAGCGGCGTGCCGTTGCAAAAAGTCGCGCGTCTAATGAACCACGAATCACCGGCAAGCACCAAACCGTATCTAAACAAGTACAATTTTGACGAAAGCAGCAGCAGCGAGGAAGAAGAAGAGTTAAACAACCACCGCGACTCGTCAGCCGGCTCGTCTAGCGGTTCGGCATCCATATATTATCGTGCCGGTGAATAATAAGGGCAAAATGAATCTGTACTTGTTACTGGGCGCGCTGGCCGTGTTTAGCCTGGTGTACGACAAGAAGGAAAACGGTGTTGCGTTTTATTTGCTCATTCTGGTGCTAGTGTTTGTGCTGGTCAGTCCGGCCCTAATAAGTAAAAATACCGAGTCTGCCGTGGACGACCTACCCAGCCATAAAGCTAAGAGTGTGCGGAAAAAACTGGAAATTGAACAAGCGCTTGACGCAATTTTAAATAAAAACACCAGTTCGCTTGACTAAAACAACCATGACCAACACAATGAAGAGTTTTTTTGCCGAACTAGTTAAATCCACTACCTTTGCCACCAAAGTGAGCATGGTGCGGTCAACCCTTGACAATTGGCTCAACGAGCAAGTTTACCCGGACTCGCATTTTTTTGACAAATTACGCAACGTGTTTAGAATGTTTATTGCTCACCAGATTGACAGGCAACTCATCTACAACTTGGTGGGCACGGTAGATTCTTCCAAAAAGCTAACCGAAAAACAAATTGATTATTTAGTGTGCGCGTTTCTAACAAACCGCAAAGTGGTGAGCGTCGTGCAAACGTTCGTGGACGGTTACAGATTGTCGGGCGAAGATATCAGTGCTCTATCTAATTTTTTGGTAACACAAATGAACGAAGTGTACCAATTATAATAAGATCTATTAATAACAATGACCAGCTGCGAAAATCCAATTTCAATTATTGTGCAAGATGAGCGACCCGATCAAAAAACTGTGCACGGTGTTGCGGAAGAGTATACGGTAGACGGGTTAAAACTGAAACCAGCCTATGTGGAATATTACAAGCAGCTGCAAGCTATTGTGGATTTTTCTGTAATGACATTGAGCAAACAATTGAACATGAAAGATTATGACGAAGTTTATTCCTTGGGCCGCCAATTGTACGAAATTATGCGCAGTTTGTTTGTAGACGAACCGTTCAAGCTGTGGTTGGAAACTAACGCCGCGCAATTGGCCGCCGATAAAACGTTTAGAGACAACATTTACAAAATTTTAAAAGAACAATTGCAAGCGGCAACTGCAAAAACACAGTCAAACACTTTTAAAAATGTAATAATAAACGTGTTAAACAACGAATTGAGCAATGACACGGTTAAGTACGATGCGAGTTGCGGCTATGTTAAGCCAAATTGCATTGTGTCAACGTTTAATTGTTGCACATTAAATTTTAAACCGCCACAATGACGACGCCTCAAGCTACATTAAACGTTGTGCAAGAAGACGCACTTGCAAAAGTAAATGAATTACAGGCCCTTCTTAACGATAGCAACGCAACGTTGGACACTTTATCAACCATGGAAACTAATTTGTATAATTTATTAGCTGTAGCAAACGTTTTGCAATTTGATCCAGAACAAGAAAATTTAAACCCTTTAAAACAAAACATTAGAAATTGTTTAATTATATTTATTGATTTAATTACAATAAAAAAATTTATAATTTACAATTTTTTTTAATTATTGTTTACCACATTTATATAAATAAAATTACAATTGTTGTTAATGTGTAAATAACAATCACCAGTTGTATTTTCAGACTCTAAACAAGTTACACACTTACACAACAAAGTAAAAACAGTTTTTGACACCTGTTTAACAAATTTTAATTTACAGAATAAACTATTAGGCATACAATACAAAAAATTATATAGACTTATTTTTATTGTGGAAGCGTTTCTATTCGGCTGGTAATCTTGCCGTTGCATACGCAGCACCTTTTGCAGCGCGGAGAGCATGTAGCGCACACGGCCAAATGCCGGCACGGTAAAAAACACACTGATTTTTCGTTTGCAAAGCACACTTTACATTCTGAAACGCTGCTGATGTCTGCTTGCGGCGCGCTGGGCTTGACGCGTTCTAAACGCGGCGGGGGCAGATCCTCCGCTAATATTTTAAACATGGATTCGTCCAAGTTTACATCAACCACGTAACGAAACGCGCAAATCGCATCGTGATCTTGTTGCGCGGCGTCCACCGATTCGTACGCGACGACGGCTTTGCAGCCGGCGCAACGCAATCGTTTGCCGAAACAATAAAAGCCACGCCGGCTCAACATGTCAATTACCCTGGGTTGCGACGCAAATTGCCGTCGCGCCCATTTAAAACTGCAAAATGATTGTTTGCGTAAACTTTCGTTGGCCAGCAACGCGTTAGTGGCCGAAATGCAATAATCAGAATAGGTGTGTCGTTTAACGCGTTTGGCGTCAATCTTGTTCATAGTTGTGTTGCAACCAATGCATTTGAGCATGTTGTTATGAAAAAAGAAACCCGTTTTAGCCAAATCCATTTTTTGCACGTTATCTAACAACAAAGGCGTCATTGTTTTGGCGCGCCCGTGCGTGGACAATATTAAGAAATTAAACTTTTTCAAATCCATGCTTAGTTTTTTGCAACTCGCACAACAATTTGTTTAGATACTTGCATTGCAACATGCAAAATTTTTTAAACACGCGTGCCATGACGGAAATTTGATCGCTACCGGCAGTTTGCGGATTTACCAACTTGTTTAGGCACACCAAATAGCGTTCCGAGTTGGACGGCCGCGATGAAAATGGTTTGACTAAATGCCAACGCGCAAAGTGACAAACAAAATTTGCCAACATGTTGAGCGTTTCGTGGTTGAACGCGTCAAACACCTTGATGACACAATTACCGCCCGGCCGCAAACAAATGAGCGCCAATTGCGTTTCGCGCATGATGAGAGGCGCGTTGAGTTGTTCTTGATCGTTTTCGCGTCCGGTCACGTCCACAGCGCCGTCGGCAAGCACGAGGTCGCACACGTTGCCGCACTTTACGCTCAAGTCAAACAACACGTTTTTGTCTAACACGTCGCCCGTCGCGTCAGGTCCCATAACGGCGCAAAAATTAACTTGGTTGCGCACTGTGCGTTTGTATGGCGCGTTTGCGGCCAACGTGACACCGTACATTTTACACGACGCGTTGCATGACATGGTGTAGGCGGCAAACTCGCCCGGTCCACCACACAAGTCTAATGCCGTGTTGACACTTTGGCACACTTTAAATTGTTTATCAATCTCGGCTAGTTTGCGCCAACATCGCGGTCGACGCGTTACTGCGTTGTCAAACAAACGATTACGTGCACGTTTAATTTGCGCGTCACTAAAAAAAGTTAGGCAATGTTTAAGTTTTTCGACTTTTCGTTGCAACACTGCGTTGTGCGTCATCACGTCCCCAAAACGCGATTACCACCGTCAGCAGCACGGTTAGAATAAAAAGCAAAAAAACGTGCACCGTGTTCACATTAATCGTGCGGTCGCTGCGTCGGACGGGTTTATTGAGCGCAGCTCTTATCCTTTCGTTTAGCACGATCAATTCTTTATTTTTAACATCGTACACGATTGGTGTGTTGTAATCAAAATTTTCAAAATCTGCCCGTTGAAACATTGTTCTATACGTGTAATCGAGCGGAGTACCGTTGGCCACGTTTGCAATCAATTCACGCCAAGCCAACGCGCGGTGTTCGGGCGCCACTTCTACTTCATTGGAACTCAACACTTGCCAGCGCACCGTGTCCCACATAATGGCCACTAAACGTGAGCACACAAACGAAACAACAAGCAACGAGCCTTTGAAAAAAAAAGTAAAAGAAAACTACAAACGCATTACAGGCAAGCTGTTAAACAAAACCACGTTAAGCATAGATAACCAACGTTATTACACGTTTAGATTTTTAATTGACAACAAAATGGAATCGTACTACGGTAACCTGCAGTGTTTTAAGGAACTGGTGGACGGCGAGTGCTACGACATTAGCTTAAACTTTATTAAAACCAAGTTTAGAGAATGGATTCAAATTAACGAATATGTCAAATGTGATACGCCTATTGAAGATACTGCTGCACAAGTACAATTATGTTTGACTCAGACCGATTTTGAAGACGAAAACGTAGTTAATGTGTTGGCCAAATTTAAATGTGTGTTTAAACGTTTAAACACAAACAATTACAAAATGGTGTTTGAAATCAACATGACAGACGCAGGCGGCGCCGTGCGCGTGGAACAAGTTGAATGTTTTGTTAACGCAAAGGTGTTGGCCAGCGTGGCCAAAGGGCACGTGAAAAATTGCGACGATTTTGACCAATTAATGGAATTTTATTTTAAAAGTTCTGAAAAAATGTTTAATGTGTACGGGGTTAAATGTCAACACACGGTCAAAGGAACTTTTGCGTTTTCGAATTGGGTTGCAGGCCCAATGACACGATTGGAAACGCCCACCATCACGGACAATGATGATTATTTAAATTTGCAATTTAGCAATGCCACCAATAACATTAGTCGTTCAAACAAACACTTGATGTGCGTAAAGCTGTCGCAGTTTAAAGCGGATATAAAGGAAAATGACAATGGTAAAGAAAATATTTCAGTTCAATTTAAAGCAATTGATTCCGATGACGGTGAAGATCCCAAATGGAACAAATGCGTTTACTATTTGGATAACAACAACATTAACAAACAAGACACCAAACAAGACACCAAAAATGAAGCAGACGTGATGCAAAAACTTATTATGGATTTTGATCAGTTATCCACGTGTTTGTCGGACAACCTGACCAACGCCATTATTTATGTGACCGTTGATAACGCGGATTCAAACAATATGAACATGTTAGGTTTGCTTAAATACGATGAAGACATGAACGAATATAGTTTTATATAGTTTCCATTTCGGCACTTGTGCGTGCTAACGATTCGTACAATTCCATCATGTTTGTTTTCCAGTCAAATATATCTTGTGTAATTGAACGATAATTTAACAATAAAGAATTTATCTCTTCAATATGTGTGTTTAATTTGCTCATTTCCAATTGCACACCAGCGTCGGCCATTTGTTTTAATTCTTCAGTAGTTGCCTTTTTTAAATTAGTTAATTGGCTTTTGGCAGTTTCCAATTCCGCTTTTATTGATTGTATGGTTTTGTTGTTAAGTTGAGGCGAAGTTTGAACTAAATTATTTATTTTTGCAACGTCTTCTTTGTTTTTTCTTAAATCTTCTTGAAGAGCGGCAATTTGCTGCGAGCAATTAACAATTAAAGCGTTAGCTGTTTCGCTTTGCGCGGAGCTACTTGAGGTCAAATTAATTATCTCGGCGGCCAATTTATTATATTCAAAAACCAACTTGCTTACGGCACTAACGAGAACAATATTGTCAGCGTTTTGAACTTGTTGGTGTGTCATTAAACTGCCATCGGAATCCATCAACATGTTGGCCGGAATAATTTGTGCAATTTGATTTTTTAAACTAGCCATGTTGAGAACAGTGTTAAAGTTTAATATGTCGTTGGCAGCCATGAATTGATTAAAACTTTCAAACCAATTGCTTAGCACGTCGCGTTGTTGTTGCGCTAATTGAATACTCATGTTATTAGGATTTTGAGATAAATCTGCGCCGTTACCCAAATTGGGATCAATTGTTTTCGCTCTTTTATACATTAAATCTAAAGCGGTCAGTAAAAATTCTATATTTTCGTTGTCGTTGTCGCCTAATTTTTTAGCACCCACTGTTAAATCTTTTTCAAGTTTAGTAACGTATTCATTTGTGCTGATTAATTCTTGTTGATTTGCTTCAAGTTGGGCAACTAATTCGTCGTACTGTGTTTTGCCTATAGTTAATAATTCGTTTAATTGTTTTATATTGTCATTTCTTTCATTTAACTCTTGTTGCATAAATGTTAATTGGTCATTTTTTTCTTTCAAAGAACGTCTCAATTCAGAAACAGTATTTTGTGCGTCATTGTTTACGTTTTGAATTTGCAAATCTTCGGCGTTTTGTAAACGTTTTTCTAAATCTTTACTTTTTTCTTGTTCTTCCTCAAGTTTAGTTTGTTCAATTTTAAATTTTTCAAAATTCTGTGCAGATCGTTTTGTAAGTTCTGCATTGTCGCTCTGCAGTTTTTTGTTAACGGCTTTTAAACGGTTGTTTTCCTTTAACAATTCCTCTTTATCCAAAGACAAAGTTTGTAATCCACTAACCAACGGTGTCAATCTTTCAATTTCTGCATTTAAACTGTCATTTTCACTTTGTATATTTTTGTAACGATTTTCAAATTCAGATGCGCTTTGTATTGCGTTGTTTTTTTCCCTTTCCAAATTATTTACTTTAACCCTTTCTTTGCGCAATTCACCTTGCAAATTTGACACAATAGTAGTGGTTTGCGCTGATGCTGTTAACGCTTCGATTCTGCTATATAACATTGCGGTTGTTTCAACAAAAACGTCAGAATTGGTGTACACAAAATTTGTTTGCATTATAAAAAAATAGATTTTAGTAAAAAATTTATATAGTTGTACAACAATAACGTGCATTGAATTTGTAGACATAATTAAACCGTCCAAGTTTTCGTACGTAAACAATGTTAGTGTTATGGACAAGTATGTTTTTTTAAAGAATTGAATAAACGCCACTACAATGCGACACAAGTCTGGCGAAATGGTTAATTGAAAGGCGGTTTCCCTTGTGACGCACCGCAAAAAATCGTTAAAATCAAAATTGGTCAACGTGGTAACATTTTGAAGTGAATTTATTGCGTCGACTATAGTCACGCTGTTTACTACGCGCACTTGCATTATGCGAACCATGGTTGTTATGAATAGGGCCAAATGGTCCCAGGTAATGGTTTGCTGTTGCATGTTTTGATATACATTTTGCAGCTCCCGCATTTCGTCAACGGTAAGCTCTATTTGCGAAACAATTGTTTGAGAAGGAGGTTGAGGCGGCAATTGTTGGGATAATGGCTGAGGCTGGGATGGTGGTTGAGGCGGAGGTTGAAACGGTGGTTGTTGAGGTGGTTGTTGAGGCGGAAATTGAAACGGTGGTTGTTCAAACGGTGGTTGGGGCGGCGGTTGAAACGGTTGCGGCGGAGGCGCTTGAAACGGCAGCGCGCCATTAAAATTGTAATCGTACTTGTAGTTTATGTTGTGCGTAGTGTCGCGGCCCGTCATGTCGGAAAAAAATTGCACTATAAGCGCGGGCATGGCGTCAAGATCCATCAGTTGCAAATTGAAACCCGGACGCATCATTATTATAACTTTATGAATTTCACGCAGTGCGTGCTCATACCGCTCCAGCGATTTTATGCGCAAACTCATAGTGTTAATAGTGGTCAGTAAATCGTGAACAGTGCGCGTGCTAACATTGGTGGCTCCGTATTTTTGCATTTTGCTAAAATGAAAATCCACACTTACAATCAGTTGAAAGAGGCGTTTCGCGATTACTGTCCACACACGTTCGTTGTATCGTGCGACAACGCGTTTCGCATCATGCGCATTTACTACGACGAAAACAAGGGCAAGCTGTTGGCGTTTTGCAACATTAACATGAACAATCGCGTGTTACAATTTTATTTTGTGATAAAAATGGATTTGTATTCGTACAAAAAATGCTACAACAATCACATATTTTCAACGTGTCGCAACCGCTGTTCCAACTATAACACGTTTGTTGCGCCGGGCGTAAAAGGCGTGCACATGGACAAGATTAATGTGATCAAGTTTAAACGCAACGGCAGTTCGTACGAAGAAAAATCTAATGCTTTGGACAAGTTTTTGAGTAACGCCAACAGGGTTCACATGCAAACGCCCGTGATTGAAGGCACGTACATGCGTTTCCGCCGTGCGCAACGGTGCCGCAACAACTGCGTCAGCGACGACACGCGTCCGTTTACATTTGAAAAGTTTGATGCAGATTTCGAGGTCGTGGACCCGGCCACGTTGAGTAATAACATTGCGCCCGTGATGGCGTGCTACGACATTGAAACACATTCGGACGGACACAATAGCTCCAAACCCGACGTGGACGTTATCATGTGCATCGGGTTATCGGTATACAAGGACGATCACTTTGAAAAAATTTGTTTTGTGTACCACAAAGAACCCGTGGAAATTCCGCACACAAACGACGACACGCACGTAGTCGTGTTTTTCAACGAGATTGACATGATAATGTCATTTTTTGATTTTTTAAAGTTTGTTAACCCCGACGTGATTCTCGACTACAACGGCGACGTGTTTGATTTGCCGTACATACGTGCGCGCTTAAAGGGTAACAAACCCACGTTGCGCCGTTATGATTTGCCCCCTTTGCAAGCCAATACAAAGTTGTTTATCACCAAGATTGGTAATAAAACGGATACGTATTATTTTAATTATTACATTCACATTGATTTGTACAAATATTTTGGAGTAGACGCCAACAATCGCGACGTGGAAAATTTTCAACTAAACACGCTCAGTAAATATTATTTGGGCGATGCCAAGGTCGATTTGGATTGGCAAACGATGGTGCGCATGTACAACAACAAACAATTGGGCACCATTATTGAATACAACGTGCAGGATTGCTTGTTGCCGATTAAATTGTTTTTAAAATTAAAACTGAACGATTTCATGTACTCGCAATGTTTAATGTATCGCCTATGCACCGACGATTTTATCTGCAACATTTCGCACTTGATTAGTACGACGTTTTTTCACCTTGCTTTGACTAACACGCGTACAAACTTGTCTACAGGGCTTGAAGAACAAGATGTTTACTTTTTTGACAAAAATGATTTGGGAAACATGTCTGGCAACGCGGGCATGTCGCGTTTGCAACGCAAGCTTACGCCTCTTAAAGACGTGCCCGCCAACGCGATTTGTTTGGGCGCCATCGCCGAAACGGTCAAATATGAAGGCGGCAAAGTGTTGCAGCCCCGTGCCGGCGTGTACGAGTACGCGTTTTCGTTAGATTTCAATTCGTTGTATCTCACCATTATGATTGACATTTGCGCTTGTCTCACAAACCTAATTTTGTGCGAAGACGGCAACGTGTACCTTAACCAAGACAAGGAAGCGATAAACGTCAAGTTGTTGCTCAAACTGCTTAAACAGCGCAGTGATCTAAAGAAATGCCGTGACAATCAAACCGAATCCGAATTTTTGTATGACTTGTACGACCAAATGCAAAACCTAAGCAAGCGTACTGCCAACAGTATTTATGGTTATTACGGTATTTTTTGCAAAGCGTTGGCCAATTACATTACAAGAGTGGGCCGCGAAAAACTAACCGCCGCAATTAGTATAATTGAAGGTCTCAGTGAAGACCCCGAATTGTTACGTGAATTTGGTTTGACGACGCTCAAGTTTAATGTGCTTTACGGAGACACAGATTCAACGTTTGTGTTGCCCACGTTTAATCGCGATGAAATTCCCGAAGAGCAACGCATGGCCGCGCTTACGCGCATTTGTGCGTCCGTGGAGGCGCGCGTTAACGCACAATTCACCAACGGTTACAAAATGGCGTTTGAAAACTTGATGAGCGTACTTGTATTGTTAAAAAAGAAAAAGTATTGTTACATTAACAACAACGGCAAAATTGTGTTTAAAGGATGGTTGGTCAAAAAGGACATGCCAGTGTTTATGCGTGTAGCGTTTAGATCAGCCATGGAGCACGTGTTGCGTCGCCAGGACCTGCGCGGATGTTTAAACAGTTTGCAAAACGACATGCTTATGTATTTTAACGCGTTTGGCGGCGACAAGCCTTTAACAGATTACAGTTTTAGCATGACGTACAATGACGGCGCCGGCAAAGCAAACAAGCGGTGCGCCGAGGAACCGCAAGAAGCACCTATGCCGATTAAACGGCGCGTAGTTACCGTCGCGCGCCATTGTCGCGAAATCCTGGTTAGCAAAGGCACGGATTTTGTGCCAGGCAACGGCGACCGAATTCCATATGTGCTGCTTGACATTGAGGGTAAAACCACTGATAAAAGTTACCCTTTGCGTTTGTTTGATGTAACCACGAAACGCATTAGCTGGCTTAAACACATGACCATTTTAAATACGTTTATGAACGAGCTGTTGGAAATTTTTGGTGACCAGCACAAAGATGTGATTGCCGAATGTTACGAGGTTATTATAGCAACATACATGCAAAACCAAGTGTACGACAAAAAACGCGCTTTATTGGTTCCAATTGCCTACAAACATAAAGTGCAAAACAAACAAGTTACAAAAAACTACAAAGGGTCTAAATGCAAAGCGCCAAGCGACACGGAGGACAGCGAAGAAGAAGAAGAAGATGAGGACGTTCCACCCGAAGTCAAATGTGCAAACAACACGTTTAAATTTTGTTTGTATAAAGTTAAATAAAACAAATTTGTTTATAATTAAATGGTTTTTATTTTCCGTGCGCGATTAGCTGCGCAATCAAAATCAGTGGACGACAAATACAAATTTACGTACGGTGAGCTGACGCCCGGAGTTAGGGCGCCTGCTGCGGACATGGTTGCAAAACAAGGCGACCCATTGTATTTACAACCACACACAATACTCATTACCAAAGAAGGCGTCATCCAGCTCATCATGAAGTCAAAACTGCCTTACCCCTGCTGTAGACACGGTGGCAAAACAGGGCGATCCGTTGTACTTGCAGCCACATACAATACTTATTACTAAATTTGTTTATAATTAAATTGTACGTGCGCTGGCAACGTATCGACTCGTAAGCGAAGGGCTTTTACAATTGCGCCGACCTCATACAAACAATGACGAATACAGATACACACGTGCCGCCAAAGCCGTGCGCGATTAGCTGCGCAATCAAAATCATGACCAATGCGATGGCACAAATCAATAGCACGGCGACACAAACACGGTCATTATCACGACCACAAACACGGTAATTATCATGGACACATAAACGTCGCGATGGCACGCGCGACAATAAAACAATGACCTTTTTGTCCGCGAAACCATTGCGACCATCAGGTCAAGTTTGTGGCCAAGGACATTGCTGACAAATAAATATAAATTTGCGTTTGAGCAAGGTCCACAAAACGCGGACCTTGCTGCAAACAGCGCGGTCAAACAGGGTGACCCGCTGTATTTGCATTCGAGTACACGATTACAAACACGGCCATCATCATGAACACAATCATTATTATAAACGTCGCGATGGCACGCGCAATAAATGGAACAATGACCCTATTGTTCGCGAGACTATTGACGAGTTGTGAGCGCGTCATTGTGTCGTTTGCGGTCGTTAAGCAACAACGTGTGTTTAATTAAATAAAATGGCCCAAGTGAAAATCGGACAATTCAAGTTTGGCGAAGACACGTTCACGTTGCGGTACGTGTTGGAACGCGACCATCAGGTCAAGTTTGTGGCCAAAGACATTGCTGACAAATTAAATTATCAAGACACTAAAAAGGCTGTTAAAGATCATGTTGATGACAAATATAAATCTGCGTTTGAGCAAGAGCGCCAAATCGCCCCCCTTGCTGCAAACAACGCGGTCAAACAGGGTGACCCGCTGTATTTGCACCCAAGTACAGTGCTCATAACCAAAGAGGGTGTTATACAGCTTATCATGAAGTCTAAACTGCCTTACGCCGTAGAGCTGCAAGCGTGGCTTTTGGAAGAAGTAATTCCGCAGGTGCTGTGCACGGGCAAATACGCACCGGCCATCAAGATGGAAACAAACGAAACGTTGTCAACGGCACTGATTAAATCCAACGCGGACTTGGCGCAAGCAAATGCAAATATAATTGAAATCAGTAAAGGTTTAATTGCGGCCAACGAGCGCAACAACGCGCTAATGGCGCAGACGCAGGTGTTGACACAAGCGCTGATTGCCGCCACCGAGCGTTCAGACAAACTGGCTAACCGCATGGCAGACATCGTGCAAGACGTAGTGGCCAAGCCCAACGACCCGCGGTTGTTGCACTCGCTGGCGGTGTGTGATTTGGGCGGTGATCAGTTTGCGTTTGTACGACCACAGCGGCGCAGTTTGCAGCGCAGTCTAAATAAACTGTCCGTAGGCGAGCGAAACATTGTGTTTCGCAGCGATTACGTGCCCAATTCTGTGAACGTGCTCAACAAGGTGAAGGAATCGCTGCCAAGAGACAAGTTTAAGGCGAAACACAACAAAATTACGCTGCTAGACAATTTAACCAAAGAGCAGCTCGTCGAAGCGGTGCAGGCGTCTATGACGGAACGACAGATTGCGCGTTTAACTAATAATATGCAACGTTAGTTTAATAAAAAAACAAATGTATTAAATAATATTGTGTTTTATTCATCTATAAACAAATCCAACAAATGTTCAGGAAATAAATACTCGGATGGCAGAGCGCAAATGCTAGCAAGCTGTCTAAAATCGTTTTTGTAACAAATGGCGTTGTCTTTGATGTACACATTTTGCAGCACGGCCGTGTTGTGGTAAATGTCCGCGCCGCACACTTGCACTTTGTTGTGCGACGATATGTAGCTGTTTAAACTGGTTGTTGCTCTTGTTGAAACCGTTTCAATGTCTGTTGACTGCGTACGAGCGTATTGGCGCGTGCTTTCAATTAAATTGGCGCTGCCTTTTGCGCCGCTGTCCACCATGGCAGTAAACTGACCGGCCAATCCAAACAGCTCTTCGTCGCCGCACACCATTTCCTCATTTTGAATCAACTCTGTGAGCTGTTTAAACAGCAGATAACTGGCGTTGGAGCTGGCCACAAGGCAAAAATCTCGCAGCAACAATTCAAGGCGCGTAGAAAACTTGACGTCGGCGTGCATGCGCCACAGCATGTGCGCCAGTGGCATGGTTTTTAAAAGTTTTTCTACCGCGTCCACGTTTTGGTACAAATAAAAAATTTGCTGGGATACAAACGTGAGACGGTTTTTGTCAAAGCAAATAAAGCTGTAGCGCGGATCGCCATACAAAAGGCATTCGGCGTCGATGAGCGAGTTGGGTTGCGGCAAAAACGTAATAATTTTTTTGTCGCCATCGCAATCGGTGTTGGCGCCTGGAAATATGCCAAGACCAACTTTTACGTTCCAGTCGGTGTCGCACTCGTTGATGCGCACGTCCGACACTTGCGTGCTAAGCTGGCTAATGTTGGGGTGACGCGTGGTCCACGCTCGTGCGTGTTGCACGTCGCGTCCAAAATAGCGGCGCACGCTGTGCAGCGGCGGCATGACCTCGTTGGCGCCGTTTAAACATTGCACGTTGGCGTAAAAGGAGGCGGTGTTGAGAAAAGTCGAGTAAGAGTATTGCACCGCGTACCCGTTTTTACTCTGCAATTGGTCCTTGATGACGCCGTGCGTCAACTTGATTTTTTGCAACGCGCCCGAAATGTCCACAAAACTGTTTTCGTTCTTGGAATTGAACGTGTTGTTTAAAAAAATTATAAAGTTGTAATCCCACAAAATAAAGTTTGGTAAAATGAGGTAATCGATAGAGTCGGTAAACTTGTTGGTTTTTAACTTTTTTAAAAACACGTTAGACGAAAGGTCAGTGACAATGACGCAGGTGGCGTCGATGATTTTTACGAGAGCATCCGCGTTGGCGCCGCCGCCTACGTTGCTGTACACGTTGATCATTTGGTCCATGAGACTGTTGAAATAATTGGGTTTTTTGGTTTTTTTCAAGTCAGCAATAAGATTTTTTAAAACAATTTTAAATTCTTGATTAGAAAAAAAAGCCACATTTTCAAGTTTAGTGGGGTCTAAAATTAAATCAAACTCGGTTGCGGGTTTGTCCAAAAACGAAACCATGGCAACGCGTGCGCTTGGCTGCGCCGCCCGCTACTATAAGAGGGTTTGTAATTATTGTGTCGTCGCCATGGACCGGTTTGAACAACTCATCAACGTGTCGCTACTCAAGTCGCTAATTAACTCGCAAATCGACGAGTCCAATGACATCAAACTAATGAACGTGAAACTTAAACAGTTGGAACGAGACCGGTTAAACGATAGCGTGGAAATTTATGGTATTCACGATCAACGATTGACTAGTAAAAGAATTAGAACATTTTATTTGAAAAAAATTTGCGCATTGCTCGATTTAGAGTTTAAGGACGTTCTCGATTCGTCGTTTCACAAAAACCACATGGTTGTCAAGTTGTGCGACGCGTCGCGCGCCCGCGAGTGGCAAAGCAAATCGCGCGAACAACGCCTTAAAAATTACAACCTAGACATTGATTACGACGGTCCCGTAAAGATATTTGTGGCCGCGCCGGCCGAGCATAAGTTGTTGCTGAAAAAAACTCGTGACGCACTCTTGCCGATTTACAAGTACATATCGTTGTGCAAGCACGGCGTCATGGTACGCCGCGACGAAAAAAGCCGAGTGTTTATTGTCAAGAATGAACAACACATTGATTATTTAAAAGCCAACAACCTTTTTTCGTTTGACGCCGACAAAACAGCCGATGTGTTTGAATCTGGCATGTTGCAAAATATTATTTAAGGTAAATTAAGTGATCAAGTTGAATCTCATGGTTGTGTGTTATTCTTGCCACCCATCCGTCCTTGGAATAAATAAAAGTCATTTTTAAAATAAATATATTATTTTTTTTATTAACATGTTACCAGACACTTTACACAATTTGCCGTATAACGGTAAGAGGATATTTAACAAATTCTACGATCGCAGTTTACACAAGTTTAAATCTACAAAAGTAGCTACAAAACTAGCTGTTTGCGCTGTTAGGAAAAAGTACATGCTAATCAACGGCCGATGGCAAGTGCGACCCGACGCTAACAACTCAGACACAACTAGCAGTTCTTCTTCCTGTAGCAGCAGCAGCAGCACCAGCAGCAGCGACATTGAATCGGACAACGATAATGTACCACATCCCTGACACGCTTTACGAAGAAAAAATGCCTCGACGCGCAAAACAATTGTTTGTCGACACGTTTTCAAAGCACCACAAACTTAACGCGGGCGACGAAGATTCAGCCATGCAAAAAGCGCGCCACGCTCTCGAGGAACGCTACGTACGCGTCAATGACTTGCAATGGATCCCACGCCGGGCCGCTTATGAAATTATACGCGACGACATGTCAGATGACAGTGACGGTGTGCAGAATCAGCAAATTAATGCATCTGTACACAAAAGAAAAAACACCCGCGCGTTTAGCACCAGCAGCGATAGCGAAACTAGCAGCGCTTACGAAACCGACGACAAACTTGGTAGCACAAGTAAAATCGTGCGTTCAAACGCCTCAAGAAAAAAGCGCGTTAAGGGCAAAATTCCTATTAACAAACATTATAACAATAAATCTCAACCGCATTATAGCAGCGGCGAATCACATAGCGACGAAGATGATTATTAATAAATTTACACTTTTCACAAATTAAACAGTATTATTTCCAACTCGCGATCCGTTGCGTTTCGCACGTGCAAATCACGTTCGACGAACGCGGGCGGCTGCTCGTGCCGCCGTTGAAAGTCAGCAAACCCGCTGGCGCGTTGGTAGTAGCGTTCGTCGGCGCGCAGTTTACGTGCTACTACAATTCTTGCTTCCGGTGTAAAATCAATTAACATGGATTGGTCGCGGTCCGATGCGTTAAACGCAATGTGTTGCACAAAATCTGGAGATCGAGGCAATTGAACCCCGTTCACAATTACTGATGCGTTTTCGTACACGTACATCGAGAGTGTTTCCAAAGACATGTCGCAGGTGAGATGAAAGTTTTTGTAAAACGCGCGCTTCACGTTCAAAAACACAATATAATTTTCATTGTTGTCATTGTGGTCAGTGTTAAACGTCACATGATTGAGATCCAGTGTTACGTTATCAAAGTCTAAACGTCTTGCGACAATCGGGTGTAACATTGTGTACGTCTACTCGACTGAGTGAATTCGGAACATAATAAACAACGCGTCTGCGTGAGAATTGTATTTATATAATTCTACAAATAATTTTCGCATTGCAAATGCGACTTTATTTTGTTGGTAACAAAACTTACGTTTGTATGACGTGTAAAGAAAACCACAAGTATTTGGTAATTTACTTTATTAACACAAAGGGTAGTAAAGGGCGGGACAAACAGAATAATTTGCCCAAGTTTTGGGTTGCGCCAACGTTAAATTGTTTAAACATTCATCTACAAATTGTGTATTAAACTTTATATGCATTCTTGTGTATTCTGCGACGGAAATGTTGCCGGGCGCCACAAAATAACACCTGGGACACAAAACTACGTCTTGCTCGAGGTTTTTGTTCACCGTTTTTTTCTTTTTTTTAAAACGTCGTATCAAATCTTGAAACATGTTAGCACTTTTTAATAAACTTATCGATGCAGCTATAATCCCTTTTGCCTACGACGTTGTACGTAGTGTGCTGCCCGACGCGATTGGCTTCAAAAGTTTTGTAAAATTCTCCCAAAGTCAACTTGCTGACAGGTCGGTCGGTGTTGAAATGATATTTATACTTGTCCTCCACGGTACTTTCTATAATTTTTCCTAGTGACACTTTTTTCATGTTTGCGACCACTCGCTAATCAACCAAGATAACACAATGTTTGATTAACAAATAGGTCAGCCGTTAAATACCCGATCATTGCGCGCTTGGCGTCGCGCCAAAGTAGTCCATGTACCCACTAACAAAATTATCCCAATCCAACAGGTTAAGCGGTGTAATGTCATCGGCATGCAAATCATTGTTAATGTTTTCTCGTAAATCTTTAGAGTCGCCACCTGTTGCCGATTCGGGCGGGCGGGCAATAAGCGCGCTATACCGCCGGTCTTTGTGTGGGTTCAGCGCCCAATTGGCGTAGCTATAAATTTTTTTAATGATTGCGCGCGGCGGACACATAATGTGTCCCGGCGGGGCACCACCAAAGCTCAACTTGCAACATTTGACGCGCTCCGGATTGTCAGGGCATTTGCCCAGACTGCGCAATATCACCGACACGGAACTATTTTCGCTAATAATAAACGGATTACTTTGTTTTAAAATGACCGTGAGCATGGTCACGTATACTAAAAAACTGCGATAAATATATTGCGATTGCCGTTGCCATTCGTTGTAGCGCGGGTCACCGTCCCTGTCGGTGAACGAGACACTGGTCAATTCCACAATCTGGTTCCACGGTGGTTTCACGTGTTGCTCGCAGCGTTCTTCGTCGCCGCTGTTTTCGCTATCTGTTTGCGAAGGACATGTTTGCTTTAAAATATACGCGTGCTGCGGCAACACTATGGCGCGAAATTCGGAATACACCATGTCGATAAAAAAACGATCCGCCACAAGGAGATATTCATCAGCCGCCACGCGTCCCAACGCGTCAACTAACGTGTTTATAATAATCTTGAGCGTGGTCATGTTGGTTTCGCCCGCCTCTTCGATAGATTTGAAACGTTCGTTAGGAGCCGGTTCAATCAACATGCAATCGTACACCTCGCCAGCGCTCACAAACGCGTGGCGCGCCGCGGCGGCGTCAGAGCGTTTTCGCAACATTCGTCTATAATAGGGTTTGCCGCTTTCGTTAAGAAAAATTGCGCTATACACGGTTGCGTGTAACATACCGCTTTCGTTACGCTCATCGTAATAGGCGTTACGAAGTCGTCGAGCTCGGCACGTCGCTCGCCGAGGATGCATCCAACATTGCATTTTGGTCGGGCGTATGGGCTTGTACGGCACCAATTTCACCGAGGCACACGGATTCAACGCGATCAGAGCCTTGGTCGAACACATTGCAAATAATATAATTATTGTTTAACAAAAACAAATTGTCCCTTAGTACACACGCAATCAGGTCAACGTCCGCCGCGGACAGCGCGTGCGTCATGTTTAAAATAATTCGCAAAGTTTAGCTCCACGTCGAGCGCATCTTCGGTAGTAACGCGTTGATGCACCGTTTTGTACACGCAATCAATCTCGTCGTCGCCAATAAACCCGCGCGTGTGCTCCAACAGCGTTTTACATTCGTGCAACGTTGGCGGAGGAAACGCAAAATAATATTTAATGGCGCGATTGAAAGGATCGCGATTGTGTCCGCGTTTCCAACGTTCAATGCACTCGGCATGAAACATTTTGTCCAAGTTGAGCATCCCGTTGTCGGGCACACCTACCACGCCGCCGTCTAAACCCAAAGTTTCTAAACATATTCTACATTCAGTCGTGCACGTCGGCCATATTTCCTTAAACAATTTGTACATGTAATAATGCCTATTTTTAAGATGTACTGTAATAAGCATTGTCTTTGACATATATAATGAGGCCCTTATATTCACACAAGCGACGCGCAAATTGTTTAGGTGTCACTTGTCAGTAGTAACAAATTGCTAGGTATTTGCGTTCAAGTGATACTCTTGACAGTTTTTTTCAATAAAGTGAGTGTATTGCGTCGTTGCCACGACCTAAATTGTTTACGCAATTTAGGGTCGTATTAAACAAACAATTTTTAACCAAAGAAATTAGATTATACAAAGTTTTTTAGCCGCTTATTTGGTTTGTATAGACTGTAAATTAAGCTGTAATTCATGAAGCCTCGATTCAATACTAATTACTTTGTCGCGCAATTTAGCGCGTAATTGCGAATTATAAAATTCGGTAAGCATGTATTCGGTTACAATATAGTGAACATCGGGCGATTGACTTTCTTTAATTGCTTTAATTTGCGCTTCCAATGTGGCATATTCAATTATGGCGCTACTAGTTTCAATATCGCATACGTACACGTCGACAATAGTTCCAAATTTTTTAAAATAATCGCGCAATTCTTGCTCAATTTGATGTTTGTTATAATTTAATTGATTGGGAAACAAAGTCCATTTTACAAGAATGCGATTCATTGTGGTCGGCCGTTTCACCACTACAGGTTGTAATTGCAACCATTTTTGCAATTGCTCGCTTACCGCGCTAGACAGTCCCGCTTTAGCCAATGGCAAATTAAACGCTTTTAATTGATTAACAAAATTAATTTTTGCTTCGGTTAGTTCTTTGTTTATTTGTTTGAGCCTTTTCATGTACGTGTCGCAAATTTTTAAAACGTTTGTATTTTTAGCTGCTACAATTTCGTCATACCTAGATTTTTTGTTTTGATGCGTAAGCACGTTGCGCGCGTGCTCGATCGTGATGAGCACATCATGTACCAAATTGTTATGGTGCGTGTCGGTCAAATAACGGTATTTTCTAATTTGTTTTGTAACCACGTTGGCCATTCGAATAACGAGTAACACAAATTGTTCATCAAAAGGTGCCTCGGACTCTAAATTTAATTTGAGCGCATCGTAATAATCTATCTCTTTCAAACGGCAATATCCGAGAAACTCGTCGTCGGACAAGTTACACGTTTTATTTTGTTTGAAACGTGCGCTAAACTCGCTTTCTTCCGTGGCGCGGCGTTTAGTTGCACGCGTGTTGGCCGCCATTGTCAGCAGTGTGCCACGTGCCGGTGAATATGACGGACGTTGTGCAAGATTTTAACGCGTTGTACGCAAAATTGGAATCGGCGTATGGGTTAACGTTTGTACAAGAATGCTGTTTACCTGAAAGTGCACCGCTAAACCTGGCAGCTATACAAGAACGCCGATCGTACATGTGCTGCGCTCTTAATAATCAACGCAATTGCGTGCTTCACAAATGCGTGGTGGTGGTGTTTGGCACTACGCTTGACAAACAGTTGCGCGCAATCGATGTTGAGTTTGACGCGCAAAACAACGTGGCGGGCACGTTTATGCTCGACGGTCGGTTTTTAAGTTTTCCCAATATCATGATGAACAACAACGTGTTGATTCACAATTTTTATGACAAACTATACGCCAAACACTGCAAACGCATGTTTTTGTACGGTAATGTGGATGTCGAAAAACACATTAATCGCGCTATCCAATTGGTATACGACAAACAAAACGACGCACTTTTTGCGCGCGACGTGTACGCTAGTGATTATGTGGTAACCAACGATTTAAACGCGGTGTTGGAAACGTATCTGGCCACCAGCGGCAAATGGCGCCCGCTTGATTTTTTGTTTGAATACAACAAAACGCACAAACAACAGTTGGTTAAACACATTAAAATGATAATGAACCACGACATTTGCTATTCCATAGACAATTTGGCAAACAAAATAATTTATAAACATGCGTATTTAATGGAATTATTGCTGACGTCAATGGTGTTGCAAAACTATCAAAACCGTGTAGACGATTGTGAAACTCCGCCGGCAAAACGGCGCAAAACACAAACCGTCTTGTACAACAAAGAATCTAAAAAAATTGTGGACAGCGTGGTTAATGGTCGGTTAATTTATTGTGTATCTAAAACGTTTAGCAAACAGCGACGTTCGTTTTTTAGCCAACATGACAATTGCAGCAACAACAACATTGAGATTGCGTTGCCCGTCCTCAAGTACCGTGTGGGCAGCGAGGTGACGCGCATCACAAACGACAGCGTGCGCCAAAAAATGCTCAAACAAAAAAAAGATTTTGTCAAGTTTATCGGCAGTTTCTTTCATGGCGAAATGACCGTGGCTGGCAAAAAATTTTTTTTGTGCCGCAACGCGCGCCTGCCCAGCGTCGATTACGACATGGTGGCCGACAAGTTTACCCAGCTGCTGCAATCAAATTTAATCAGCTTGGTACATGATATTGATCATTTGGACACTTCCACGCTGCTTATTGCGTTCAACGACAGACCCACCAATTTAAAATGCCAACGTGCCAACGTGCCCGAAATAATTTACGCTTTAAAACGTCACCGTTGTCCCATCGAGCTAAAAGTGTCGCAAAGCATTTTGTATGTCAACCATCACGAAGGCATGGTGTGTGTGGCAAAACGGTTGCGCATATTTGGTGCGGTCAACGCCACCGTCAACGCGTTACTTACGCCTTACGAGTACCATTACAAAAACTCGTTGTTTCATAACCCGGCCGTGAACGGGTGCCAAATTGACGAAAATGACGACGTGCTGTGTCTCATGTCAAAACTAGAACAATATTACTTTGCTGATTACACGCACTTGTTTTACACAATACCGGTGCCTAAAATGATAGTGGCGTTGACCAATTTAAAAAATGCCATGCCAGTGTTGCGCTACAGCAAACTGGGAACTGTGTTGCCTGCGGGCCTGTCCGTGGCGGTCAGCGATAGCGTGGTAATGAACAACAAAATGGTCAAACTATGGACTTTGGTGCGCGATTCTAAACTTATGACAGCCGAAGATCCGTACATTCCACACATAGTGTTGCCCATACGCATGTACAATAACAAAATAAACAAATTAAAGGCAAAATTAACGCTTGTTGGCAAAACGCCGCCAGTAATTAATTTTATTGAGAACAAAAAACACAATCACGTTTTGTTACCCGATAATATGATTGTGTACTTTGCGGGCGTGTTGTTAAGCAGCGTTAAAGTTTCGTGGGCCGACAACAAACGGTGTATAATTGAAACGCGCACAAACGGCGCTTTCAATTTGTACTTTGTGTTTGTGTTTTTTCGTCAAACTCGAAATCAAAAAATAGAATCGCTGAGCGCTAGCATCGTGCTGACTGGCGACGCGTTAGTTTTAAAAACTACAGTGCTCACGTCCACCGACGATTTAGAAGGCGTAAAGGTGTGCAGCGTGTACGGACAAAAAGGTGTGTTAAACCGCAGCGAAGATTTGACTGAATGGATGGCCGAAGACGGGACACACGCGCAAATTTGCTTGTCACCCGTTTCTTTTTTGTCGCGCCAATCCAATTTTGAAGGGATTGAGCGTAAATACGTGGTGCGCGGCGGCAATCACGCTGATCCAAACGCGCGGCGTTATCCCATTTTTAATATTCCCTACATGTTGTTTAACAATGCGCCCGACAATATTTACAAAGAATTTAACAAAAACAATTACACGGGCCACGAAAAAGTTGAAGGCACACGATTTGACCAGTGGACCAAAAACCAATCGTTTGTGGGCAACCGGTTAACGGAGAGTTTGCAATGGATGCGAGGCGGATCCAATTTGCCGCAAAACTGCGGCGAGTTTGATGTCATGTCCAGCTTGTTAATGTGCAATAACGTTGTTATGAAAACACATTAAATTATTGTGGTTTTACAAGTTGAATCGTTTTTGTAAAACAAAATCATTATAACTTATTACCGGATTTGCTTTCAAGTTTAATCGTTTTTGTTAAACTCATTATAACTTATTGGTGGATTTGCTTTACAAGTTGAATTGTTGTTGTAAAACAAATTTAATTATGACTTATTGCTGAATTTGATTTACATGTTTGGTTGTTTTTCGCTTGTTGTGGTATAATTTGTAAAGTTTGCCACCAATTACCGCAAAGGCGAATTAGTTGCGTCACATAATAGACACGACAAAATTAAAAGTTTAGTGACAATTATTTCTCGCAACGATATGGACGTATTGCAAAACGTGCGCGTAAAAATTGACAAACACCACGCGTGCCGTCGCGTTTTAATTGAAAGTCCCAACCGAATGTCGTTTACGTTTGACCGACTCAAAACCGACACTGAAATTGTTAACATTGAGATTAGCGGTTTGCGACAACAGTACGAATGTTTTGGTAAAATGATAGTCAATGATGCAATTGTGCACGTCCGCGAACCCACTGTCAACGGAAAAATTGTTGTGCCGGTCAACGGCGTTGTTGATTTTTTCATAGCTGTGCTTAAAAACGGTTTGGATTTTATTCAACTCAACATGTACATGACAACGATGACAAACCGCACATGTGAAAGCAGCAAATGTGCATTATGTTTTAATAAATAAATTATTTATAAATTTATAAAATGTTGTTTTAATTCCAACGTTTACCACATATTTTCTGTTTTGTGCAAGTAGAGTAACAATTGTTAGGAGTAATTAAAATAAAACAAAAGAATATAGTTTATAATATTTATTTTTTAAATTTTAATTTAAATTTTACATTATTATTACAGTTAAAACATACATTTTGTTTATTGTAAACTTCGTCACAATCGGTGCATAAACACGAATGGCCGCAAGGCAGATACGACACGGCCGGAAATAGCGTCAAGCTTCGTTTGCATTTACTACATCTTGACGGCACGGTGCTAAGAGTGCAATCGGTGCAAAAAGGCAACAGCAAACTTTTGTCGCGCAATTGTTCCAACACGTGTGAGCGAATGCCAGCAAACCCGATAACGTGCGGATTGTAACGTCGCACTGTAAACGCAACGCAGCCGCGTTCAATAATCGCTTCAAAATAGCGATTATTATCGCCAGTTAGTGTCGTTGTCGCCGCCATTAAGCTCCGAGTTGCAACGTTGGCACAGCACAAAGCCGGCTCGCACAATGGCCATGCGTTTGCGGTACAACGCCGTTGCAGTAATAGACGTGTTGGCAAACTGTTTTTTAAACAAATATACAATTTCATCACACAAATAACAATTAGCATATTGCGCGTTTTGTTTCTTCATATGTACGAGTTTAAAAACTTGTTGACGTAAAATCTCAATAACTTAATAGGTTTTAAACTAAAAAACAAACAAACATTACTTTATAAATTTTTATTACAAACTAAAAAACTTTTTAATGTCCTCGTAGTTGAGCGCCGAACGATCAAACACCTTGTTAACAAACGTGAGTTTTTTGTCCTGGCGCGCTTTCATGTAACGCTCGATGCTGTTGTCTTCATCGTTGAGCATTTTGTAAACGTAAGTTTTTTTCTTTTGACCCATGCGATGAATACGGCTTTGCGCTTGCAACTCAATCTGCGGGTTCCAATGAGGTTCCAACATGACAATGTGGTTGCCACCGGTTAAGTTTAGTCCCACGCCACCGCAATTAATGGACATGAGCAGTACCCGGTACGGCGATTCGGCGGTGTTAAACTGGTTTTCAACCGCTGTGCGCTCTTCGACCCGCAGCTGGCCCGTGTACAACAAAATGGGTGTGCCCCGCTGTCGCAATAGTCCTGCCACAATAAACAAAAACTTTACCCACTGCGACACCAACACCACCTTATCGTTGGGCGTGTCGAGTATTTGCTGCACAATTTCTAACACGCGTCGACATTTACTGCTCGCGTATTGCGGCTCAAATATGGTTGCTTGGTCGGCAAACATGTGCGCGCACTTGGTCAACGCCGGGTGGCAGCACATTTGGCGCAAGCGACACAATAACCACAGTACGTCCTGCATGCTACGTGCCTTGTCGCCGCCGGCTACTGCGTCGTCAAACGCGCGTTGGGATTCGCTTTTTAGTTTGTCGTAAACAATTTTTTCTTCTTTATCAAACCGCACAAACACGTACTCGACGCTGTGTTCGGGTATGTCGAGCGTAATCTCTGCTTTGCTGCGTTTTAAGACAATTTTTTTTACCACGCTCTTGATTCGGTTGGTGTCGTTGTTGCGATTAAGCATCCGCCACACACTTACGTTGTCAAAAGGACGGCAACGCAAAAAGTGTATAATGGAAAACATGTCCCAGTGCCGATTGTGAATGGGTGTACCGGTGATGCACCAACGGTTGTCGGCGGTTAAGGCGCAAGCAGCCGCGTGCACGGCCGTATGCCGGTTTTTGATGACGTGCGCTTCATCTAAAACAACCCGATGCCAATGTTGGGTCAACAAATTGCTTACGCAATGCTGCGTTTTTACTGCTTTGTAATGAGAATGCAGTGTGTTGTACGTGGTTACTACAACTTGATGCTCATCAAACGTTTCGTTAAAATCACCGTTGTGAAACTGGCGCACGCTCATGTGCAAATCGTGCTTGCCACTTTCCGCAGACCAATGATTAAGCAGCGACAATGGACATACAATCAATGTTTTGCTAGCCAAATCCTTATCGTTGGCAATTAACATGAGTACCGACAACGTCTTGCCAAGGCCCATGTCGTCTGCCAACACGCCGCCGTGCGGCCGACCGCGTTTTTCGCGTTGCAACATCCATTCGATAGCGCGTTTCTGGTGCGCCAACAAATTGAGCGAATCCAACTCGGGCGGTTGCACGTTGTCATCGGCGGCAAAAAATTCTTGCAATTGTAATTTAATGTTGTCCATTGGATTTGCTGTTCGTGACCGACTGCGCAATAATTTCTTCCACGCATTGTTCAAACGCCGGTAATTTATAATATACGGCTGCATTTTGGCGAACGTGCGCTCTTGCACGACCATTTTCAAACGTTACAAAATATGGTAACCCATCGGCGTGCAAGTTGTCCGTGTACACGGTCAATTTGATGGCAAGCAAATTTTTAAACAACGAGTAATTTATATAAGTGTAGCGCGGCATTGGACCGCCGCATTGCTGCGCCAAACTTTCTTCAAACAAAAAATGTTCTAAAACGGGACACGGATGTTTAAACGCGGCTATGCGCACGCGAAACGACGCGAACGTGCACACGTCGGTGCGACCGCAAATCCAAGCGGCGGTGTCGTCCGATATACACAACGTGGTCGCGTCCGCGCGCGTGCACTGACCGTTGATTGCCATAAAATCTAGCGTGCGTTGCATCATTGTCGCGATGTCGGCCACGTAAGTCAGCCGCTTGTGATCTAACTTAGCAACCAATTGCATCATCATCATTATGTTTGCACAATCTTTACATTACACGACGCAATTTTTGCCGGAAGTGTGTCGCGTGCAAGACAACGCGTTGCTGTTGTACAATCTGCACATAAGCGGCGTTGATGTACAACTACCGCGGTTGGTGACGCGCAACGTGCAAATCAACTCGGACGGATTTGTGCGCTTTGTGTTTGATGTAAAAGTTTTTCAACCAGATCAATTGACGCACGTGACGTGCGCGACGCCCGACGATATAGACGATTATGTGGACGTAACAAGACCCGAGTTGAGCGCGCACGATGCGGCCATGTTCAAGTTGGTGTGCCGCGATCGCTGGTACAAGGGCGACGCAGACCGGTTGCGGCGCATGTTACAGCAGCCGTGCGTAACTAACCTTATCAAGTTTGCGTGCAATGTAATGTGGGAGCGCGGTTACGAAAACCATTACACGCTTGGTCAACAGTTAAGCATACTAATCACCACTAAATTGATACAGAGCGGGTTGGATTTTAAACATCAGCCCGATGTAGCTACGCCAACCAGCGTGCGCGGATGGGAGGATCCGGCATTTGAAAAGTATTTAACTTCAATTTCGTCAATTAGCGAAATTATTAAACGACACGTGTTTTCTAAAAAATACATTTGTCTCGAAGTGGCTGCGACATATTGGCGTTCGGTAGTACACGCTTTGCAAGCAGAAAACTTTGAATTGATATTAAACGCGCACATTTCCAACGTGTTGCTGGTGCGCGTCGACGACGACAAAAACTCTATGTTATATTTGCGCAAATTGGCACACTTGTTGCAAAAACGTGTTGTAAATTTACTATTTGTCACCGATGTCGAGTATTACATGCAAGTCAACAATTTTATGTTTTATCTATACAATTCTTTAAAATTTTATTATTATTGTTTAAAAAACAAGTATGCTTTTGAAAGTGCCGACAAAACTACTTTGTTTTTGTTGTACATTATAATTTCTTTAGAATGGTTCAACAAGGGTCACCTCAACTCGTTTACGCTAGAAAAATCAACGTTGTACAATCCACTTGAGTTGTCGACGCGCCGCCTCAACTCTATAAAACGTGCTGCGCAACAAAACCGCGTCGTCGAGTGCGACAGCGAGATAAATATTGATTACATACGTGGTAAACGCGTGCGCACAGGCACGCACTACGGTCAAAGAATTGTACAATTGGAATAAAACAAAATATTATGTTAATTTGTATTTTTATTGTTTACCAAAGGATCAATCAAATACTCCATAGCACACAAATGTTTAATAATTACACATTTATTTTTAACCATATTATTGACGGTGGCGTTTTCTGCATTTAAACGGCGCACGGCGTTAATTAATTGTTCGCCGTGTTTTAAAAAGCTGTCGTAGGCTACAGGATACAACGCCAACACTTTTGCCGCGTCGTATTTCATAGCAAAATATGACAAATCAGATTGCTCGCACACGCAAATTAACTCTGCAGAATCAAAATCCAAATCTGAACAATCTTTAGCAAATTCAAGCTTTTCTTCGTCGTCCGCGTGCGCAATAGATAACAACGCTTCCATTTGTTCAATCTGGCCGTGAATGTCGGCGGCCAACATTAACATTTTTTCCACATTATTTTCAGATGGCTTTGCAAAGTATTTATTAATTTTTTTTTCTTGTTGATTGAGCGCGGTGTTAAGGAGCGCACGACCCTTTTTTACTGCGGCAAAAAGGTCGCAATCCATTTTGACACACTTATTAGGGTTCGAGAATTAAAAACAAAACAGGTTTGAACGCCAACGAATACGGCTTCTCACTAAATTTGCGGTTGTTGTTCACGTCCGTCAATTGAATTTCTTTACCATATTTGACGCCGTTAACATAGCCGCAAACAAGTACGGGTACTTCTTGTGACGGTCCGTCTGTTTTGCCCATTTCAAACAAATAATCAAACTCGTTTAAAGTCATTGGCACAACTTCCAACGGCTGATTTAATTGGCCGGTCGTGTACAACTCTGGGTTGTTGTCGCGCCGCACCCACAAAAACTGGCGTGCTATGACTTCACGTTCCAAATCTTTTTCTGGTAAATGTGTGCACACGGTGGATTCGAGATTTAACGGATACTCATACTTAAAATATTTATCCATAATGTTGCCAAACACTTCGTTTATATCGTAAATGGCGTGCCAGGTAATACTCAAAAATTGTCCAAAATTGCTTTTGGCGCGCTTAACGCTACCAAATTCAGCAATGACAAATCCTTTGGGGCGTCCCGTGACGCGACGTCCAATCGTGTAAGTGCACTTGCCTATGGAAGGTTCCATAATAGATATATTATTTTGTTGGTTTGGTTTTTCCTTGCGCCATTCGTAATAGGTGTACATTAATTGCAATTGTTTAAACTTGTGCTGTAAAAACTGCAAATCTCCATGATATGAATTGATGACAGTAAAATTTAACTCTTGCAAGTTGAACAACACCAAATTTTGCCAACTCATTTGTTGTTGCTGCAATTCCATATTGTTATTGGGTGTAAACACGCGCAATTTTCCATTTTTTTTAACTTCCATAGTAAATCCGCTGTTGTTGTAAGGTAACAACTGCGTTTCTTGTTGGATGGCTAGTTCAACGTTTTCTTCGTGGTCATTGTTGGCGTGTGCGCGTTTGGTAGCCATGACGTATTAATAAAATAAGATTTTTTAAAAAATTTATTAATTATAAGATATGGAGGACGTTTCGATAAACGTGTGCGCCGAAAGCGCATTTGTGTATACAACTGACGATTTGCTTAAAAATTTGACCTTCAGTTCCGGCAAATGCGCGCCGTTCAAACTGCACCATTACGCGATCCTGAAACATTTGAGCAACGGTATCGTTGACAAGATTATAGTCGACGACTCGGTAAACGAACTAAAAAAGTTTAATTTTAAGATTGATTCAAAAAAGCGCTACATTACCAACGTGTTAGATTTTGAATTAATAGTGTTAGATCACGATCTATCCACCGTGCACGTTATAAACGCCGAGACGCGCGTCAAGTTGGGTCATTTAAACGTGTCATTGCACCAAAACGACCCCAACGCGTTAATAATCTCGGCAACATTATGAACGCTTCACCTATGTACATTTTAACAGTGGACGATAATGCGCAGGAAACGACCGTTGAGCACGTGTTTAGCATGTTGATCGAGCGTCACAATTCTTTTGAAAACTTTCCTATTGAAAACACCGCATTAATCAACAGTTTGATAGTCAACGGGTTTAGGTACGAGCACGTGGACGACGCGGTGGCATGCGAGTATTGCAATGTCGTTATTAAAAACTGGCACGAGGACGACTGTGTCGAGTTTGTACACGCGACGTTGTCGCCGTATTGTGTGTATGCCAACAAGATTGCACAAAACGAACAATTTAGCGGCGATTTGAGCACCGACGCAATTTTGGTATCACCCGGCAAGCCGCGTTGCGTGTACAGCCGTTTGGCGCATCCCAACGCGCGTCGCGCCACGTTTGAGGAATATTGGCCGGCGGCGTTGCAACATCTAATACCATCCATCGCGGAAGCGGGCATGTTTCACACCAAATTAGGAGACGAAACAGCTTGCTTTTTTTGCGATTATCGCGTGCGCAACTGGTTGCCGGGCGATGACCCGTGGCGACGCCACGCGATTGCCAACCCGCAATGCTATTTTGTAATATGTATCAAAGGTGAACAATTTTGTGAAACCGTTTACCAACGTGATGATGTACAGCTTGAGGAAAATGTAACAACCTCTAACAACACCACCAACGAAACTTTGGAATGCAAAATTTGTCTCGAAAATCAACGTGATACAGTTTTGTTGCCTTGCCGCCATTTTTGTGTGTGTATGCAGTGTTATTTTGCGCTAGATGGCAAGTGTCCAGCGTGTAGGCAAGACGTAACTGATTTTGTAAAAATTTTTGTAACGTAATAATGGAACTATATTACAACGGACACGCATATAGCAAACGTTTTTCGCGAGAGTTGGTGTTGTTTATGTGCGTTGAAGCTAACCTACCCTGCAACGCATCGTCTAGCATTGACTGGCGACGCAGCTCGCGTCGCCGATTGCGCGTGCGAGATAAACGCGTTGGACAACTGTTGCAGCGTTGTAGCGGTCGCTATTTTTGGCCGGATGGCGTGCGTTTTACGTGTCATCAAAACAACAAGCGCCGCTTTTCACGCCGATCTCTTTCGCCATTGCCCCAAACGCCGCCGCTACCGTTCAAGTGGAGCGACGAAAACACGGAACTGGAACTGTACGCAAAGGAACACGGCTACGACTTGGAAGAAGGAGAACTCACCCCCGATCGCGATTCTATGTGCGACCGTTTAGAAAATTTGAATGTGAAAAAATAAATAATAAACACATTATTGTACAATTGTTGTTTTTTTTATTAAAAATGTTTTACTCCAAAATTGAGAAAGTTTTGTCTAGATTCCATCACCCGATGTTCCAAATTCTTCAATTCTGTAGTGTTCTTTGTTAGCTTGTAAATTTTTTCAAAATGTTGACTTTCCACGGCAATTTTGTGTTTGTGTTTGTTAATTTTGTCCAATTGTTTGGTCAAAGATTGACCGTTGTTAACGTTCTTTTGAGAAAACATCTTTGTCAAATCTGGCCATCTGAAGGTAAACTCATCTCTTTTATTTCATAAAAAGCCATTAAGATGAATCTGAGCGGCAATCATCATTTCGTAAACTTGTTGCACAAAGTGTGGGTTATCACGCCGGTACGTCTGCGCGTTTACGTTTAGCAAATGTCGCAAATTAAAAGGACACACTTGTTGCGTGGCTGACAACATGTTCCAATTAAGCACTGCTTCTTCGCCGCCGTTCAACATCATCAAACGTTCGCACGTGCGCGCATCGTCGTGTTCGCGCTGCGACGCGCACGCTTTTACAAGCGTCATTTTGCAGTACGCGTCTCGCACGTTCATGTTCATGGGAATGATGTGTTTGCATTCTTTTGCGTCGTTACCGCTAACAAATTTGCCGTATGCGCGCCATACTTTTAGGTCATTGGCCGCGTCAAACGCGACAAGCGGCCCGTTCATTCGATGCAAAGCGGCCAAGTTAACAAAACGATCGCTTGGTAACAAACTTTCCCAATCTAGTTTAAATTTAAAATTATCAAACACCATCAATGCAAACGCGGCGCTGGCTGCGTTTTGTGTACCAATGGCGTAACTGATAAACTTGTTCCAATACGCGGTACCGACAAACTCGCGTTTAAACACGTCACCTGTTAAATGTTGGCGGATGTAAAATGCCGGCGGAGCGTTGTTAACGTTCCACGAGGTTACGGTGGCCCAATCGACAAGCAATGTTTCTACCAAACCTGGATATTCGTCAAACACGTGCATGTGATCGGCCCACGGGATAGATCCGGAAATTGCCTTTAATTCTTGAACGCGTCCTTCGCGCAAACAATAAATTATTAACGCGTCGCTAACCTTGTTTAAATTTTGCATGTACACATTCAAGTTAATTTTGGTAATGTAATGCGGCGTGTTGATGTGCAATCTGTCCAAATGTTTATACTTGGCCACTAAATCAAAACAAATGTGCTCTGCAATGGGGCTGTCGAACCATTCGCGCAACATGCAATGACTAGGCACAATGTAGTTCCAGTTAAGATTAGCTGCGTATTTTTGCTGCACGGCGAGCGACAAGTTGTTGTAATTGGCGCTAACAATCTGCAAGTCCATGCGTTCACCCATCTCGTAAATGAACTGCTGCGTCAAACGTTTTTGTTGTGACACAATTGTCCAGTTTAATTTATCGGTAAACATCTTGGCCGTAGCAATAGTCAGCGGGTTTGTCGACACTACGTCCCAATCAACCTTGTCTGCAAACGCCGCCAAAAACCGATCGCGATTGTAGCAGTTGCGCGACACGTGTATCCAAAATTCTTTGTCGTGGCAATCAAGCAGCAAAAACAAACGATTGTCACGTGTTTTAAGTGCCAGTTCAACAACGCGTACGTGTTGATTTTGTTTAATCGCGCGTTGCAACGAACGTGACGGCGCCATGTTAAACGACTTGGTATTCTGTACAACGGTGAAACACGACGCGACAAGTTAATACCGCACAAAAAAGTGGCTTCGTTGCCACCAAAAAAAACTTGATCACGGCCGCAATTAACACCACGTTGTTGCAATACACGACGGCCACGAGTGCTATTAATTTGGGATAGAAAAACAACGGTAATGAACGCGTAAAGTGTTGTGTAAACAAACGCGGTGGACTGCAACAAGCCACTTGTCAACGTGCATGCAATTTTGCACCGTCATTTGCAATGAACACAGCAGTAATGTTAAAATGAAAAGGTTTGTCAGTATTGATATTATTAGCAGTTGAAACTTTGCCTCAGGAAATATGGTGTGATTAACATTGTATCAATTTATCAATTAAAAATTTGTTTAAACGTGTTAATAAATATGTCTGATATGAAAAACGAAAATGCGCGTCTCGCTACATACGTCAACTGGCCTGTGTCTTTTTTGGAACCAAGTCAAATGGCCGCCAACGGGTTTTATTATTTGGGGCGCGCGGACGAAGTGCGCTGCGCGTTTTGCAAAGTTGAAATAATGCGCTGGTTGGAGGGCGACGACCCGGCTGCAGATCATAAACGATGGGCGCCGCAATGCCCGTTTATGCAGCAGAATCGAACGGTTGCTACGGTCATTCAATCACCAGTGCAAATTGTTAGTAAAGATGAATGTAAATTGTCGCGTAAAATGTCCGGCCCCGTGCACCCTAAATACGGCACTAAATCTGCACGTTTAGAAACTTTTGTGGATTGGCCGCTCAGTTTGAAACAAAAACCAGAGCAATTGGCCGAAGCCGGTTTTTATTACACCGGCAAAGGTGACAAAGTTAAATGTTTTCATTGCGACGGCGGCCTCAAAGACTGGGAAAGCACCGACGAGCCGTGGCATGAACACGCACGTTGGTTTGATCGCTGCACATACGTGCGGCTTGTAAAGGGTTACGACTACGTGCAGCGCGTGCTTAGCGAAGCGTGCGTCATTAAAAAAGAAGAAAACAGCGATCGTGTTGAGCAGTCCGCAAAGTTTGACGAGCCACAAGAAAACAACGATCGTGTTAAACAGTTTGTTGACGTGCCCGAAAACAAAATGTGCAAGATTTGCTTTAATGCTGAAAAAACGGTGTGTTTTGATCCGTGCGGTCACGTGTTGGCGTGCGGCAAATGCGCAGCTGTACTAAAAAATTGCCCCATGTGCCGTGCAAAAATCTTAAACGCAATTCGCATTTACCAAGTGTAACAATTTAATAAATAAAATACCAATTTTAATGTTTAGTTTTTATTTATTTGCTCATTGAATCTTCTAGCAATCTGGCGTTCCGTCATAGACGATTGCACAGCCTCGATAAGCTGATCGCGTGTCAAGTTTTCAAGCAGCGTAATCTTGTTGTGTTTTGCTTTGAATTTGTCGCGTGGCAAAGACTCTTTTACTTTATTTAGCACATTCATGGCGTTGGGCACGTAGTCGCTGCTAAATACCACGTCGCTTGAACCCAAACGGCGCAAACTGCGGCCTAAGGTGCGCTTTTGAGCGCGCAAGAACGCGTACTCGTCGTTTCCCAACGCACACACGGCCAACGAATGCAACAGCTGCGGATCGTTGGGTTTGGCAATGACGTCTTGAGCAATGTCCGCCATCCGGTTGGCCATATGGTTTAGCGACTGATTGGCTTCGTGTAAATTATTGTTGGCTTTAATTAAATTTTCGTTGGCTACAACCAGCGCGTTGGCAAACTTGACGACTTGTTGGTTGCTTTCCACCAACATTGTTGTTAAAGTTTCAATTTTTTCATCTTTTTCTACTAAAGCTTGTTTGTACACTTCCATGTCTTTAATCCAAGGCGCCTCTTGGCCGTTGTTAACGGCCGCGTGTACGGCGTTCATGCCCTCGGCTATTTCAACGGGTGCGTCCATTGCCATGTTGTATTCGCCCTCCTTGCACAGCGTGGGCATCAGATCGTTGGCGTTCCATTGCTTAAACTTTTTAGCTGCCGGCATTTCCGACGCGTTGATAAGTTCGAACACTCCCGCCGTGTTTATAAACTTGGTTTTAGCTTGCACCTCTTTAGGCAACGTTGACGTAATTTGGGTCGCACCGACTTGGTGCGACCGCAATTCCTCGTACGTTTTTTGGTTGCAGCTCGACACTTTTTCACAAATAGCTTTATTAGGCCTTGAATAATTTAACGCCTCGGCGAACGGGTTGGCGACCATCCAGTTTTCGTGCTTGTCGTCCGCTACGGTAAACACCTCCAGCGGGCCGTTGACAAAATTAACTTTGGAAAGGGCCATGGCGACGTGCGTTCAAGTCGGCGGTCGGGCGTAAACTGATTGGCGATGACGCATATCTAAAAATAGAACACATGTTTTACACAAACAATGGTACTTGAAAAGCAAGGCCATCGATGAATCATAATTGGACTTGTTTTTCAATATCAACTGTACTCGTAAAGCGAGGTCATTGGCTGACGCATGTCCAAAAATAAAACACATGTTTTACAAAAACAATCGTACTTGAAAAGCAAGGCCAAATGGATGAGTCATAACCAAACACGCTTTTCAAGATTGATTGTACTCGTAAAGCGAGATCATTGGTTGACGCATATTTAAAAATAAAACACTCGCTTTACACGAACGATTATACTTGAAAAGCAAGGCCAAATGGATGAGTCACAACCGGACTTGCTTTTCAATATCAACTGTATTTGTAAAGCGAGGTCATTAATTGACGCATGTCCAAAAATAAAACACATGTTTTACACGAACGATTATACTTGAAAAGCAAGGCCAAATGGATGAGTCATAACCGGACTTGCTTTTCAATATCAACTGTACTCGTAAAGCGAAATCATCGGCTGACGCATGTCTAAAAATAAAACACATGTTTTACAAGAACAATCATACTTGAAAAACAAAAATAGGCGCGTAGGCGCTAACGCATTTTTATAAATTGTAATTGCGATAACAGAGCGTATATAAGCTTGCAGTGTGCTTGAAAATCTTCATTCTGCTAGCAAGTCTGCAACATGGAGTTTGCACCAACCAATTGGACGCACACGGTGGCCATTTTGTTTCGTTGTTGTGGAAAAGCGTACAAAGTGGAAACAAAAGAAGCCAATTATTGCATTTTATTTGCTCCTCAGTGCGCGTGTTACCAAAAAGAAATTGCACCGTACAACTGCTTTGTGCAAAACGTCATCACGGACGGAAACGGGTGCGCCACTTTGTATTGTGGTTATTATTCGCACGGAGGCGAGTTTAGTACAACTAAAAATAAAGACGTAATTTACAACGCCAATTCTGACAAAGTAATTTGGTTTTTTCCCAAAGAAAGCCGCAAAAAAATAAAACATGTTTTGCAGCAAATGACAACCAACAAAGATGTGTGGGTTTGCGCGGTGAGCCAACACGAAAACCTAAGTTGTAATTTGAACGCTGGCAACGTGTTTGTGCTCGATTCTCCAACTAGTTTGTTTAGCGAAAAAGATTTTTGCGACGACGTTCCACGCGCCAGTTTAATTTCGTTTGATGCACGTTTTGATACCCGGAGCTGCAAGTTGCTGCAAGACTACATTTTTGCACACATTTTTCAAAACAATTCCGACTGCAAGCGCTTGTCTAATGACATCAGTTATAACAATGACACGGATGACGACAACACACTAATGCTGCCGGCACTGCAATCACTTGACAACCAACAAATAAAAACTTTTGAACAGTTTAATCTCTTGTTTGATGGCCGCGACGCACGTGACGCGACAGTGTGGAAGTATTGCGACCGCAACGCGCATTTACTTTTTGAACATTTGCGCCAAAATGCCGAAGAACGCGAACGGGTTGTTGAACACATTGAAAACATTAACGGAAAGCAAAAACAATTTTGGGACAATAAACAATGCAACACGTACTATGGAAGCCGACTGTTAATTTATTTATTAAATTTGCAGAACAATCCGTTTATTAATCATCACGAAAACAAAATTTTCAAAAAGGTGAAGCACATTTTTAAAGACGACACCAACAACGCAGAAATTGAACAGTGGTGTTTGTATAATGGCAATATTGATCAATTTAAAACAGTGGGACTGTTTAAAACTATACAAAAAGCGCAATTTGACGCGGCCTACGATTGGTTTGTTAACAATATGATTTCGAATACGCCACAGCTAATTAATCGATCCAAAATTGTATATTACTGCAATAATTCAGAGTGCGAGTCGGCATCAGACGCAGAACAATGCAATGGCTACTACTACACTGTTTTGCTGAGTGATGCCATTCGGCAGTGCGCCGCGGACAATAAAGGCACGTTTGAAATAAAAGGTCAATACAGAGACGCTTTGCGTCATCATAAATTAATAAACGTAGAAAAATACAAAGAGCTGTGGCGGTTTTTTGATTTGCTGAATGTGTTTAGATTTACAAATTTTGAAATGGATTGTTATGATGCAAACAGATTTACAAACAAAACCAACAACGCAAAGTGTAATTGGCATATTACTTTTGAACCTTGCAATAATTACTACACGCTGTACAACCGATATTTTCAATCGGCGTTTTATGATTTATTGCAAAACGTATATTACGCATTTATGGCAAAAGAAAATTCTTTTTTATACAGAGATATAATATGTAGAATACAATTTGCGTTTTCTGAAAACTTTGTGGAAAAATATTTAAAGCCCCACAAAGCCACGCATTATCACACGGTGCTGGCAAACAACATGCGCAACTGTAACAGTATCCCTGCCAATTGGCCTGCACCCAAAAATTGTCACGTTTTGGAATATGAACGCGAGCGTTTTAATCGCAAACGCGAACAGTGCGTTATTTCGCTTCAAAGGCGAATAAAGCACAAATTATCTAATAGAATTAAAACTAACATGTATAAAAAATTGAAAAAAATTTAAACACAAATAACTGTAAATTTATGTATAAAAAATTTAATAAAATTTAAACACAAATAATTGTTTTTTTATTTTACTCCAATAATACCACAACCCAACCGACCACCCGAATTGCCTGTTGTTTTGCTAAGCGGGTGGTCGGTAAGACCTAGGTCGTCGCAGTCTTTGTGCACGACTAAGCTGCGTCCCAAAATGCTTAGTGGACCGTACAAACTAATTACGTTATCGCTCATGTTTATTAAAGTGAGCGCAGTGCAGCCAACAGAGCGCACATTGCCTAAATCGCCGACGTGACGTTCCGCAGCGTCAGGCGCGCCATGTTGTTGGTGTGTGGGGTTAAAGTGCTCGCCTGCCGACGTGCACCCATTGCTAATGTCGCCAAACTCGTGCACGTGAAAACCATGCAAACCGCGAGGCAAGTTGAGCAAATGGCCGGTAATGTAAACGATTTCTTCGGGAGCGTGCTGTTCAAAATGCACTTCTCCATGCACGTCTCCGCTAATAATACAAATGGCTTTCATATTACAAAATTGTTTTAAAAATAATTATTAAACGTACTTAAAACATAATTAATTTAAACAAAAGCGCGTGCATTATTATTGTGCAATTGTTGCCGCGCGCGATCAGTTTTGCATTAACGGTGCAAACAAAATTTAAATACAGCAGAACATGCCCCGCTGCAACACTCGTAACTGTACTGGCAATTTTTGCCAGTTTCAGTGCACGCCATAACGCCGACTATTAATACAGTGACAACAACCAATATACTTTTAAATTGCATATTTTTTAAAGGGTGCTTATAAATAAAAAAAATAAATATTTGTAACACATTTATTAATATACACATAAATACATTTTAGGGCAAATTACATTTGCGGTGTTTGACAATTTTAGTTTGATTTGGACATTTTGAAACGCTGGTATAATTCAACGGATTACGCAATATTAACGCGTACAAACTCAGTTTGCCCAATGATCTGCGCTTTGATAACTGCAAACGACGCGCTTTTCCAAAATTATCCAAAGCTATATAGGTCAATTTGCGATTATAAATTTTGTACATTACATCATAATTGTTTTCAAGTACCGTTTCTTGTAAAAAACAATCACTGGACAATGCGGCAGTAGCGTACATAACACCACATCTATCCAAACACACGTGCATGCAGGAAATGGCGTTGCGCAACAAAATTGACCGTGGGCGTTTAGGATGAGTGACGCGTTGCAACACAATGTCCAAACTGTACGGGTTTAGTGTTCCGTTGACAACGCCGTCTGTGTGCACTGCCAAGTAACGGTTGTGTACAAATATATGCACAAGTCGTTGAGTGCCAGTAATATGTTCCAATTGCCGACAAGCGCACAAAGAGGCCACAGCCGCCACGACTAGAGCAAAGCGATACATGATGCGTTTTGATTAAATGCAGCGGAAACACGTCTTTTATACCCGATTTGTTATCTAATCACAAGTAAAAACGCACGTTTGCGTTTTTGGCAAAAAGCAGGTTTGAATCGCAGGTCGTGCTTTGCGCACACCAACAAGCCGGGCAATTGCAGAGTCCACATCATTCAAAATCCATGAGTTCATAGGTGGACGTGTCTGCGTCTTCGGCGGAATAATTGTGACTGGCCAATAAATCGTTGAGCGAGTTGAAGGTCGTTAACGTCATAAGAACGCGTTTAGCTTCAAGCTTATCGTTAAACGATGACAAACAATGGTAATATTCCTCGACAAGCGCTACTATGCCCATGTCGCTGTTCAAGTGTTCCACGTACGCGTCGACGGTCATGTCGCGAGGTCCACGGTAAGCGTGCGCTTTGTGAAACTCGCACCACAACCAGTCGGCGTGCGTGTAACAAAGACGACAATAAAAAAGTTTGTCATTTTGCAAAAAATTTAAATATTCTATTGTGTTTTGACCAAGGTCGCGTTGTTGTACAAGTCGAAAATCGTCGTCATTTTTTATCAACTCGGGCAGCAACTCGCTTTGACGACCCATAAACTCTAGTACATCTCCTAAATGTCCGCGTGATACACCACGTTCTTTTAATTCTTTCGTTAACTGTGTAATATCACGTTCGTAATTGCGTTGAACTCGCGCTTGGGCCAATTTTGCTATCTGCTGTTGCAAACAACCGCCGTATAGCGGCGGGGTTTTAACTAATACGTTTGTCATTTATAAGAGTTTAAAAATGCAAATTTTTGTTAAAACATTGACTGGCAAGACCATTACCGTGGAAACAGAACCCGGCGATTCTGTTGGCCAAGTGAAACAAAAAATTGCCGACAAAGAAGGCGTGCCCGTTGATCAACAAAGGCTTATTTATGCGGGCAAACAATTAGAAGATTCTAAAACTATGGGCGATTACAACATACAAAAAGAATCTACACTACATTTAGTATTGAGGTTACGAGGAGGATAATGATAAAAAAAAATATATTTATTTGTAATAAAATTTATTAAATTAAACACATGTTCTTTATATATTATTCCGACATGTTTGTGTCTTGCGTGTTGTCACTGGCGTAAACAGGCGATGGAGGCTTTGTGTCGCGTCGTTGTTTAGCGGCAATTTTTTTGGGAGCACCAGGTGGAGCTCGCCGTTTCTTGCTAACGGGTGTAGGCACGTAGCTGGTTGAGGGTAATTTTAGCGCAACGCTTTTAAACAACTCCATATTCTTGGTAACAAACTCTTTTGTGACCACATTGTCGTAGATGCTGCTAGTGACGGGCGCAACGCCGTTTTTAAACGTTTCACTAAGCACGCTGTAAAATTCGGCGTACAACTTGTCGCGCAATTCGCAATTTTCTTGCATTTCAGATGGGTTGACGGCAGGCACGGAACGCCTTCGTTTGCCGGGCGCCGTTTCCGTTGAAGAAGTGGACGCGGAACGGCTTGTAATGTTTTTGCCAAGCTTTTGCGTGTGGTCAAACAACAACACAAAATCTGTCAATTCTTTTTGAGCTTTGACCGTATCCCACATGACAGGGCTGTTGGGCCATTCGGGTCTACGAATCTTGGTGTAAAAGCTGTTGAACAAAATATACATGTTGTGGTTGCTTACTCGCTTAGGACGCTTTACAGTTTTGCGATCATCGCCAAAGCACGGCAACACGGCAACGGTGTAATTGATGTTTTTCTTTTCCAAATAATTGATGCAGGTTTTTAAATAATCCAAATTGCTTTTGTTAAACGCGCTATTTTCTAATTTGTTGATTAACAAGGCGTTGTTGCTGGCAAATGACTCGTCGCGCACGGTTTCTGGCATGTTGACCATTTTGGTGTATGGTACACGTCCGTCACTGAACAAATGTATTCGTCTACTAAATTTTTTTTGAGGTTTAATGTCCTTGCAACCCGTATGTGGTGGTGGCACACCTTACGCTTGGAACATTTGTTGGTAATTACTGTAAAGCGGCTCAAATTCTCTCTTATATAATCTTTAACGTTGCAGGCGTTGTCTTCAAGTATATGTGCGTGCACGTTTTTAATTTGAAAAGTGCGTTTTAGCGTGTTCACCGTTTCGCTCCACAAAGCGTACAGTTCGCTGCGCGTAAAACAATCAGCGTTGTGGTCGCGCGCACGCCGACATGGCGTCAATGTCGTGATGCTCGACGCGTTTGAGGGATGCATAAAAAAAATCGTGCAATTGCTTATTGTCAAACAGCTCTTTAACTTGCCGCACAAAGTTAAAAAAATCGGTGTAATTGCTGGAAGCGTACGTGTTTAGCTGTTTGCTTGTCATGTACTCAAAATACTGATGTAGCGGAACGATGGTCACGCTGCGGGCAATTTCGCAATTAAAACGGCGCGGTCGCAACACGATGCGGTAATCGTTGCCAAACGCTCCCGGTAACAATTTGACGTTGTACGTGTTAGGTTTAAACTTGACGTCGGCAAGCGCTCCGCGCACTACGCCAACATAGATGGAATACTTGTATGTAACTCCTTTGTCTGTCCAATGCAATGTAAACGGAAACTTGTAAATGAACGCGCTATGAAAAAATCGACCCGTTTCTTCGACAAATTCGCGCACTGCTGTCTCGTAGATTTTGGCGTCCGTGCAATCGCGATGCCCGCGCGGTATGGATATTTTTTCTAAAAACGTGTCTGTGTTAACGGACGCGGCGCCGCAGTATGAGCGACGCGCACACAACAACACCGCCTTGTCCGGCTCCATGATCATAAACAAGCCTGCGGAGTTACGCATTTTGCACATCACCACTTACGGAACGCGTGCGAACGTCTACTGACACTAACGTCAAATGTTAAAAAATAATAATAAATAAAACACAAAAAATAACACATGATTATTGATTTATTTTATTATTGATTTGCTTAATTTCCATTGGAAACATTCCCATAGAAGTTGTGTGAACAGTGTTGTTGGGCACTTTAATGTGCACGTTGTTGTGCGTGTCGCTATCAATTGTAATTATGGGTTGCAGATCTTCATTTTTAAACGACACAGCAAATGGAACATTTTTTTGATTGTTGCGATGTCGTTTATAAACGCAATACCCGACGCTTGACACGATGCCAACAATACCTGCTACCAAAACAATAATTATTATTGAATAGGTCAAATCAACATTTTTATCAACTATTTGCGGCGCGTGCACGTTGTTTCGGAGTGCAAAAGTATTTTTGGGTGCTGCCGTGTAATCGCGGATGTAAAATCTTGAGCGCAATGTTCTAAGTTGCGTAAGGCTAAGGTTTTTTACTGCGTCCGCAAACGGCGTGGAAGTCTGGCTTAGCAACGAAGCGTCCACATACTTGTTGTAATCAAAGCGGCGGCTTGGCCAATATGATGTTGAGGAAGTGACGTACTGTTTAGTATTCGCTGTAAACATAAGCGCGCCCTGGTTAACGCTTACCGAACACAATTGCAACGGTTGCACCACCACCAGCCCCACACCCGGCGATACGGTTGTTGCAAATTCCTGTAACGTGTCTTTACACACGTAAGAAACAGTAGCATTGCGCGCAAACGCGTACAACCATTTACGATTATTAACAAGCATATCTAGTAGCACTTGTTTACCGTTGTTATCTGCAACGCGCACGTTGCACAGCGCGTCAATGTCCTGCGCATATCGGCCCATAAACATTTCAATTTCGCACACGCCCGAATTTAAGGTGTCGAAGCGTTCGCTTGCAGGACATAAAAATTCGTCGTAACCCGTAAACTCTTTGCATACTGTGCGGTAATTGTCGGGCACCGTCGTATAATAATTGCGCGTCTTGGCGATGGCAATGTGACTCGTTGAGGGCACCATCATTAGGCATATGGTGCCTCGACAAAAAGGCACCGTTGCGATGCGATACAAGCCGTAAGTTGAGGTGACACGTTTCATGAGTGGCATGGCAATACACAGCACAACAATGTTCCCGTTCGCAAACAAATGCAATTTGTACGCTTGAGAAAGGTCAAAATGCGCGTTCATGATGCGCTCAAAATCCACAACCCAACTCAAATTTTGGCTATTTAACATTCTAATCAATTGGCGCATTTCGTGCAGCAACGCGTTGTCATCAAACACGTTGTTGGTGTTGTTTAATTTGTTGCGACGAGTTTGTTTAATAAATTTATCCAGCGTGTTGGCAAACGCGGTTGCATTAGCAAGTTTGCGATTTATCATTTTGTACATGTCATTTAAATACATGCAATTGTTATCTTCAGTTCGGTTTCCGTCCATTATGTATTTTAAAAAGTTATCAGTCACGTTCACGGTAGAAACTGCGTCTAAAATTTTTCCACAATTAGTCGAGCCGCTGCGCATCAATGCGCGCACATCCATTACACTCACTTCGCTCCAATGAGGTGGGTTGTACGTGTCGGCGTAATCCGCGTCCTGCTGCCTATGATCGACGTAATCAAAAAAAACGACATCGTTTGTTTCTTCATTGCTCATGGAATTATAGTCCAGATTATAAAATGTTGCGTCCAGCTGCGTCAGCAAAGACAAATCCTCGCTTATACGATTCATAATTGCGCGTGGCTTTTTGGGCTTGATGAGTTTCAATAGCGGACATTCCGTAGCGTTGTTGCGAACATCGTCGCGCAAAAAATTTGCGATACTTTTTAATTCATGCAGCAAAGGGCTGTAGTCCAAAGTTTTTACAAACAAAAATCGTTCGTCGGAAACGTGGCGCAAAGAGGCTACGTGTTCAAACATGAGCCCGGTGGCGTCGTCGATGGGCTCAAAGCTGATCGGATCAGCAAAACTGCTAGTTATTAGCACGGAGCAAATTAATAAACAATACATGGTGCCGAGTCTGCACACAACTGAATTTGTAAGCCAACACGCTCGCTTATATACCAGTGTATGACGCAAAACTTAAATTAATGTTGCCCATAAGTTGATAACAATGTACAATAAACATTTAAATTACAAATACATTTGTACTTGTAAAACATGATTAATAATGACGCAGACATTAGTTTTTACAGAAACGATTGTATTTGTAAAACAAGGTTAACAATAACGCATGTTTAACATATTGTAAATCAAAGTTAGCAATGACGCACGCGTTAACTTACAAATACAATTGTACTTGTAAAACAAGGTCATTATATTAAAACGTTGGCTTGTGCGTCATTAATGCGATTGTCAACAAGATTGTTATATCGGTGTTAAAAAAAATATTAAGTTTGACTTTAATTTTTATTTTTTATAATATAGCTTTTTTAACAATGTTTTTGGCGGTGTCTACGGTACATTTTACTTCTAATACTTGATTACGTAGTTTTTTCATTTTGTGTCCGCTGCCATACAACTCTTCTTTAATGCGGTTAACCGCCATGACTGGGTTGGGGTGTACACCTTCAAACATAATGTCCATTGTATCTTCAAATTTTAGTTTGCGTTTGCGAAAATGTTCTTGCTGACCGCGCGCAAACGCAATATGAGTGCCGTCATCCACCTTGTTCATAAACACGGCCAAATGTTCGTGTTTGGTTACGTCGCGAGGAAACACAACGCCTGGTATTGATATTAACGGGGCGCGTTCGTGCGGAATAGAATTTAATCTATTGTCCAAGTTTTCAAACCGTTGCTCCATCTGTTTAAAACGGGCGTTGACCTCTAGTTTAAACGATTTGTGCGCGCTAATAAACTTGCCGCTGTTGGCGTTGAGTTTTTTAATGTGTTTCAATACAGTTTCAATTTTGTCGCGCACATCGTCGTGATCGTAGTTTTTTTCCGTTTTAATAGCTATCAACACGTCGTCTTTGTTGATAAACGGCAATTGCTGCAGCAATTGAATCAAACCATGATTGGTGGCAAACAAACTGCCCAAGGAATCAGCGTTATAATCGGTGGGTGGTGCGCCAAGCACAATTTCATTTAGTGGAAGAACATGTTGACGGTTTAAATTGCAACGCAGCAACAAATCATGGCTAATTTCTAAACCTTTACAAAAGTCAACCACATTGTAGCAGCGTTCATTGTTGTCGCTCACCACGTAACGAAACTTAAATGTAAACGGGTGACAACGAAACACGTCCCAGCGAACCAGGTCCGAATGCGCCCAACGGTCCACCGCGTACCGTTTGTAGGCTTGTTCGTCAAATTCTACAAAGTTTTGCTGTTGCTGCTCGTCGCCGCTGCCGCCGCCCCACCATCCAAACACCCATTCGAACATTTTGTAATGTGTTGTAACAATTGCTGAGTCAAACAGCGCGAAAACTCACCGCCCTTATAATTATAGCTAAACGGCGCGCGAATTTGTTTGGTCGGATTGCAAAACACGTCTCGATCCACGTCGGGCCAATAGCGTACTATTAGATCGCACACGGCGCTGCCTTGGGGCATTTGGTCCATGTACATGTTCACCGCTTGCTGAACGCTAAAAGCAAAATTGCCTGGACGTATGTCCCCTTTGACCAATTTGTTGGGTTTTTTAAATACTTCAAACCAGTGCTCGCGCACGTTTTTCGGCGAGTCCATTCTAAATCTGCCGCAAAACTTTAACCACATATGAAACCCACGGTGGCCGCTAAACACGACGCGCTGCACGGCGTCTTCTTTGTCGGCAAAAAATAACAATAACGCAGTTGCCCCTACGTTTATTTTCAACTCGAGCTCTGCCTTGTTGGCGCAATCTTTAAAATCGGCGTCAAACACCCACTCACGTCCGCCCTCGTCCAACGGTTTTACGTGCACGTCGCTCACCGAATTGTTAATCATGTAGCTTAACAGTTGCGCCGCGCTATTAAAATGACGATCGGGGTGAATCCATCGTCCTTGAGTGGTCATAAAAGCAAACTTGCGACTGTCGTTGTACGCAATCGCGTTCCACATTTGGTCCACATTAGTGTACTTGCACGGCGCCATGTAAAACGTCTATAAAAACGGGGGTCACGGCTAATTACTGCATACAGTTCTTCGGGGGTCACGGCCAATTACTGCATACAGTTTCTAAAAACAGTAGCACTTTATTGCACCATAATGATTTTTATTTTATTATTGACGCTGTTAACAATGAGCGGAGCGCAAGCCGCAAATATTCTGGCGGTGCTACCCACGCCTGCTTATAGCCATCATTTGGTGTACCGAGCGTACGTGCAAGCTTTGGCAAACAAGTGCCACAACGTGACTGTTATTAAACCACAATTGCTCAACTACATTACGGCAAACAAACAACGATGCGGTTTCATCGAGCAAATCGACGCGGACATGTCTTCACAGCAATACAAAAAATTGGTGGCAAGTTCGGGCGTGTTTCGCAAACGCGGCGTGGTGTCCGACGAAACTACCGTCACGGCGGACAACTACATGGGGTTGGTGGAAATGTTTCGCGATCAATTTGACAACGTCAACGTGCGCAGATTTTTGATAACAAATCGCACTTTTGACGCCGTAGTGGTAGAGGCGTTTGCCGATTATGCACTTGTGTTTGGTCACTTGTTTCGTCCCGCGCCCGTGATTCAAATCGCGCCGGGCTACGGTATGGCCGAAAATTTTGATGCTGTTGGCGCTGTGGGACGACACCCTGTCTACTACCCAAACATTTGGCGCAGTAGCTCGATCGGCAACGCAGACGGAGCGCTAATTGAATGGCGTCTCTACAACGAGTTTGAGCTGTTGGCGCGCCGTTCCGACGCGTTGCTAAAACTGCAATTTGGCCCCAACACGCCTACTATTCGGCAATTGCGCAACAACGTGCAGTTGCTACTGCTCAATTTACATCCCGTGTACGACAACAATCGGCCGGTGCCGCCTAGCGTACAATATTTGGGCGGAGGATTGCATTTGACATTTGAAGCGCCTCAACGCTTAGAAAATGCGCTTGAAAAACGCCTTAACGCGTCCGTGAATGGGGCGGTGTACGTCAGTTTTGGATCCAGTATTGACACCAACTCCATCCACGCCGAGTTTTTGCAAATGCTTTTAGACACGTTTGCTAAACTAAACAACCGCACCGTGCTATGGAAAGTGGACGATGCAGTGGCGGCATCCATTGTATTGCCTCCTAATGTTATTGCCCAAAAATGGTTTAATCAACGCGCGGTCCTCAACCACCGGAACGTTGTGGCGTTTGTTACACAGGGCGGCCTGCAATCCAGCGATGAAGCGTTGAATGCGCGCGTGCCTATGGTGTGTTTGCCTATGATGGGCGATCAGTTTCACCATTCGGCCAAATTGCAGCAATTTGGAGTGGCACGCGCTTTGGACACCGTCACCGTTACTGCAACGCAACTCGCACTTGCGGTCGGCAACGTGATTGCCAACCGACTGGCGTATCAACTGCGCATGACTAATTTGCTCAACGTTATAGCTTTTGACGAAGCCACGCCTGCCGATAAAGCTATCAAATTCACGGAACGCGTAATTCGATTCGGTCATGACATCACTCGGTCGGCGTGTTCGCTGAAATCACCATCCGCCAATACAGATTATTCAGATTATTTTGTACGCTTTCCATTGTAATGATTCATAATAACAGAATGAATAGCTACAATAAATACATGTATAAACGTAAACATTGTTTTTTTGCCCCGCCGTGCGACTGCGCACTTCCAGCCTTTATAAACGCTCACCTTCAAAGCAAGTCATTATTGTCTAACAGGCATTCAAAAGCGCAACATCACCGCGATCAGACACATGGAACCGCCAAAAATGTTGCCAGGCCCGATTATCTCTTCTGAACGCGCCGCCGCGCTCGGTGCCATTCACTCGTCCACTTTTGTAAAGACCATCGTCACTACTACAACTGTATCGGCAACGTCAAAAAATGAATTAATTAATCAAGAATACCAAGACAGAATTGTCCAAGTGATTGCGCAATTGCAAAAAACACGGCTTGATTTTACAAAATTAACGCAATTGCAAAAAAGGCGCGTTAAAAATATGCAGAGACTTGTGCGCAAAAAGAACACCATCATTGCCAATCTGGCCGCGCAACTGGACAGACAACAAGCAGAACGTGTTCGCGGCAACAAACATTTTGCCGTGATGTTAAGCAAAAATGTGTTGTTAACAATGAGCGGTTCCGAGCAATTTGTGCGTCAGCGCGTAGCGGACATCAGCGCAACTGGAGGTGAGCAAGTGTTTTGCGCGCACAGAAAAAACTGTGTACGTGACCGCCAACGCATTGCAAAAGCACTCGAGGCTTCGTTGGGATCGGGCGTGGTGGCGCGCGCGGCCAACAAACGTTTTGAAATTGTGGAAGCGGACAAAATAGTAAGCGCAAAGCTTATAGCAAAGCAAGTGTTACATGATGGATTTGACGGTGACGCTTGTGCCCATTAATTTGCGTGGTGTCGAAGAACCAAAGCAGATTGAACGCTTTAAACTGACGGCGGTTAGCGCCGATGCCAAATTTTGCCTAAACGTAAAATGCCGATCGCCGTTTGCCAAATTTAAAGTATTAATCTCAGTTACTAATTTTAATAACGATTACTTGCAAGTCACCGTGTGTAGCCGTTACGACACCGTGTGCGTGATCAACGCGCACGGTCAGAAAGAAATCAATTTTGATGGTTTTGCCAAACACGACGACGAAGGTGTCACGGTGCCGTTTGTTGTGGGGCCTCTTTTTTCTGCTGAAAATGCTGGCCGACGCGTGCGAGATGCCGTGCACGCCATTGAACGCTACGAAACGGTGGCCAAAGTATTTATTAACGAGGCTTATTTAAAAGGGTTGTGGAGCGCAATGAAAAAGTTAATTTACTATGATAACAATGATGATAAACATGAATCTGATTTAGTTGATAATGTAGTAAAATTTATTAATGTAGATAAAACTAATATTAGTGTTAAAAGCTCCAATGTTTCTAAATGGGTTCCTGCAATTAACTATGTGACGGGAAAACAATTGTTAACTGTATTATTTATTTTTAAATTTAACTAATGTGTAAATAAAAATACGTTGAAATATTTAAAATAAACAATTTATTATTATTATAAAAATACATGTGTTTTTATTATATTATAACAAACAAATAACCCCCATAAACTCTCTCCATTTTTGTTCACAATTGCGCCAACTCAACGGGTGATTAAAATGATTGGTTACGTAATGGGGAATTTGGTTGACAAACGCGTCAGACCGTAAAAACGCGTACACTAACTTGTGACAGCCCAACGCCGGCCCGTAAATATCTAGAGTTTTTTTGCAAAAACTGGTAATGCTTTCGTTGTGATGCCTGTCGATTACCACGTCGTCGCACACGTAATTATGAGGCAGTTTTTTAAACAGCGCGCGAATCAAGGTTACACGACGCTGCACTTTAAAATCTGCTTTGTTTGTGAAAATGTCTTTTAACAAACACATGATCTGATCGTTTAATACTCGATGCAACGGCGACACTAGCACGTAATAACCAAACAAATCAAAAAATCTAGTGCACCGTTCCCCAAAAAACGGCTGTTTGATTACGCGCACGTTTACAAAATACACGTTAAATGTCACCGCGTTCCTGTTCATAATCCATTTTTGGTTTACGTATTCTTCAACACCGTCCTTCGACCACATTTCAACTTGCAACGCAAACCTGATCAGGTCAAACTCTTCATTAAAACTTGTGTGTACAATCTCAACATGCGGCAACAAGTGCAGGTGCACGTTGTCGTTAAAACGAAACGCTCCGTTTTGAAAACATTTCATAACGGTCAAGTAGCTTTGCATGCAAACACTGTTGGTTAAATGTGTCAAGTTTTCAAAAACATTTTGCGTGCACGCTTGCAGGCGACGCTGCATGCTCGCTAGCTTAATCCATTCTTTGCTTGAATTGTAATAATCAAAATCAAGACATTTTAACATGTCACGCTGTTCGTCAACGTGACAAGCGGCGGCTGCTCCGCCGTTGAGCACAAACAATCCGCTCTTGTCCGCCATCACGGCTTCAAAACAATTTTTGAAAAATTGCACACCTGCTTTGGCGGTGATGCGGTTTCGCAGGCAATCTTCAATGTCCCTTGTGGTAATGTAAGGCAACATGCCCGAATAAATTTGGTCTGCTACGCGATCCATGATAAAATAATTTAATATGCAAAAAACACGTCTTGATTGGACAACTATGCGAGCGCAACAAGCCGTCTCAAGGTTTGCCATGGCAAGCCACGATGTTTATTGTGAACGCGCTATCGCGTTTGCCATCAGAATTGTAACGGGCAATAAAGTTGCATGGCCAACGCTGTTGCACTTGTTTGATTTTATTGTCACACTAGAACGCAACGTGTTTAACAAAAGTTTAGTGCTTAACGGGTTGGTCAATTTTTGCATTGTTCACGGTGATGGATACACCGTGCAACATCAATTGCTAAACAGGGTGTTGGAGGTATTAATAAAAAAATATTATTAATATTAAATTTGGTTTTATTTGGTATTGGTTACATACTGTTTTTCTTACAAACTAGTAAATACTATATATAATACTTTAGGTACAAATAATACTAAAAATTTAAACAAGGCGGTGGGTTAATGTTGTTGTTAGGTTCATAGGTGGCGGCGTTGGTGGCACCACAGGTACTTTACATACAACTTTGTTAGGAACACTGTAAAAAGGTTGGGGAATGTCGTAATCATCAATTCCACTGTCTGGCGAACTAGGCAAAGATGATGACGCCAATTGCATAATTGGAGGTAGCGATGAAAATTTATCTAAGTTTTGACGCCGCGGTTCGCTAATAATCTCTAGCATTCTAAGATTGCTATACTGTTCTTCTTTNTCTTTTTCGTCATCAACAATGTTTTGTTCATTTAAAGGCGCACTCTCAAAATATAGCGTTTTAACTGACTTAGGTTTGTATCGCATTTCTTTTCTTTGAACGTACATGTTCCACAATTGCAACACAGCCATCATGATCACCATCATAATTAACGCGCATTGATTTTGATTAAACACGGTGGGCTCGTTGTGCCGTACTTCTATTCTGCATCCGACGCATTTTTTAACAAAATCGTGACTGTAAACACAATTGAAATCAGTGCGAATGGCGTTGGTGTCGTACATTTCATATGTGTTTGACACGATGTTGCTCCAGCACAACGAATCACGATCATAATCTCGGTATTTTGCGTCTAATATGGGAACATGCCCGTTTTTATTAATTTGAGGTTGAAACACTACAAAAAGTGTCCAACAAACTAACGCCATTACGTGGGCCAGCGAGATGATAATTTTTATGTAAAAATTGCTTTGCATTTCCGCGCGCTTGTAGCACAACAAAAATTTGTATATGATCCATGTGGTGGTGGTGAACACACATGGGCCGAGCAGGAACGCTGACAACACCGAAAGATTTATCACAGAATGTCCGTCGTCGTCCAACTCGAGCAAAAACGCGTACTTGTGATTTATTGTTCCCATGAGCGAAAACACAAACAAAACTAAAGTGATGGCGTACAACGCCGCGTGCAACACTAATTGCAAAATATAATTAATTTGAGCCAACATGTTTAAAACTACTAAGTATTGGCAACATGTATCGAATACTGATTGTGCTTTTCCTGTTTGCGTTGCTTTATATAGTAGTTTGGCCCTTTTATCAGGCTTATCAGCACATACAAACCGCCCAACATGATTACAATGACACTTTGAACGATAGAATGGATTACATTGAATCGGTCATGCGCCGCAGGCATTACGTGCCCATGGAAGCGTTGCCCTCGGTGCGTTTTGATACTAATCTGGGTACGTTGGCCGGCGAGAGTCTTAAATGCATGTCCGTGCCTTTGTACGTTACCAAATTTGATTTGCCCTTCTTTGATTGCACTGAAGTGTGCGAAAACCCCGCCGCATCTTATTTTTTTGTAGGCGAGGGTGACACCTTCGTGGTCAACGGGCAAAAGCTCGCGGTGGGAGGTTATTGCACCACCAATAGCGTGCCGCGCGATTGCAATCGCGAAACGAGCGTTGTGCTCATGAGTTTAAACCAATGGACATGCATCGCTGAAGACCCACGTTACTTTGCCGGAACCAGCAACATGACTCAATTGGCGGGCCGGCAACATTTTGACCGCATTTTGCCCGGGCAAAGCGACCGCAACGTGTTGTTTGACCGGTTGTTGGGTCGCGAGGTCAACGTTGCCACTAACACGTTTAGGCGTAGCTGGGATGAATTGTTGGAAGACGGCACACGGCGGTTTGAAATGCGCTGCAACGCGCGCGATAACAACAATAATCTCATGTTTGTGAATCCGTTAAACCCCTTGGAATGTTTGCCCAACGTGTGCACCAACGTAAATTACGTGCACACGAGCGTGCGCCCAAATTTCGAGACGGGAGAATGCGATTGCGGCGACGAAGCCGTGACGCGCGTACGCCACATCGTGCCCGGCGACCGTGCGTCCATGTGCGCTAGCATCGTGGACGGCCTTGACACGACCACGGCCTCTCACAGGTTTCGTGTTGAATGCGTGAACACGTACACATTAATTAATAATTTTTCTAGCAACAAACTTCTGTGCCCTAGCGACACGTTTGATAGCAACACGGACGCAGCGTTTGCGTTTGAAGTGCCCGGCTCGTATCCGTTGTCGGGCAATGGACTGGACGAACCCACGCATCGGTTTTTTTTGGACACCCGATCGCGAGTAAAATATAATGACGTGCGCGGCCTTATCAACTAGCTTTTCAAGTACCATTGTTTGTGTAAAACATGTGTTCTATTTTTAAATATGCGTCAACCAATGACCTCGCTTTACGAGTACAGTTAATATTGAAAAGCAAGTCCGGTTATGACTCATCCATTTGGCCTTGCTTTTCAAGTATAATCGTTCATGTAAAACATGTGTTTTATTTTTAAATATGCGTCAACCAATGACTTCGCTTTACAATTGAAAAGCAAGTCCGGTTATGACTCATCCATTTGGCTTTGCTTTTCAAGTATAATCGTTCATGTAAAACATGTGTTTTATTTTTGGACATGCGTCATCTAATGACCTCGCTTTACGAGTACAATTGATATTGAAAAGCAAGTCCGGTTATGACTCATCCATTTGGCCTTGCTTTTCAAGTACGATCGTTCGTGTAAAACATGTGTTCTATTTTTAGATATGCGTCAGCGTTGACCTCGCTTTACGAGTACAGTTGATATTGAAAAGCAAGTCCGGTTATGACTCATTCATTTGGCCTTGCTTTTCAAGTATAATCGTTCATGTAAAACATGTGTTTTATTTTTAAATATGCGTCAACCAATGACTTCGCTTTACGAGTACAGTTGATATTGAAAAGCAAGTCCGGTTATGACTCATCCATTTGGCTTTGCTTTTCAAGTATAATCGTTTATGTAAAACATGTGTTTTATTTTTGGACATGCGTCATCTAATGACCTCGCTTTACGAGTACAATTGATATTGAAAAGCAAGTCCGGTTATGACTCATCCATTTGGCCTTGCTTTTCAAGTATAATCGTTCATGTAAAACATGTGTTTTATTTTTGGACATGCGTCAACCAATGACCTCGCTTTACAAATACAGTTGATATCGAAAAACAAGTCCAATTATAATTCATCGATGGCCTTGCTTTTCAAGTACCATTGTTCGTGTAAAACATGTGTTCTATTTTTAGATATGCGTCATCGCCAATCAGTTTACGCCCGACCGCCGACTTGAACGCACGTCGCCATGGCCCTTTCTTAAGTTAATTTTGTCAACGGCCCGCTGGAGGTGTTTACCGTAGCGGACGACAAGCACGAAAACTGGATGGTCGCCAACCCGTTCGCCGAGGCGTTGAATTACAATAATTGTAACAAAGCTATTCGCAATCATGTCAATGAAAAAAATCAAAAAACTTTAGAAGAATTGCGATCAGCCCGCAGCGGGCCGATTACGTCATCGTTACATTCCCATACCAAGTTTATCAACACGGCGGGAGTGTTCGAGCTCATCAACGCGTCGGAGATGCCCGCGGCCAAAAAGTTTAAACAATGGAACGTTAACGATTTGCTGCCCACGTTGTGCAAAAAAGGCGAATACAACATGGCGCTGGACGCGCCAGCGGAGATAGCCGAGGGCATGAACGCCGTGCATGTTGCCGTAACTAACGGCCAGCAAGCGCCTTTGATGGACGTGATCAACTCTACCATGACTGAGCGTCAAATTGCTAGACTTAACAACTTACGTAATAATTAAACAATAAAATACTAAAAAACATTTAATATTATTTTATTTAATAAACAGCAATATTATAAAATTTTTTTACAATATAATCGTAACAGTCAACGTCAATGTCAGATGCGTTATTGCAACACAACAAGTCAAATAGCGCATTTTTTTGTTTGTCTGTCATGGCGTAAATGTAAAGCGTATCAATTTGCAATTGTAAATCCGTATAGGTTTCTTTGCATTGTCTTCCAAAATCTTTGATTACGCTAAAACACGAAAACCGTTCGTCAGCGTGCGTCATTTCGCCGCGCATGTATCTAAAAAAAATGTAAACGCTGCTCATTTTGTGTTGGACAAAGTGATCTTTGCCAATGCCGCAAAAACGGCCGTACACGTTGTTTATTGCAAGCGCATTATTACTCTCGTCATATTCTGGTTTGATGTATTTGGTGACAACGTCTTGCAAACGAGTTGTCAACTCGGCGGGCACGGTGTTGCGTATTATCCTGTACATGTACGTGAGCACGCAAAATTTGTTGTACCACCATCCGTCCAATTTAATTGTGGGGTCAAAAACATTGGAAACGCGCGCCAACGCGTAACCGCGCACAAAATGCATAAATTTGCCCATAATAATTTGCAAGCTGTCAGTTATGTTAGGCGGAAACTCGAACGAATCCAGAGCAAAAATGCTTGCACCGGCTTGTGCGCGCGTTTCGAGCGGCGCGTGGCGATTTATTTCGGCAAGAACACTTTCCACTTCTGAGCAAAAACCTTTTATTTTTCCAGTGTGATACCATGTGGCTAAACGTTTGGCGATTTCTTCCAAGTCTAATTGTTGGCGCGCGTCATCAAAAGAAAACTCGCCGTTGTTTAGTCGGCGCGCCGTTTCAATGTCACGGCGCACGCACGACGTCTTGTTTACGTACGTGTTAGTGATATGTTCGTGCACAATCCTGTACAAATGGTACGACTTGCCGTAACGTTCGTGCGGCATATTGTATTCGCCGTAATAAGAGTACACAAGAAGTTGAGAACACAAAGACATGTTGCTGCTAGTGAGGTTTTGTTAATTGTAAATACAGCATTGCAACGCGGGTATATATATATATAAAGATCAAATTGTAAATGAAAAACAGTGTGCGGTTACAGGTTAATGCGCGCAAACGAGCCGACGCTAAATAGGACAATGTTTCCCAGACGCTGGCACAATTACACCACGTGCGGCAAAGTTATTGAAGGCACCAATTTTATTTGTTTTAAAGTTCCATTAAAACAAGAAGTGTTTGAGTACGTGACCAATGACGAGGATCATTGGACAGTGACCAGTTTGGTAAATAAACAACGCGCGTTGGGTGCCGTGATTGATTTAACAAACACGTTACGCTACTACGACGGCGCGGAGGTGCGCGACGCCGGTGTACTTTACAAAAAGATTAGAGTTCCAGGACAAGAAATTCCAAACGAAAACATTGTGCAGGAATTTTTTGAAACCGTGCAGGAATTTAGCGATAGGTGTCCGGGCATGTTAATCGGCGTGCATTGCACGCACGGCTTGAATCGCACCGGCTATTTAGTGTGTCGCTATATTATAGATAAACTGCACGTGTCGCCGGCCGACGCAATTGCACAATTTGAAACGGCGCGCGGACACAAAATTGAACGACACAACTATTTGGAGGACTTATTGAAACGCCATCATGTACGACGCTAATCAAATAGACGACAACTTGTTTGTGGGCGGATATAATGGAGACAACGAAGCCATGTTACAATTTATCAAAAAACACGACATTGAGAGCGTCATCTCGCTGATTGACTCGGACGTGGGCCCCATCAGGCAGGCGCTTGGTTTACCCGCCGGTTATCACATCCATGTTTATTGCGAGGACAAACTTACGTGCATGGCATTACTGAACGCGATAGACGCCTTGTACGATTACATAGAGCGAAGAATAAATGAAGGCAAAAAGATTTTGATTCATTGCTACGTTGGAGTTTCCAGATCGGCAACATTAGCGGTGTATTACTACATGAAAAAATGGCAAATTTCGTACGAAGAGGCGCTGCGCTTTGTAAACAACAAACGAAATGTCGCTTTAAGCGATCATTTTGTGCGTTTTCTTTCCAGTAAATGTAATTATAGATTTGTAGACAATAAATTAAAAATACAAGTAGGTTAGAAATAGTTTTTATTGTTTATCAATAAACATTAATTAACATTATTTAACAATTGTTTTATTCGAATCGCAAATTGTTGCGCGTCCTGTTCCGAGTCAAAGCTAATGGAACGTTTGCTTTTCTTAGCCGCCAACCGGTGCGTGGCGTTGTTCCAGTCGACCGTAGGATTGGGGCGCGTGGTCTCCGCCACAATGTCGGCCGCGCTGAGGTTGCGTTTCAATTTTTGATTGTGCACGTAAGCTTTTTGCCCGGCAATGGCCGTAAACGTGGTACCGTCGCGCGTCACGCACAACACGGGGTGTTTGCGCTCGTCTTCCGGATATTGCACCGCGCGGCCCGACAGGTCAATCACTTTGGCTACCAATTCGGTGACTTGTTCGTCTTTCTTTTGCATCATATCATCTTTTTTCTTCATAGTGTCTTGAAACCCGTTGTACATGCGGTTTAGGTCCGTCATTACGCGCGTCACTTGCTGGTCTTTGGCCTCGATCTGCTTGTCTTTCATTGCAACGACGCGCTCAATAAAGTCTTGCTTTTTCACAAGCTCCTGCCGCATCGCGTTGCTGTGCTCGGAAAACGTCGCAATCAGCCTAGACACCAATTGTTTGTTTTCTTCTTGTTGTTGCCTGAGCGCTTCTTCGTGCTGCTTGATGGCGGGATTGTACTTGCCGGTGCAAAGCACTTGCGGAATAACTTCTTCTAACAACCACTCTTGTAATTCCACGGCGTAAGGCAGTTTGCTCTTCATAATCAATTGAATCACGCCAGATTTGGTTATTAGCACTGTGTGTGGTTGCAAATACAGCGGGTCGCCCCTTTTAACAAGGCTGGTTGAGGCAGGGGCGTCGCCTAAACGGGTCTGCTCGTAATTAGATTTATATTTTTTATCGATGACTTTTCGCACTGCTTGGTTACAATCATTGTATTTCAAACTACTAGCAATGTCCTTGGCCACAAACTTAACAATATTTCGATCTAACACGTAACGCAACGTGAACACGTCTTCGCCGAATTTAAATTGTCCAATTTTAACTTGAGCCATGGCGACGCGTGTTAATTAATTGACGATTGTGCAAAGACTAAAGGTCGCCACTCGCGTTTATGCGTTGAACTTCAAGCAGCTCGTTGACGCCTTCTTCCGTGTCACCAAACATGTCTAACGGGTGGTCGATGACCAGCACCATGCCGCACGCGGCGCACAGGTAGCGCGCGATGGAGTGGTCGTCGGGCGCGGGCACGTTGGCCACCGTGTGACAATTTTGGCAAACTCTAAAATAAATAGTTTTGGGATTGAGGCGAATTGTGCCATTGGGCACGTACATTTGCACGTTTACGGCCATGCACGCCTCCACAAGCGCGTTGCGGTCGATAAACCCAAAACGATGCACGTCCGTGTTCGTCACCTTTCCGTCTATCAACGCGCGCAATCGCGCCAAATGAATAATGTCTGCAACAATGTTTTCTTTAAACCCTTGCGTAATTCGCAAACTAAACTTGATGAAGCGCGCGCTCGCCATATTAAGTTATATTTGTTTAATGCAACTTTACTCAATAATATATAAATATGAACCGCCCAATGATGAGGACAACCAACGTGCCCGTGATCGTTTCTAATCACGACTACGACCGTGAACAAATAAAACGCGACCTAAATAGTCTGCGCCGCAGCGTGCACGAGCTGTGCACGCGATCAACGACTGGGTTTGATTGTAACCGGATTTTGGAATCGTCGTCGTCAAACGACGTCATTACTAAACCGCCCGTAATTATTAAAAGTTCGGCGGTAACGGCAGGCCAGTCTACATTAATGTGTGACAAGGTGTAAACATGGCTTCCTCCGCAGTATGGAACCCTGCCGCAGGCGTAGGCAGTTTGCAAAACAGTGAAAAGTATCTAATTGATCCCAACGACTTTGTGGGGGTGTTAACGTTGTCTCCGTGCACCGTGTTTAAACAAGGGTTGTTTGTGGAAATGTCGGGGCTAAGATTGCGCGCGTTGCTGACCGCGCCGAAACCGACTGAACCGAAACGTGCCGTTTTGCATCGCAGTAAACGCAACGTTTGTTTAAAGGCGTGCGCCGACGGGTCGGTAAATTTGGCCAAAGCATTGAACTCTTTGAACATGCCGCTGTGCATGGTTAAAATAATGGCCGAATTGAGCAACGCGTCGACGCCGCGCGGCGGTATGTACCGGAAACGTTTTGAATTTACTTGCTATTTAGGCAACGTGGTGTCGTGCACAAAATGCAAAAGCGCATGTTTAATCGGCGCTCTATTGCATTTTTACAAAATGGAACCCAAGTGCGTGGGTGAAGTTACGCATTTGCTGATCAAGGCGGAGGACGTGTACAAGCCGTCTAATTGTGCAAAAATGAAAACGGTCAATAAATTGTGTCCAAAAGCGGGCACGTGCAAAGGCAAAAACCCCATTTGTAATTTTTAGTAGTAAGCTCACGTCGCTCGCACAACATGGCCGACTCCATTCACAGAATTTTGCGATTGTTTTACCGATGGAGTTCTAAAACGGGCGCGAACTTGGAAAACCAAGCCGATTTGGAGTGTTTGTATGATTTGGAACGATTTGTGGGCGCGCACATGAACAAGCAAATTGAAGCGTCGTGTAAAAAGAAAAAACAGGCTAAAGAGCGTGCTGAGCGTGATGAAAAGGCTGCACTTAAACGGGTTGAATTGGCGGCCGACCGTATGGTGATGCAAGCAAAAACCGCGCCTCATTGTGCCGATGACGGGCGCTGGTCTACGCTTAATCAGCAGCAGCTTGAAGACATTGACCGCAATAAAGAAATTGTGGACCGCATTTACAAACTGCAGCTTAAGCAAGATTGTTTGTTAAACAATAAAAATGCTTTTTAAATATAATTTTGTATTTTATTTACACTTTAAATAGATAATAAGTATTTTGCTGTTATTGTAGCAACTTTGTAATAAAATTTGCTATAACT